GTCTTCTTCTATATCAGGATGCCGTGCAAAGAAATCTTCGGCACGAATCTCATCGTCAAAGAGAATCATGTCACCACTTACTTCCATTTTATATCCTACATATCTCATTTTGGTTTTCCTTCTTTATAATATCCAAAAAAATTTTTTAGTACGGCGTCAAGGTCATCCCGATGCCTTAACACTAGTGGACCAACGCAGAGGATTTCACTGGTACTGTTTGCCACGCTCACTCAGAGACATTCTAAGACGCTCTAAGACATCTTCGCACCCTATCTAGTGCAGTAAGTGGGAGGGGCGTTCTCATCCCCTCCACGAATGTTCGGACATTACCCTCTGAGACTTTCACATATGCATGATATATTATAGGTAACTCTCAGATGAACCCTTTAATATATAACCATTATACTACAGGATGCAGTCTATGTCTAGTGGAAAACTCTGTCGACTCCCCCAATAACTATAAAATCTATCGCTATCTGTCCGATGATGTCTTCACCACCCCTAGATAGGACACTCGCACACATGTCATCCCAACAGTCATTCACTGCCACCTTGGACATGGCCAGTTGCATCTCTTTACTATTCAGTGGTATCTCCACTCCCATACCTGTTGCAATGTGTACTCCTTTTAACCCATTAACCATGATACTGCTCCTATTAACCCAAATGGTACTCCGAACATGCATAGGAAGGCACAGAACGAACTGTTGCAAAACCATATGTCGAATCTTCTTAGTCTTCTTTGGTTGTTTGTCATCATATGGATACCATAACAAAAAGTGAGACCCATTGTCAACCCCTAGTATATACTCCAATGTATACTCCAATATACATTGTATACCATTAGAAACACATGGAGTGGAGTTGCTATGCATGGTACTCTACTACATATCAGGAGTACCATTAACACATGGACCTTACAGACATGGGGTCCTTCGCCTGTTACCTTCGTCAATTCATCATGGATACATCCTATCAAAAAGTGGGGGTCATTGTCAACCCCTGTCTGCATGGTGCAACACAGCGGTAGTGGGCACTATCCTCTCTCGTGTCCTCTCTTAGGTTCTCTCAGGTTATAAGTAGTCCTGCTTCTCTCTACCACTTCACGGTAAGCGAGTTTATTCGCTACTTCTTCCAGACACATAAATAACAATATAATTACACACTTTAACACACTACTGCACACATTATATTATGAACCTTCTGACACTACTCAATAAAATATTCAAACCCACTAAGAAACAGGCGTTAGCGCATAGAGAGACATCGTTTACCATTATAAGTGGACTCATTACACAAGCACCTATCATCGTATTCATCATGTATTGTATGCGTGAGGTATTCAATGTAACCGATTGGTGGGTACTCAGTATGGTTAACATATCATCTATGACGGTGATATCATACATTCGTTTATACTACACTCGTATGTACTTCAGTGGTAGGTACGATGACATAGAGGAGAGACATGAAAAACACTAATACTTTATTCCCTTGGGATAACTACTATATGGACTGGGATGAGTCTGTAATGGGTCGTCTGATGATGATACCTAACTTCTATTCGGATAGCGAGCTTGAGTATCTACGGACTATGGCGGTGGAGGTCGGTGAAGTATCTTCGGAAGTCTACCCTAATAGACGGATTAGTAAGTTTGACGAATACCCTCCTCAGCACTTAGTGTCTTCGGAAGATTCTTCTAAGGTTGAGATGATGAACGGTGTGGTGACTGATAAGATTGATTGGTTATGGTCAAATTGGGAAGCGTTTTCAGTGTCTTTGGAAAGACCTAATACTCAGTATGTCTTTGATACTTTAGACTTAGAGAAGAGAGCGAACAATGTCCCTGCGTATTGTAATCATCATATGCAGGCATCACCTAAGAATATGCCTCATTACCCTATACACAATGATGGTGGTAAACTTATGACGATACTTGTCCCTATCTATCCCGATGTGAATAATAGTACCATCTTTCATGGTAATAATAAGGTAGACATTGATGGTGGTACTATGATATCATGGGATATTAATACTGCTTACCTCTTTCGTGCAAGTGATTATAGTTATCATTCATATGTCGGAGGTGATACAGATAGGTTTATTATGAATATAAATTTCTTCAACAATTGGTATAAACGCAACGAACCGCCTAAATAGTACCATGGCATACGACTTCTTCCCAAAACAATCCAAAGAGATACTTACTAAGTGCGACAAGTTTCCACCTGGTAATGTAGCAGATATGATTAAACTCCATGAGGCACTCACTAAGAAGTACCCTAAGGTTGATGCACCTATCAATATCGACTTGGGTAAAAAGAATCAAAGTAAAACAGAGGTCAATATCACTCGTGCATTAGAAGGCGCTATCAGTATCAAACAGATACTTAGTCTAGGTGGTATTGATAATCTTAAGTTAAAGTTCGGTAATGGGAGTAGTGGTAATAGGGGTGCTAAGAATCAAGGTAATGCGTTTGAAGAAGAGTTCGCAAAGGACTTAGAGTCATGGTGGGCAGGTGAGAAGGTCGGTGATAAGAACCATCTCCTTGCGATAGAAGACTTGAACAAGACATACGATTTAAAGAGTTCGTCTACATTGAGAATAGAAGTAGTCGGTGGTGAGAATACACCTAGACCTATCAAGTATGGTTCTAGTATTATCCTTGAAAACAAAAAAGGTACTGGTACAGATGTCGGCAAAAATGTCACTGATATTACTCTGACGAAAGATGACGGTAAAGAGGTATACTTATCGTTGAAGTTCGGTCCTACTACAACCTTCTTCAATGTGGGTGTAAGAAAGGTACTCACACCAGACGAAATAGAGTCAGGTGGTATCAACGACAAGAATGGACTCAAACTCTTAAAGATGTTCGGTATTAAACAAGATAAGTTTTGTTTAGTCTTCCAAGGCGATAAGAACACCGCACCAGGTTATAGTAAGAAAGAGGTAGTATCATATGACAAGAGCGCTCTCAACAAACTACTTGAATCAGGCATTGGTCATGGGTATCATATCATACATAAGTTCACTAATGGTAGAGTCTTATCAAAGAAAATGGACAAAGTGTCAATGCAAAAGGCAGCAAGAACAGGAAGAATGAAGTTGTTCTATGGTGGTAAGACTGGTGATGGTAGAAGAATCAACATGGAATGTGAATCACCCACTTACAAGTTCAGTTTAAATATTCGTGATACGCAAGGTAAAGATGGTAAACCTACTCGTATGATGTGCGACTTCAAATATAAGTAAACCAAAAAAAAGGGACATATCGTCCCTTTTCTCAATCAAATCAATGACTTACGGATTAGACACTAGGTACATTTGTGCAAAGTAATCGTCACTGATAGGACCATCTGTCTCATCAAAGAATAACAATGAACATTGTTTAGTCATATCTCTCCAATCGTGAGCGAATGATAAGTACTTCGCATCTTCGTCACCGCCTGTACCACGCCATAGTTCTGGAAATAGTACTCTAACATTCTTCTCATACATCTCATTGAGTTCTTTGTTCTTGTCATGATTACATGAATAGTACTTACCAAGAGTTGCAGGCATCATAGGTAATACAAACTCGGTGTACTCACCCTCTACGAAATGCATGAATGACTCATACTTGTCTAGTGTACCATCGAACATCTTATCAGTTAAGTCTGGATGTTCTGCATAGTTGAACTGAAAGAACTGAGGCATGAATTGAGTATCTTCTGATTCTGTCCAATCTATTGCAAGATTGAGTGTCGCCCAATTGTTCTCAATGATTGACTTTCTGTCTTCTTCATTGATTGTGTATGATGAGTGGTTAGGATTACCTTTGTCTGGTAATGTAGAGAAGATGATACTATGACCTAGATTTCTCCACTTCACTCTTGGATGCATGTACATGATTTTGTCATGTTCACCAAATCTATCGTTTCTAAACAGATTTTTAATTGCATGACTTGGATTATCTGTACTCTCAATAGTAGTGAGTCTCATGCTTGATGGTACATTTGGGTCAGTTTCTTCACTCGCCCACCTTGGTTGAACTGCAAGAAAATCTGATTTCTCATAGTCGGTGAACACATTCAGTACACTAATCTGCATACCCTCATGTACTAGTAGACGGTTTGCGTCCATTGATAATTTTAGTTTGATAACATCCTCTGGTGTGGTAGTAGGGTCGTCTTTCAAACATACTGTAGCAACATTAAATGCCATTTTTCTATCTCCTCATTCGTGCCAAATCTTTGGCGTATTGTTTATCTTCTTCAAAAACTGGTACTAGGTTAGACTTATGCATAACACCAATACCAATTAGTTTCCTTTCACCCGAGTATATAGGATTCTCTCTGCGTGGTGTTGGATTACCGACACATAGATTGTCACTTACATACGAAGGATATTCTTGTTTAATCACTTCAGACATCACTTGGTCATATTGAACTTGTTGTCTTGCGATTAACTCATTGTATTTAGTAGTTTTGTATTTGGTACTAAATGCTTTAGTCTTACGGCGTTTACCGTGAGGACCATACTTAATACTATTACCTAAATTCAAAACTGCCATGTACAACCATTATAATATATTATGCATCAATGCACAAGTGGTTTTATATAATACTTACCCAACCTGTGATTACATACTTCACATTCGATAGAGGTGGATTACCTCTATGTATATGTGTCCACCCAGCGGGCCAACACACAAATCTATTAAACTTTGGGGCGATTCTCTTTGACTGATACAAAAACTCTGTCTCACCGCCCTCATCTACATCATTGAGATACACCATAAATGCAAGTGCTGTTCTTATATTCTCTAGTTGATTGTTATACTCACAATGCCATGAATGATAACCTTCTGTTGGTCTTGTCTTCTGCATCTTCAACTGACTGACAAATAAATCTTTAACCATTCCCGAACCAATGAGTGGATACTCTTCACCCCATTTGGGTATGATTTCATGTTGCACCACATCACCCAACTCTCTAAGGGGTGGATTAATCATTGTGTCCATCATACTCCAGTATACTGAAGTGTCTTCACCTGTCCATTTACTTGCATTTCTAGCACCATCAGCGACTCTAGTCTTTGTTAGACCATGTTCTTCTGCATTATCGAACACCTTAATTAGGTCATCTATCAAAGTTGGGTCAAAACAGTCATCGATTGTTTTGATATGGTCGCCATGGTCTTTCCAACCACTTTCATTATATTTCTGTTCGGTCACTTAAAATCCTTCGTTTCTTGGTCTATTCTCACAATGCCAGTCATGACTGCAATATGCATCACACCAGACATGTTCAACATGACCGTTATTCATCGGTGAGTGGTACTTCACTTCCTGTAGTTTCAGTAGTTTCTGACACTGACTGCATTTCGCTGTCGGTACTGTCGTTGTTCTCTGATTCATTGTTCTCTTCCTCTCCTCTCATAGAGTCTTCATCTCTTCCGAACCATACAAGTAGAACATATCTGTCACCCTCATAGATTGGTTCTACACCATGCCACATTTGTGTTGAGTTGTTAAAGAATGTAGCAGTACCCTCGTTCTTTGCAATATAGTTTCCATCTACGATTAATCTACCGCCCTTATATCCATCATTCAATTGTAGTATCATAGTACCAAAGTCGGTGTCTTCTGCAACATCTTTGTGAAATGGGAACATCGCATCTTGAGCATAGTGTACAATTTGCATATATGTTATTGTGTCGAAGTCTGGATGGTCTGGTATTAAATGTTCGAACACTTCTAAACATGCATCAAACTCTCTTGTACCTGGTGAACATGTCAAGTGTGTCTTGTTCATGTCTGCAACATACTTGTAAGATAGATTGTGGTCTTGTACTTTCTGACTAGGAATTATCTCACTAGAATCTGGATTGTATTCTGCACCATCATCAAGAGGAGTACTATGAAACACATTCATTATGTGTTCGCACCCTAATGGATTGATTATGTTTGGTAGAATTGTAATAAAGTCTGTATTGCGTTCTATTTCGAACTGTTCACCAGTGTACTTGTCTTCTACTATTTCTTTGTTGTTCTGTTCATCTGAATCACCTAAGTTGGTGTCGGTATATGAACCCATGTTAATTGCCATTGTTATCTCCTAATTTGGGTGGAAGAAAGTCACTTGTGTGAATCTCCAGTTGTCGATGTATTTATCATAATTGTCAATCCAAGCACCGTGCATATAATTACCTGGAAATATAACACATCTATTGAACTTCGCCTTAATCATAGTTCGAATGTTGAATCTCTCTTCTACAGGATATAACACATTCATGTTCTCGTCATTAGTAATCCATTCGCCATCATAAACTGCTGTACCACCATCTTCTTCTTTGTCAAGATAGACTAACATGTTGAGTGTAGCACAATTGTCTGGTATATCTAATTTACTATCGATATGTGGATAGTGTTGAAATCTTGAATTGGTAATGTCACCAGTTTTAAAACAGTTGAACTCATATAGTCGTGACCAGTTGTAGTCACCTTTGTGCCAGTATCTACGACATACATCTAATATTCTTTGATGTTCTGTTTCATAAATTCTTGTAGGGTGACCGACCTTGTCAACTATTCTACAGTCGTAATAGTCTACACCATTTCGTGTTGGTGATTCAGGATTATATTTCCACATTGGGTAATCTCTGTTAATCAAGTGTTGATACAAATCTTCGGCGTTCTCATAGAAGTCGTCTATAGTCAAACAAAAACCATCAAACTTTGCATCTGCAAATGAACCTTTCATTTTGTATAGTTCATCTAGTATAATTGGTTTACTCATTAGTTAAAACTCCATAATCAAATGGGTCACCATGATGATATGACCCTAAATCTTCTGCATGTTGTAAATTGAAAGAGATTGATATTCTTTCGTAATCTTTAATCTCACCTATTAATCCTTTTCCTCGTGACCTACCCTGTGGTACTGCATGGGTCAAGTACGAGGGCCATAGTAAGAAGTCACCAGTTTCAGCATAAAATGCCATTTCTGTCTGACCACCTGGCGTACCTTGAAATGTATATTGACCATCTTCGTGTTGACCATCACTGGCGCCATGACCAAAAAGAGAACTCATGTTAGGATTATAAAAGGTAATTGGTTCTGAATTAGAATCTGTAGAGACATAGTAAGTACCAGATAGTCTGGACTTGACATGATTATGAACTGAATGGGAGTGTGGTTCATTATATACATTCACCCATGCAAATAGGTGTATGTCATGTCGAGATATTCCAGTCACATCGAAATGCCACATTTTACGGATGAATTCGATGTAAGTATCTTTCATCTGATTTGCGAAGTCGTTGTACCATGGTTGGTTATGTGTCTCTTCTCTCAAATCGTTCTCGAAGTAGGTTGTGTATTCTGTTTCTGTATTACCCTTTGGTATTCTACCTACTACATCTCTACAGTGTTCTGCGACAATTTCATGATTGAGGTTTGCCTTACCTTGAAACATGGGTGTAGAGAAAGTCTGTTTATACTCTCCTCTACACGGTCCATATGTGTTCTTTAATGTATTAGTCTTTATTGGTCTCATTAACTTTCGCTTCAGTCTTTGTAGTGACTTCTCTATAATATATTACGACTTCACCAATTTGTTTGATGTATCGTTTTAGTTCTTGCATGTCTTCTGCCATGACCTTGTAATCGCCAACTGATGTTGCGACAAATAACACCTCACCATTGTTCTGGTCTTTCATCTCATCTAAGAATCTGTCGAGATATGTATATCCCTCTGGCCAGTCTGGATTGTCTCTTTGCGACAACTCACATGTTTTTGGTCGTTTAAGTTGTTCTACACCTTTATCATCAAACCTCTTAGGTTCAAATGATAATGTTCTTTTACATGGATTTACTATTCGTGCCTCAGATACTACAAACCATTTGGGTGCAGTCAATTCTACTGGTCGTGGTAAATCAGGTTGCATGATTTCTATCTCTAGGGGTTTACTGACTATCTCTACCTTTCGTTCAGGTAGTAGTGAACAACTACTCAGGAGTATTATCAGCGCCGATATTGTAAAGTTTCTCTGTATCATCTTCTAGTCCCTCCATAACTTGTTCACTTGCATTATTGAATCTTAGTTCAATCATGCCAGGTTTCTTTAGTGCGAGTACATCTAGGTTATGTCGTGCAAATATTGATAGATACTCTGCCTTCTCTTTCTCTATCTCTGCATTTTGTCTTGACATGTTTAACAATGCCTTACCTTGTTTCTCGTAAGACTCTTTCATTGCGGTCATTGCCGCCTTCTGTTCTTCTACTGCATACTCTAACTTAGCGTTATTGTCTTTCAGTGTGATATTCTCATTGTAGAGATAATAACCACCAAGACCAAGTACGAGTATAATACCAATAAATAACTGATTCATATTTTTCCCCTAATTCAAGGTGCTAAAGACATAAAGAGGGTTGCGCCTAACATAGAACCCATTAGTAAATAGAACATATCTCGAAGGTTTCTGTTCTTAATGTTTCTCATTATAGTATCTCTCCTCTTGCTAAAAGCAAAACTATTCCTATTTTCATATTTTTCTCCCTATAGTATAACTATGAGTAATGCACCTAACAACAAGAACAAAAACAATAAGTCTTCGCTACTCGGTCTCTTGTACATACTCATATTCGTAATCTTCGATTATAAAATTCAGCCCACCTGAACTTCTGTATTCAATTACTTTTCCTTCTTCATCTCTAAACTTGAGATGTTTTTCTTTCTGTACGATAATTTTCTTAGCGATAAATTGTCTATCGTCTGAATCACCATACACACTATTGAATGAGACTGTAATTAGATATCTAGTGACAAACATCGACTTGATGCGTTCATAGATAAATTTACAACCTTGTGCAATAACTCTTAAAACTTTCTTTAATCTGTTCATACCAGTATTTAGTCGTTATTTCTTAACAACTTTAACTGTTGTATGGTATCTCTTGCACTGACATGAACAATACCAATACCACCTGCATCCTTCCATGCATCAATGTTCTTCTGTCTGTCGTCAATCAACACACTACCCTCATAGGCGTATGCCGCCTTCTGAGTACCAGTGAAGGTACAAGTGACTGGCACTGTAGGGTCAACATATCTCTTAATCCATTCGTTCTTGTCATGCACTACTAGATGTCTGTTTACCTCACCGGCGGCAGTCAATATCTCCCACGGTACTTCACAATGTCTAACATATGCGAGTAAGTCGTACATATCGACCATTGGGGGTAAGTTTGCGAATAATCTTTTGTTTGTTAGTTCTTCTTTTCTATCGTCATATGTAGAATGTCCTTCTGCATCATTCGTAAGTGGTTCACCCAAATACTGAGGCATTTCTACACCTCTCAAGAAGTCTGCAAGAACTCCGTCCATATCAATAAAAACTCTTTTTACTTTTCCTTTCATCATGGTAGGATTATAACCGTTTCCTGTGGTCATTGTCAAGTGTTTTCTCAAGTAAATACGCCTCATTTTCGTCTATTTCTTCACCCTTTAGTACCTGTCTGACATGCACCATTTCGTGTGCGAGTGTGATATATCTCTCTTTGTTGAGTTTAACAAATATGTTTATGTGGATGTGATTGTCTAGTTCTCGTGGGTGTTCGATTAACCCCTGTTGCGTGAATGATGGTGGTAATCGTTTTATATTGATAATCGCTGGCATATCACTGATACCCAGCGTGTTCGCATACTCTACTGCCTTGTCTAACAATAGATTATTCTTGCAGTAAATCTCCATTATCTAGTTTTCTTTCGCCTATTGTTTCATTCCAAAAGTTGTCTATTGACTTTTTCTTACCATCTAGTTCTACATGGGGTAAAGTCTTATCGGTCTTATAGAAGTCTAACCCCAATACATACACCCTCACCTCGAACTCTTCTCGGTTCAATGAATTACAGATATGTTTCAATCTCAAATCCATTGCATTCCAATCTCGTTCTCTCTGTAGATAAAGGTGTACAGTTCTCATTTGTTGTTATGCCACTCAAGTAGTTCTGTATACCCACCAATAGATTCTTCGTTCACTTTAATCTGAGGAAATGTTCTTGCAGTTGGAAATGTATTCATCATCTCTTCTCTGTCAAAATCTGTACCTAGTGATTTGTATACAAAGTCATACCCTTGTTGTTCACATAATTTTTTCGCCATATCACAATATGGGCATTGTGTTTTTCCATATATTTCTATCATAGTATATAATCCTTTCTTGTTGACTTTGCAGTGTACATCTTACCAGTCTTTCTACCATAGTAAGGTTCTTTCTCTACACCCTTGGTGCCTTCATCAAAGAATATAAATGTGACTAGTGATACTAGGGCGAACCATATTATCATGATTATTATTACTGCATCCATTATAATGTAAAATTGTCAAATGTGTTATCATCGACATCTTGTTTAATACCACCAATGACATAAGATTCAATCTCTGTCTCTTGGGGTGCGTTTTGTAATCCTCTACTGTTAAACCAATGTTGTGTCCATGGTAAAGGGTTGTTAGTTGAAGAGACATTGAATATTGGGTCTAAACCAATCGCTCTAAGTCTCTTATTACAAATGTATTCTATGTAATTACCAAGTAATGGTATTGATAAACCAATCATAGAACCCTCTCTGAACAAGAACTCTGCCCATTCTTTCTCTTGGGCGACTGCATCTTCATACATTGTGTACACTTCTGATTCACAATCTTTCATAACTTTATGCATGAGTGTGTCGTTTTCTTGATTCTTATAACATTTAAGTATGTGTTGAGTAATTGCAAGGTGTTGTGCTTCATCTCTGGAAATGAATGAGATAATCTTTGCACTGCCTTCCATGAGTTTGAGTTCACCAAATGCAAAACTACAGGCGAATGATACAAAGAATCTTACACCCTCTAGTATGTTGACTGATATCAATGCGAGATACAATGCCTTATACAGGTCATAGTCATCTACTTTTAGACCTAACAATCTTCTACGACCAAGTTCAATGAAGTGGTCATACTTCTCTGTTACCATCTCTGCCCTCTTAACGATTGCAGGTTCATCTATAATCGTATCAAATATATCACTAGGGTCACTATAGATGTTCTTTATAATGTGAGTATAACTTCTACTATGAATAGTCTCCATGAAGTCCCATGTGATAATACACGACTCAAGTTCAGGTATAGTGACAAACGGTAAAAATGCTATGGATGGCGCTCTGCCTTGAACTGAGTCAAGTAAAGTTTGATATCTTAAGTTAGATGTGAATATATGTTTTTGTGCATCTGTTAGTTGTTGGTAATCACTTCTATCTTTCTGTAGTGATACTTCTTCTGGTCTCCAGAAGAATCCTAATTGTGTCTGAGTGAGTTTATCAAATATCGGATACTTGAACTCATCGAATCTTTGTGTGTTTAATTCTTCGCCAAAGAATATCTTGTTCTTTGTGAAGTCAATGTTTTTCTTATTAAAAACTGTCATTATTTCTTACTCTCTATTTCTTCTAAATCATCATAGTAATTTACGAATTGCCCATAATCTGTGGCATAGTATTTATCATTAAAGATTTTTGATTGTTCACCATATGTGTCATTGTCATTTGACCATCTATGTTCTCTACCATCTAGGTCTAATGATGTCTTAGGGTGTCTTTCATCGCCATGATGAAAGTCTGGTATAAGTTGCATCATAGAATTTGAATTCACAAAATGAGAAAACACATGATAACTATAATCACCTAAGAATTCATCTCTCCAATGTGGTATGTTAGGACCTTGATACAATAATATATCACCAGGTTCTAAGTCAACTGCAATACAATTATTCTTTAGTCTGTCTCTATGATTAAAATCTTGTGATTCATTCTTAACTTGTTCTGCATCTACACCTGCATAGTTATTATCATTTCTTAACCATATTGTCCATGGTGTGTTGTCATCTGTTTTGTAATCTAAACATAATGTTGCACTGACCTCGCATGAAGGTCTATCAGTGTGCGAACCAAGATAGGCACCTCTAACATACTTTCTGGTGAATGAATATGTCTCTTCTAAATTCATGTCAAAACAGTCTTTTAGTTTCTCATGTATGTAATGAGACAATGCATTACCCCATGGCGAACAATACTTTCCAGAACTCGTTCCCCTAGATGATTGGGGGTTCTTATATGTAATGTCATGTGTTTCTAATGTGGTTGCAGTATCGGTGTATTCTGCTGATTTCCACACATCCATCGCAAAGGTAATCATGTGTTGTGGTAAGAAGTCTCTGACAACAACATATTTGTTCTTCATAAACTGCCATGTCATTGGGTTTGTTTTACCCCTAAGTGTAGCAGATTGTTGGTCTTTCCACCTAGCGATATTCTCGTCTACACACTTATATTCTATAGTTTTTTCATCAAATGGCACAGGCATCGCAGGCGTCATCTCCTTCTTCAATTTGTGATGGTGCAAGTTCATCTTGTACAACATCTTCGACTTTACCATCCATAGTATTCTGGTAGTAAGAAGTCTTCCATCCATATTTATAGGTGTTCAATAAGTCTTTCGCCATTACTGACACAGGTACTTCATTGTTAGGGTATTGTTCTGGATTATATGACCAGTTACCACTAATACCTTGGTCAAAGAACTTCTGCATCACTGCAACTACATTGATATAACCAGTGTTGTCTGGCATATCCCATAGCAATGTGTATGCACTCTTGAGAGTAGAATACTGAGGCACTATCTGTTTCAATGTACCTTTCTTACTCTTCTTAACTGAGAGATGGTCTCTAGGTGGTTCAATACCATTAGTTGCATTACATACAACTGAAGACGATTCACTTGGCATTTGTGCTGTAAGTGTTGAGTGTCTTAAACCATGAGTCAATATCTCTGCCCTTAAATATTCCCAATCTCTAGTATATACTGGTTTCACAATTGAGTCAACATCTTTTTTGTATGTGTCAATTGGTAATAAACCTTGTGCATACTTAGTTCTGTCGAAGTAGTCACATTTACCCTTTTCTTTTGCAAGTTGATTTGATGCCCTTAGTAAGTAGTATTGAAATCTCTCAGTCAAGTCATGAACTAGTTGCCATGCCTCTGGATCCGAATACTTGACTCTATGTTTTGCAAGATAATGTGCAAGACCAATGTACCCTATACCAAGACTTCTTCTTGCGAGTGTCGACATCTCTGCCGCCTTTACAGGATACTCTTGGTAATCAATCAGTTCTTCTAAACCCCTCACTGCAAGTTCACATATGTCTTGTAGTTCATCATCTTTAACTACACCCACATTGACAGCACTCAATATACAAAGTGCAATCTCACCCCCATGGTCATCAATGTGGTCTATTGGGTCTGTTGGTAATGTTATTTCTTGACATAGATTACTCATGTTTATTTTATCAGTAAATGAACTATGAGTATTACAGTGGTCAATGTTCATAATATAGATTCTGCCAGTCTCCGCTCTTTCTTTTAATAAATCTGTAATCAATTCTCTTGCACCAACTTTTCTTTTAGGTACTGAAGTCGCTCTCTCATACTTCTCATAGAGTTCATCAAACTCTGGTGTGCCAAATGCCTCATATAAACCTGGCACATCATGTGGGGAAAATAATGTAATATCTTCATTTGCAAGGAATCTTTTGTAGAATAATTCTGACAACTGAATAGAGTAATCTAGTTTTCGTACTCTGTTATCTTCTGTACCCTTGTTGTTCTTTAAGACTATAATGTCTTCTATCTCTTGGTGCCAGATAGGGAAATGAACTGTAGCAGAACCCCCTCTTACACCATTCTGAGTACAACATCTTACTGTTGATTCGAATTTCTTTAAGAATGGAATGACACCAGTATGTTGTACTTCACCCCCTCTTATCTTTGCACCTAAACCTCTGATACGACCTGCATTGATACCAATACCTGCCCTTTGTGCAACATATCGACCAATCGCCATATCAGATGCAAATAATGAGTCTAGTGAATCATCTGTATCGACCAGAACACATGATGCAAACTGTTTCAATGGTGTTCTAACACCTGCCATGACTGGCGTTGGTATATTAATCTTAAACATACTCACTGCATCATAGTATCTACGAACATATAGTAATCTATCGTCTGATTCATAGTCTTGAAACAATGTCATTGCAATCAACATGTACATGAACTGAGGCGTTTCAAATAGTGTACCTGTTGACCTATCTTGAACCAAATACTTATCTACGACTTGTTGTAGACCTGCATATGTAAAGTCAAAGTCTCTACTATGTCTTAGATATGAATTGAGTTTCTTTAGTTCTTTGTCTGAGTATTTCGCTACTAGGTCTTTCGTGTATAGACCTTTGTCTATGTTTCTCTCAATCAAGTCTTGTAGGGGTGGATAAATCTCTGAGTCTTTCCACTTAGTATTGAATACTTGTTTCTGAATACCAAACAATAACAGTCTGGCAGCAACGAATTGGTAGTTAGGATTCTCTAGTGATATCAAATCACTTGCACTCTTCACTAGAATCTTTTGAATCTCTTTTGTGGTGATACCATCAAAGAATTGTAGACCACTATTCATCTCTACTGAAGATTCAGAAACACCATTGATGCCTCTGCAAGACTTCTCTACCATTACATGTATCTTATCTAAATCAATAATTGATTTTGTGCCGTCACTCTTTATAACATTTATTTCTGCGTTCATATTTTCTTATACTCCATCAATTGTAATTTTGCTGAGAGACCGTAAACTGTATTACGATTGATGATTTCGATAATCTCACTTTCACTCAAACCTTTAATAATCATATCATTTATGTCTTTGCAATCTTCTATTCTTCTATCGTTCCAGATACACACCTTATACCCGAGGTCAATGACCTCTTCTATCTTTTTGATTATCTCGGCGTTTCTTGGTTCGTTATCATATATTAGTATTGCGTTATCTTTTATATCATCTTGTATCTTTTTAAAATCACTACCCGCTACTGCGATACTATTCGGTAGGAATAGACTATCTATGGGTCCCTCTGTGACATAGATTGTCTTAGTCTTGTCCACTTTATTAAGATTGAAGATGAGCGGCACATCATCTCTGAATCTCATGGTCATGTATCTCAATGGTGAGTCGTTAATAGCACGACCTGATACACCAATCAATTCACCACTCTCGTCATAGAATGGCAATATTATTCTTGGGTCTTTACCCAATACTCTATCTCTATACTTATCTGACAACATACTAAGAGTTTGTGCCGATGATACGAACCATAAATCAGTCATTGAAGATTCTGGTATTTTTCTATCTAAGAGATAGTTCTTTGCGATTGCCTTTTCGAGAACAGGAAAGGCGATTGCCTTGAGACTGTTTTCTTTTTCAACCACAGTTTTATTTAGATTATCTGTTCGTGGGGTGAACTTAAAAGCGTTCGCCGATGGCATTTTTCTTTTAGGTTTCATACCTTTTTCTGATAGAAATTCTTTCAGATATTCTTTGTGAACTGATGGCCAATGGTCTTTGATAAAGTTTATCGAAGATGTTGACTTACCACAATTATGGCATTTGAAGATGAATGATTGTTCTTTGACGAAGTGAAACCCTCGTGCCTTATATACATTCTTTTGCGAATCACCACAGTAATTGCACCTGTGATTCATCGTATTCTCGTTTGTCCATTTGGCACGGTCTAAGTAGACCATGACCATCGACAAGTATTTTCGCTCTAACCATAACATTACTACTTATTATACAGTAATTATGGTCAAAATACTAGTCGGTTTTATTGATTTTGGGAACTTTCTTTTTGGGTACTTGAATGACATATCTGTTCTCAACTACCTTTGGTTTATCTTTCTCAATCTTTCTTGCAATAAGACTTGTTGATGTTATCAATAGTAAAATCGCAAGTGGGTCAAACACAAAGATGAGTGCAAAAATCACCCACCTAACAGCGTTGTCAAGGTACTTGACACTCTCTTCCTGACCATATATCACTTCTGCAACATACTTAATCGGACCAATCTCACCCTCTTGCATGAGTTGTTCCCTTTTGAGAGGCATCAATTCTTCATTGTACTTGACTACTTGTTCAATTATAACATTCATATCTTGTGCAATCAAGTCCCTTTCTTCTTTTTGTCTACGGTCAATGTAGTTACGGTCTTTGGGTTGTGCAGTACTAATAACTAAATCTAATCCCTCTAGTCGTGTTTCTAGTCTCTCTAGTTTACCCTCTTCACCCTCTATTCTCTTCTCTATGATTGACATCTCAAGTGAAAACGAATCACCCTTAAGTGTCTGTTCTATGTTCGCCTTTGATAAGAACCCAAAGATACCCAATGATGTAATTAACATCAATATGAAAACTGATAGGGTTAGATAATACTTCATGTAATTGAGTCTTTCCCAAAATAGATGTAGATAGGCGGCAGTGACTATTTTACCAAACTCTAATACACCAGTCATAATGACAACTGATAACCATGCACCTGCAAATATAGTTGCAAGACCAAGAACTGAGAAATAGGCGGCGATACCTGCAATTACAAGAGAGGTACCTAGAGCCAAATAGTTTAAGAATTTTTCCATAATTTACTTAGAGTATCTTTTTAAAAGACCGAAAATCTTCTTAGAATCTTCTTTGTTCTTTTTGAGATACTTGTTTCTACTTCTTACTAAAGGTGTGTCTGTTGATACAGCACTACCTGTAGCGTTCACTGGCGCATCTTCTTTTAAGTCATCTTTAAGATACTTTGCCATTTCATCTGCAAGTTGTATACCTGCGTTATAATCTGTTGGGTAATGCAACCCAGCTCGAACTCTTCCATATGCACATATATCAGCGGCATCTCTAAGATTACCCTCATGTTCTGGATATTTCTCTGCATAGAAGTTTGCAACCAGATATGGTTGCATTGAATGACCTGATGGATATGAAGGAGAGTTTGCAGTTCCTGTTTTCCATTTTTTAAGTTTCATATTAAGTGCTTCTGCAACTTGATATGGTCTAGGTCTGTTGAATGAATTTTTAAAGTGTCTGATTACTGGTGTACATTGGTCTACGATGTAATCCATATACTCTTCATCAAACTCTAAGTCTGAGTCTTCCATGTATTCTTTGATGTAATAACATGGGTCATCGGCACAATTGATGTACTTCTTTTTGATTTCATCTGTTGCGTTGTTCGACTCTTTGATGACTGTTTCTAATTCTGACTTAGTTGTTTTAGAACTATTTGTGGGTGGGGGCATCATTTCTATTTCTGACCAACCATCTTCAAATATCTCTACTTTGTGATATTTGGGTTTCTTTAGTTTCTCAAATACATTGAATTGAAGTTTATCTATGTTCGATGGATTCATCAATGACTCTGTTGTTAGACCAAGTTTCTTGTCAACTTTTCTCAGTACATCACCAGTTGATGACCTCATCTTATCTGCCCAATCGACCATTTTCTTTTTAATCTCAGCGCCTTTCTTTGTATCACCTGCACTGACTAAACCTGAATATGTTAATGCCATTGCAAGACCAACAGGACCACCCATCCATATAGGTAGACCACCTGTTGCCATACCAGCACTCAATAAACCAATACCTTTGATACCATCTGGCGTTGCAATCAAGTCTGCGAACCCAGCGTTACCTGCAAAGGCGGCAGGTATAATAGTCAAGTCAAAATCAGATTCTATATCACCCGAGAATGACATTCTTAACCATTGTGCAATTGCGAGACTAGATACACCAACAGCACTCATAGTTGCGAGTACTTTGTTTTTCTGCATGAACTCATCTGTTTTAATTAGACCCTTTTCTAACTGTTGGAATGCCTTAGTGTCATGTATAGCGGCACCCCCTACTGTAAGAGTCTTACCCACCGTTCTAAGTGAACCCATTATGGTCTTAGATGTTGCAGTTATTGAACCACCAATCGCCTTGACTGTATTGTATACTGAAGGTTCTTTAAATGCCTTACCAATCGTTGCGATATCTAAACCTATTGCATCTTTTAATTCACCAATGTGTTGTTTTAAGTCTGCAACTTGAGTTGGTAATGAACCACCAACATCGTTCTTAGGTTTCTCAGAAGGTGTGGCGTCCTTGTCGGGATTTGTCTTCGCTACATTCCCCTTCGGAGATTTTTTATCCGGTGCCGGTCTCGTATCACCTTGGTCGCCCCTTTTGGGCATTGATTGTAGTTTTCTTTTGAGTTCTTTTGCCTTGTCTGAATCTGGATGTGACTTGAGATAGTCTTGTTGTTTATCTGTAGACATGTCGAAGAACCATGCATCTTTCTTCTTGTCTTCTTCAACTAGAAGTTCTTCACATATGGAGTCTATTGCATCACAATATTGTTTGTAGTCTTCATCAATATGATATAGTACTTCGTTAATATACATCTTCTGCGGTAAACAGGACTCTATCTTCCCCTATGTACCCCTCATATATTAGTACACCATAACCTATACTATGTTCTGCAACATTGGTGACTGTTGATTTTTCTGGATATATTTTGATTTCTTCATTCTCATCAAAGTTCTGTTTGATTTGAGTTCTTAGATGATAATCAGAACCATGCATTTTTAGAGAACATAGTTTACCAATGTCTTGTGCCTCTTCAATCATCTCTGGTTGAAATGCATCTTCGTCTTTCAGTAATCTATAGAAGTCTTCATACAACTGGTCTGCCTGTTCTGAATCTAAGTTAGTATGTTCTTTGAGTAAACCAAGTGCGACTGCATATGATGCCAATTGTGACTTACCACCAGGCACTTTTCTAATTAGTTTCTTTAGATTGAATACAAGTCTATGTAAAGGTGTGAGAGAGTTCTTCTCTTCTTTTGTTTTTGGATTGTTCGCAAGTTTTTGATTCTTATTTTCTGGGTCTGTTATGAACTTGATTCTTACGCCGTTCTGGTCAATGAACCCAAACTTATAGGCAGGTGTCTTCTCAAAAGGTGTTGTCAACATCTTAAGAACCCTGAATACGATTAAACTGTCTATTACTCTTCCGACCATATATCTATTTATGCAATCTGAATGACTACAATTCTCTTAATCTATCTGCAAGTTTGTCATCTATAGGGTAGTTTATCAACCAACCCTCTTGTATGAGTTCAAGATATAACAACATAGTCTTTATAGATGACCAATGTTCTTCTTCTTTAATCTTAAACTGCAACATTCTCATACATGCCTCAAATCCAAACACATTGAATAAACATATCATATGATTCAACATGAGGCGTTCTCTTAATTCACCATTCTCATGGTAACGATGAAGTAGTCGTTTTAGATATCTAAACCTACGCAAGTCTTCATTAAAGTCCTCAATGTCTTCACATTGGGGGTCATCATAATGCTTATGTGCGTATGCGTTAAAGTTTTTTGCTGTGATTTTGTCAAATAGACCCATAATATAATTGTTTAGTTGTTGTGTCTACTAGTATTTAGTAGACTCAACTAAAGAAGTTTAAACGATTGAACCGTAAACTTTGAATGAACCAGTTTCTAACTGTTCATATTTAACTTTGAGAGAAATGTTTCTTTCTTCTTTCTCAACTTCGTCAAAAGGTGTATCTACTGATTTACCATACACCCCACCAAATTGAGTAAACTCTAAGTTTAATTCGCCTGAACCTGAGAACTCTTCATCTTGTACTACGCCATGTCCTTCTACTTGAACTTTCTTATGTAGACCCATTTGAGAGAGTTTTGATTCCATTTGTTGAATAGCGGCGAGAGGATTCATAAACTCTGACACTGCAACATGACCCAAAACTGCATTAAGTTTGTTCTTAACTGCCTGTGAATCTATGTCATAAGGTACTGTTGAGTCTAAACCAAAGTCCCCACCTAAATTTTCAATTAAATATTCGTTAAATGATTTCATAATTTTATCCTTGTATTGCAACACCAACACCTTTAACTTCGGCGTTGGCGGCAAAGATTTCATCAGAGGCGTCTTTTGATACGACCTCTGATGTATTTGCTTTTAAAGTGAATGTTCCAATTAAAGCATTAGCACTAGTCTCGATTGACACTAACCTATCTGTTGCGCCTGTGTTGACTAATCTTACGGCAGTTGTACTGCCAAAATTTGACCCATTAGATGTGGAAGTTCCACATGCGGTCTCTGTTCCTAATACTTTAATTTTCATAATTATTCTCTTATGCAGCTACTGTAATTGTACCAGCAGCAGTACCAATTCCTGCGACATTGGTAATAGTTGAGTTTGTAGAAGTACCGTTATCTTTTACAGTACCACTGTTTAGAGCCATCGCATTTGCACCAATACTTAGAACATCACCTGCATTTGTAGCAGCGTTAGCAGCACCAATTACAAGACTGAATACTAGTTCGTTAGAACCTGTACCACTTGCGTATGATAATGTGTGATTTGTTCTTTGGTCATTTACAACTGTAAGTTGTGGTGTGCCTGTGACTGCAACTGCCTCGTTAAATCTGACTCGTACAGATAATGTACCACCCTCTGATTTATCAAATGCTGTTGAAATAAACTCTATATCTGTAATATCAGCAGAACCAATTGAAACTGCAAGTCCACTTACTGCACATAAGACTTCATCTGTTGCGCCACTTTTAGGGTTTTCAAATCTCCAACCACTAGCGTCAGCGTAAACTTTTTTCTTATCTGCATCGGTTAACCACTTAGGTTTCGATTCGTCTGCATCTGAAATTCCCCATAATGCCATTTTATTCTCCTATTTCGCAACCTTTAAGATTGCATTAAATGTTTTACTAAAAGTATTTTTGTCTTTTTGTAATAGTTGTAAGTATTTAGTTCGAATTGGTGCTCGAACCTTCATTAAAGTGTCATGAACTTTGACTGCATCTGCATTTTTGACCTTAATTTTTTTCATATCATCTGTTCTAACTTCACCATCTTTGGTTCCATCTTTGAATTTACGAAGTTGTATTAACATCGTTGCATCTGGTCTATTCTGTACACCAGTTGCCTTTGATTGCATTGCATCCATGGCACGATTGAAGACTTCATCCTCTTCTGCCTCTGCATACTTGCCTTTTGCCATTGTTGATATCTTCAACAACTTTGCTCTTAAATCTTTCTCATTCTTAGATTGTGCAACAGCACGAGCAATTTTTTTATTACCTGCATCTGACATCATACCAAAGTCAGCAATCTTTTCCATTACTTGTTTGACATTTGATGATGCCTCAATTGCATCTGTAATATGTTTTTTGTAGTTAAGTCTCTTTAACTTTTCTTTAAACATTTTTGTTCTGGCGTCTACTTTTTCCATTACTCTTCTAAGTCCACTTTACCATCCCATTTACCTTGTTCAATTTCTCGAATCATATCATAACATGTTTTTTCAACTAGTAGTAGACCTTTAAATATTTTAGATGGGCCTTCTGCACGATTGTTCCATTGAAACTTCTCGTGGTCTTTGTTAATCTTTTCAATAGCCTTTAAAATCTTTTTATAACCATTGATTTCTGATTTTCTATCGAACTCTGAACCCTTTTTCTCAGCAGGACTTTTCCCATGAAAGTTTATTCTTTCAATGAGTTCTTCTTTGCCATCATTGTGTTCTTTAATTACTTGTACTAGACTTTTATATGTCATATTACTTCTCGTCAAAGTGTGATACTGTTGAAGGATCACCATATGATGATTTACCTCTTGCAACTGAGTCGAAGTCTCTGAGTTTCTTCTTAGTGCCACTCATAACAACTAATGTATCTTGTTTGTTAGTATTCATGGTGACTTTTAGACCCATCAACTTTCCTGACTGTTCGAACTTTTTCTTTTCAGCAGGATGCATTTTCTTAACTCTGTAAGTAATCATCTCTTCTTGTAAGTCTTCTTCCCATATATTTCTATATGTGTCCATAATAGACTGTCTTGCACCTTGTTGTGCCTCTTCTACTGAATCAGTCATGTATCCAGCGAACTTACCTTTCTGGATGGTGTTCTTCTTAATGATGTTAGATAGTTTATCTTTCTTCTGAAGAAGTTTCTTTGCCTTCATTCTGTCGTGGTACATAAATGTATATGTTTTACCATCTTTCTCATCTTTAACTGAGTAACCAGTAGCAGTCATCTTAGTGACTTTACCTTGTCTCTTATTACCTTGTTTAGGTTCATAGAAATCTACACCTGTACCAGTTTTGATATCTTTCTTACCCTCTGCACCCATACCATGTTGTGCGAGTTTTCTGTAGTTCTCTGTTAAATCTGTTTCTTCTTTAACTACTGCTTGACTCCAACCACCACCGTGGTCTTCTGCGGTCTTTAGTTTACTTAATGATACATATAAAGGTTGCAAGTCTTTGCCGTCTTTATAATCAGATGTTTTACTGTAAGTACTGTCAATCATAAGACCGACTTTGTATGCACTTGAACCCTCTTCAGGTGTTGAGTAAACTGGTTTCTGTTTGATTTTGTTTGTTCTGCAATATGTATCAATCATCTTCTTTGCAGTTTCAAAATCTTTCTTATTTTCTGGTGAAGTGATTCTGTCTCCTTTACCACCTCTAAACTGAATGTAGAAGTCTACACATCTAGGATACTGGTTGTCATTGTAAGGTTTGAAACCCTCTTCTACAGATTCTACTGGTACTTCTTTGTACCCTTGTCTTTTATAATCAGCAATCTTCTTCTCGTTGCCCTTTTTTGCCATACTGACACCATGTGTGCCTTTAGAATCAGTCTTTCTTAATTTTACAAAGAGGTGTCTTTTATTTTTGGGTGTAGCAAATTGTTTAACTAAGTCATCTCTACCATAGAATGAACCCTCATCTAAATTGTTAAGGTCATCTCTGAATGTCTCTTCGTTTGCGTATTGTAATGCGTTTTGAACTTCTTTTGATTTAAGAATTTTATCACCAAAGAACTTTTTAATTTCTTGTCTTGCAATAGTATCTGCACCACCAAGGTCAAGTGCAACTTCTACTGCTTTCTTGATATCGCCTGGTTTTACTTTGTTTCTACGAAAATAGGCAGATGTTTCTCTACCTGTGAGTTTTTGTTTGCCGTAAGGACCTAAAGGATTTACTTTACCGTCCTTGTCTAAAACTGACTTTGCCTCTTGAAATAGATTCATGTTATTTCTCGATTGAATTGATAATAGTCTTAACTTGGTCTAATCCGTACTTCTCTATGATTATCATGAAGTCTTCTTTCATTGCCTTCAAATCTTTTAGATTACCACGATATTTGATTTTGTCTTTGCCCTCTTCGACTTCTTTCTCATCATCGTCTGTATCTTTACCTTTCTTCTTGTCTATTGCTTTCTGAAGAGCAGGTGGTAATTTTCCTTCTTCGACTTCTTCTTCATCGTCTTCACCTTTCTTCTTATCGATTGCCTTTTTCAATGCAGGTGGTAATTCGCCCTCATCCATTTTCTTGGAGATTGCCTGTCTTTTCTTATGAAGATATTCGTCTGAAGAATCAGTGTCGCCATCATTGTCAATGTCTTTGTCTTTACGGTCTGCAAACTTCTTCTTAACTGCATCTTTTTTAACTTTATCTAGACCTTCACCATCGTCTGACTTGTCATTGGTGTTGTCTTCATTCATCTCATCTCTTATCTTTGCCTTAAGGTCTCTGATATTGCTGTTAATTCTATCGCCCTTATGTTCGTGTTCATCAGCGGCGTCATCTCTACCTTGGTCTCTTGCCTGTCTAGCAGAATCATCAGCTCGTTGTCTTTGTGTTCTTAGATTTTCGAGTTTGTCTTGCATACTCTTGATTCTTTGTTTCTTTAGAGCTGCATTTGCATTAAACGGCTCTTCTGATAGATGACCCTCTAACATGGTTCTCATATCAGCAACTAATTGGTCTGATACACCCTTATCTGTTAATTTCATTATAGTTCCCCTTGTTCGAAATAGTCAAACATCTTCTGTTTACCAGTTTCATTAAGTTTTAAAGACTTAGCAAGTCTGCCAAGCATATTTCTTTCTGTTAATTTTTCTATGGTTTTTTCAACTGACTCATTAGATGTAGCAATCTCTTCTTCTATGTGTGCGAGTTCTTCTTTGAGTCTGTCTCGTTTTTCTTCGAGTGACTCCACTGCCGTCTTTTCGCCCTCTGCAAGTTCTTTGAACTCTTCTTTAAGCATTTCCTCGATTTCATCAGATGTTAATTTCTCATCTATAATTGCTGGAGAAGTTTCGGTCTTGTTAAAACCTCTTACTTCTTCTAGTTTATCTTTCCAAGTTTTGTTTTCCATGATATAGTTATTTATATGTTCTCAATCCTTACGACTAGGTCACTAGTACCTTTAATGACTCTATGATAAGTCATCTTGGGTATGTAGTAATCTAATCCTATTGTTAAATCTTTAGGCAATTTGTCATCTAATTGTAATTGCCAACCACTTCCACTTAATACATGTACACATCGATTCTTTTTATCTCTGTGCCAAACGAGTTCGTCATCTAGTATATTTGGTTCGAATGTTCGATATATGAACTCTCGACCTGTACCATGTTGTTCTTCTATTCGTTCTCTGTATGGTTTCATACAAATATTTAGGTGTTATTTTTTACCAGAAAAATGAACCACCACCACTCAGACCAAGTTGTTTTGCGTATCTTGGTAGTCTACATGACCAATATCCTGGTGTGGTTTTATCATTTGCAGTATCACAATTATGTCTTGCGACATATGATGCTCTTGCCTTAGGGTCTTTAAATTTTACTGATAGACCTGATGTATCTCCGAATGTGACTTTCTTTGTCTTGTCACCGTCTTTAACATAGACATAGAACTTCTTAGGCCCGCCTGATTTTGGTTTACCTATTGCAACATCTTTATCTTCTTCTTCAGTCATCTCCATCATAGGACAATCTAGAGGTACAAGTTCATTCTCATAGATATCATACTCACCTAAGTTTGTTTCTAAGACTTGTTTATCTATCTCTGTAAGATTGTATCTTCCCTCTGCAACTAGTTTTCTTGCCTCTTTGATTACTTCAAAGTACATCATTGAACCTAGTCTGAATGGATTATCCAATAGATTTGTTTCTGTCATCTGCAAGTCTCTCAATGTGTCATCGATTGCCATGCCCTTGAATGTGTTTATCTTCATTTGGTGTTACCTGGTGCAACATCTTTTAATGTCTTTTTGCCTTTGTTCATTTCTTTTTGTCTTACGACTTTCAACATCTTCTTGGCAAGTTTAGATATTGCTTTTGTTTTCTTGTCGAGTATCTTTTCTAAAGCCCTTTTTTGACCCATACCCAATTCTGCTTTGTTTTTACCTTTAAGAATTCTAGAGGCAATCTTACTTCGAGCTTGTTTTTGTGCCCTCTTCATAAGTTTCTTTGGGTCTAGAATCTTTCTCTTCATTGCCTTCTTTCGTGCAAAGGCAATCTTCGCTTTGTTCTTACGCATTGCTCTGCGTTTCTTCATTCTAGTTTGTATAGAGTCTACCTCAGAAATGACTTCTGGTGTAGATTCTTCTTCGAATAAAGACTTGAAATCCTTAATCATTACTTCACCATTAAATCTTTGGCTCTTTTGCCTAATTTGATTTTCTTTTTAACTTTTCTAAGTTTATTTCTAATTCTACCCATGATACCCTTTGCAAGATTCTTAAACATACCTTCGTTGATTATGGCATCTGCCATAGTAGTATGTTCGAATACAATCTCACCATCGTCTGTCATATGTTTAATTGCAGTGTATAGACATTCTCGTGTCATTGTATCGTCAGCGCCTAAACCAGCAGGTAGTTTTTCAAATATCTGAGACATTTCATTCCACATATATGATGCAAGCATATCTTTTTTACTGTATTTTGCATCATCATCATAGAATGTTTCTAGTTTCTTTTGACCCATTTGAAAATACTTTCTCATGGCATCATTCATTTTGTTATTTGCTTTGGTGATAGCGGTATCAGTCATACGGTCACCAATGAAGGCAAAGTAGTAATCACCTGTTCTGATAGGATATGATAATGCACTCCACTCATTTTTCATGGCACTATTATTTTCGTAATGGTCTTCATCTTCGTTGTCCATAATCCATTGAACTTCGTCTGAATTAAATCCTACTTTCTTTGCGTACTTTTGAATATTCATTTTTTTGGATAATGCTTCAGATAGAATCAGTGCATCGATTTCTTCTTCAAGTTCTTTTAGTTCTACTGACTCATTGTAAGGATATCCCTTTAAAGGATTATCAAACAACATAGACATATGATTCTTCTTGCCTTCTTTGTTCTTCTTACCTTGAATCTTAATCATCTTGTCTACATTTTCAGTATAAGATGTTTCTAATTCACCTGGTGTATCTGCCTTGTAAGCGGCAAGCATTTCATCTGTACCCATTAGATGAACACCATTGTCTGTTTTATTACCTTTTGCCATTTTTAATTATCCCCTGTTTTACTAGTCTTTCTCTAAGTCTAGGTTCTTTTCTATTATAGTTTTTAGATACTATTGATAGATTTGATTTATCATTATTCATTGGGTTGTTATCTTTATGATGAACATCTTTACCCTTTATGTCTTTGTTGTCTTTTAACTGATTTCTAGCTGAATTTCTTGCAGCTCGTCTTTTGATTTGTTCTGGTTTGCCTTGATAGTTCTCATACTCTTTTTTGTAATCTCTATCTTCTTCTACTTCAGACTCTTCGTTCTTGTTCTTATTCTTTGCATCATAGTCTTTGATAGATTTTCTAGCAGACTTCATCATTGCCTTTTGATGTGCTTTCTGTTGAGATTGGTTTCTCTTTCTCATTACATCTGAATGTCGTTCTTCTAACTCTTCACCCATTACTAACTGACCCAATGCCTGTGATATTTGAGTTAATACAGGTATTGGTATTTGTGCAATTAATTGTGCCTGAGCAGATGAAACACCTTTCATCTTACTTAACATTGCTTTGACTTTTGCGTTCTCTTCTATCTCGGTCTCTTCTGGCACACAATTAGGAACTACTTTTCCACCTTTCTTTTTTGTACCAACTTGTTTGTAACCATCCCAACATGCTTCTACTATCACGGTTTCACCAGGTGCAGGTCCACTTTGTTTAACTCTTTGTTCTAAGATTCTTTTAAATAATGTAGTCATACTTCTATTTATGTAATTTCTTTGTTAATAGTTGTCTTTGTTTCCAGAGTGTTGCTCTGGTGTTTCCAGGAAATGATGTAGACCATGCCATCAATTTACCAAAGACTGAGTTAGTTTTTCTTTTTAAAGAATCTAAATCATCATCATTTGATACTTGCATGAAGTCTCTTTTGAATAGTTTCTGCATAGATGCAATATTCTTTTGTGAATTGTTCCAATCTTTCTTAACAATCGCATCTGGTAATTGTCTTGGTCTTGAACTGTTTCTTGCCAATGCGTTTGGAAGTGATGTACTGACATACACCATTTTAGATTCGTAACCAAGTTTATCTAACATGTTCTTATACGCTTTAATCTTAGTGTCGTTTGCACTTGTAGTATCGAAGATAAGACCAAGTCTATTGTCAATGTATCTGTCCATCAATCGAGTAGTTTGTCTCTTCGCCTTCTTTCTAATTGGGTCTCTGATATCGGCAGGTACTGCATTTAAGTCTAAGGTTTGACCTGCCTTCTTTAGACCATTCTCAAATGACTTATCTGTATTGACTAGTTTCAACCCTAATGCCTTCAAACCCAAACCATCTACTACAGTTGACTTACCAGAACCTGGGCCACCCATAAAGAATACTGCCTTAAAGATACCTGGGTCATATACACCTTCTCTAAGTAAGTCTTCAATCATGTAGTCTGGTAGAGTGGAGAACGACTCCTCTGCGATTCCCATACCTCTACGCACATCTTTGTATAGTTTGTCTGCGAGTTTTTTATCTGGCACGCCACCTTTGAATGAATCAAAGTCATCTTGTTCTGCGGCTGCCCTCATCTTAGATGCACTCATACCTGATACATCATCAGCATCTGGATCCCTTTCACCAGCACTAACTATGTTTATATCATCGAACTTATAGAAACCGTGTCTTGCCTTTACACCATTGTATTTCTTAAGTAGTGTTTCGAATTCTCTGATTCTATCTGAACCAACAACCATAGTGATACTAGTATAACCTTGTTTATGTAATGCGTTTGCGACATCGAATACTGTTCTGGCGTTCGCATCTGGTACACCAACCTTCTTAGAAAAGAACTTTCTTAGATACTGAATCTTTGTTTTGTGATTCAGTGGATTTTTTCTCTTATCATTTGAATGAGAAGTAAATATCATTGGGTCGCCGTTCACTGACTTTGATACCTTGTTTAGTTTATCGACAAGTTTACCATGCCCAATTGTGGGTGGGTTGAACCTTCCGAATGAAAAAACAGCGGGTCTTTGTTTCGCCTCTGATATGAATGATTGTAATGTTTTCATTATTTGTCCCATGCCTTTGCAGCTGTAAAGTTATTTAGTGAGAACTCCATACGGTCTACTAACTTCACTGCCTTACCGTCATCATCGATTGCAACATATCCCTCAGGATTTACTACTTTTAAACCTGTGGGTGTTCTTACGAATGTGCCGATTGATTTTGCTTTGTTTAAACCATCTATGATAATCTGTTTCGCCTCAACCATGCCTACTTGAAACTCTGTCAATGCAGTTATGAATGGTTTAAGACTTCTGATATCTCTGACAAGGTCTTTACCTATTTGTTCTTTGATATCTTTTGTCTTCTGCATCTTTACTGCACCAACTACTTTTGTTTTCCAATAGTTCTCAAAGTGTTTGAGATAATCATTATAGTTTAGATTGAACTTACCCTTTCTTATTTGGGCGTTCATATATGTTTTGTATGTTGCACCTGCACCTTTAGATGCAATGGTGTCTTGTATCTTCATGAACTTAATCAGTGAAGGTCTTTTGATTTTGTGAAATGACTTACCTGTTTTAGTAAGTAGAGTAGATAACTTAAGTGTTTCTTTTCCTGTGAGTGTAGAATTACCTGCAACATTCTTAAAGGTTGCATCATCAATCCATACATCATTGTTATGACCCAAAGAAGATATATCTGCACCGAATGATGCACCTAAATCATCTATACTTGAACCTTCGTATGTCGTATGAAATACTATACCATACTTGGCATTTGCAATCTGTTTACCCAATTCTGATTGAACTGGTACAGCATACATGATTGTGTTAGGTTGAAATGTAATGTGTTCTATATCATTTATTTTCTTCATCTTCTTATCTGCCTGAGTAAACATCAAGTCACCTTGCATTACTTTATTCCAGGATAGTTTAGATAGATACTCGAATGAGTCTATGAACTTCTTCTCTAAGTCTCCAGATAGTTCAGATGCGTTCTTAATTTCTGATACTGAACAATAGAACTTAGGTTCTTTATTGAATAATGATTTCTTTGCGACAAAGAATCTGCCGTCTTCTGGATGTTTTCCACAAAAGATTGCAGGTGCACCATCCCATTTGACAGTCATGTTGAATTTTTTCTTGGCATTTCCTTTCATCATGTCTCTGAGTGCGAGTAGAAAGGTTATAGAAGCACGACCACCATCAATACCGTTATTGATGATTTCATCTTCTAAATGTTCTAAATGTAGATTTTTAACGGCCATAAGTAGTTATCACATTGTTGTGTATAACTACTATTTATGTATTTTGAAAGCTATGGTGTTTCGAAAGTGGCGTCTGCATCGCCTTCTAACATCGTTGTAGCAAAAGATATATTAGCGGTAATTGATTGTACTGCATTATAGGCGTCAATCTTTTCATCAGCGATTTCTGATTCACTCTTTTTATCTTGATTCCAATGTGCATACATTCCACCTGATGTGGCGTCTGGATTTGCAGTTCTCCATGCATTAAGAGCTTCTATAATGTCTCCAGTGCCTGTCCATTCAAATATCTTATGTGGGTGTGCAACACCATCTACAGTTAAGTCTGAAGCTTCAGATAAATTCACGATTATAGTATCATCTGTTTCATCTGCATCTTTAGAATAGAAATAAAATGTTCTGGAAGTTCCTGCATCTCCACCCATCAAATCGTACCTTTGTTGCCATTCGATTAATTTTGATTGCATATCTGCTAAGTATGCATCATATCTGATTGTTGCCATTTATATCTCCGTGTTAAATTTCTATACTACTATTTAGTTTTTTGATAGCGGTCTAGAGTGCAATTTTTCTTCTAATTGAGAAACTTTTTTCATTAATATCTCTGCCTTTTTGGTTTCACCAACAGACTTGAGTTCTTTAATGTCTCTCTTTAGTTGCACCTTCTTTTGAAGTACTGACAATACTTCTTTAGGTTTTAAGTTCTTCGTCATAATCTATTATTTATATCACAATTTTTGGCCGACCTGAGAGGATTCGAACCTCTGACCCTCGGTTTAGAAGACCGATGCTCTATCCAACTGAGCTACAGGCCGAACATTCTTTTATATTGAATCTTCATATAGTTCCAAGTTCTCAAATACAACACTCGGTGTATCGATACCTTCACCTTTCATGAATGATTCTATGATTCTTCTATGACCACCTTGTGGGTTCTTGTCATTGTAATCATCGTAAGTTTTCTTTGTCTCGTAATGCATGAGTATCTTTACAATACTTCTTGGTGTCAAACCATTATTCTTTCTGAAGTCAGCATCTTGCATCCACTTCTCAATCACCCTATCTGCCCTAAATGTAGCAGATTGTGTAATATAGAATGTGGTATCACTAGTAAAAGCAGAACATTTATCATTTCTCTCTTTCTCTCTCTTCTTTAACTTCCAGTTAATCCAGGTCTTACCTTTCTTCCAAGAATCTTTTTCATCAATAAGAGCTTGAGCTTCTCTTCTAACTTTTGAAATGTCTGCACCCTTAAACCCACCAGTCACTTTGATGTATTCAGCAACATACTTATCTTTCAAAGAAGTAATCTTGCCTTCGTTGTAGAAATTGACCAAGTCGCCAGCACAATCAGTAATTGAAGTGGTCATTCTTTGCACTTCAACCTTTCTGTTAAGTGCATTACCTAATGCCTGCAAATCTGCCATTGTCATTTCTGCATCGATGTAAACAACTTCAATACTAGAACATCTTGACTTTCTAGCAGACTCTAAGGTGTGATTACCGCCAACAATAACTTCCCTACCATCAAATCTTACAATAGTAATAGTGAAACCCTTAGTAGAGTTATTGGCGTTCATCTCATTCTTGTATTCTGAAATCTTCTTGTGCGACATGTTAGTATCAAATCTAACTTGTAATCTGATAACATTATCTAAATCTGAAATCTTGACCACACATCTCTCTAAATCTGAATCAGGATTGTAGGCATCTTCTGCCAACTTATTGATTAAGTCTAAGTCTGGTAATTCTACAGACTCAGGTGCGAACCCATTCCACTTGTTCCAAGACATCTCTCTCTGTTTGGCGGTCGCCCTCATCTTAGATAAGAGTTCAAATTCTTTTTTGAACATTTCTTTCATAGAACCAAAGTGTGAAATCTCGTATATAAACTCTTCTGGTTTCTCTTCTAATAACTTGTTGAATGTGTCAGAAGTGGATGAATTCCAATATGCACCATCATTAAATGCCTCATGTTCTTTTAACCCATGCATACCCAAATACCACATGCCAGAAGGTTTGTGTGTAAACTTGTAAATAAATGCCTCAGGTATTAACTCACCTGGGTCTGCAATATCAATTTCTCCGAATGGATAACTCATATTAAAAATCTCCTTCTGCAACTTGGACACATGTAGTGCCTCTTTTTCTCCACATTTCGACAACTTGATTTCTGTCGTCAAAGACTAAATCAATCTTGCCACCCAATTCTTCAAACTTATCTGCAAGTTCAGATTTGAATTCATCATCTTTTCTGAAATCGCCATCTGGTCTTAAGAACAAACCTTGGTGATTGTCACCAATCCATTCTGCAATTTGTTTCTCTGTAATCTCCCTCTCTGACTCATTTCTTGCACTAAAGAAGGCAACTTGGTCACCTTGTGCAATGAATCTCTTTGCAATGTCACATACCCACTGAACTGGAGTATCGTTTACTGTTTCTGTTCTAAAAGACTGCCAATCGTTATTACCATTGACAAAATGCCTTCTATGTTCGACATCAGCGATAGTGCCGTCAACATCGAAAATTATTGTTTGTTTCTTTATCATGTGTCCATTATTGCATTAAATGAAGGTCACCGTCAACCCCTTTTAAGGTCAACAAACTTCCTCCTAGATTTACTAAACTGTTTCATTGGAGACTTAAAGATTATCTCTTCTTTAGTTCCAGTCTTGATATAACCTACGAGATGCAGTGCATCATTAACAATGTAGGTGTGATTTGGTACAGGACATTTGGCGTCTGACCAATCAGTAATCTCTTTAAGATACTTCATGTAATTCTAACTCCCCTATTAACTCTGAGATATCACCCTGCCATGTAGGATGGTCTGGTGTATCAAAAGGACTATCTACAACTTCGATTGAAGTGATGTAGTCAAATGAACCACTTAGTCCATTGTATCTGTTGACATGTTTCATGACCAGTGCAGCTGCACTTGCCTCAGTCAAACTAGGTGAATGGTAGTAAGAGTGTTCACCCTCACCATATGCGTTCTCCTCGTACACAAGGGTTTCGACATCGAACCCAATAACATAATCAGAACCTCCCTTAAACTTATGGAAGTTAGTGCCGTACTCTTCGACATTTTGGGTGGTTATTACATATTGGTTTCTCATAATATCTCCTTTTCTTTATTACTCTACTAGTATACTAAAAAGTGAAGGTCATTGTCAACCCTACCATGTTAAACATGTGTAAGGTTCATAACAACCTGAAACACCTATAGCGGAGTTATCGCAACCCCTACCATCCATCCAGAGTTCGAGTTTAATCTCATCAAACTCTTTGATGTGTAGTATCATGTGTTCAAATGTATTTTGTAGATTGTTCTGAAAAACATCTTTCCAGTTAGTCTTTTGAATTGGTTTGACTAGTAAAGAATTATCACTAACCTTGTCGATGATTGCAGTATATTCCATACCGTCTTTAACAAATTTGCAGGTATCTAAACCCTCTTCTATGTAATCGTTAAACAAACTCATTGACATGCCTCCTCGAATCTAAGTTCGAACAGTTTTGCGATAAACCCATGTTCACCACCCACTGGACTTGGTACATTTTGAATACCGAATTCTTTCTCTATTGCAAAGATTACATTCCAGATATCTTTATCTGCCATCTCTAAGATGTTTTCCATAATATCTTCTTTGATATTATCATTAACTTGATTACTCATATTATCTCCTTTCTTCATCATGGAATAAGGATACTAAAAAGTAAGGCCTGCTGTCAACCCCTAGGTGTAATCGATTCTATGTTTATCTCTCAGAGCTTGTGATTTGGGGTTATCAGTGAAGTTGCGACAGTAAAGAAGATTACTATCTGGATTAGTTTTCCACCTGTCGAAACCCCATTTGTCGGTGAAATTTATTAGTGCCTGATTAGTCTCTGAACAATAACCAGTTATGTAAGGATGAATGTCACATATATGAGCGAACAATTGATTCATAGCATCAGGATACTTTCGTTCAGGATCCATATCTAAACAGATGTCTGCACCGAAGTAACCCAATCCTTCACCGTAATGTTCGTCTTCAGGTTCATTTACGAGTTGCACCATACCTGCAAAATAACCAATCACTTCGTTCTCGTGTTTGATTACCCAAGCATCTCTCATGTTTATCCCAATCCATTTCCATGCCTCTAGGTGCCATAGTTCTGCATGGTGATGATGTATGCCTGAATGTTGTACTCTATGACAACCTTCTGCATATTCTGGTCGCATAAAATCAATTTCATATTTCATAATATATCCTAATTGGAGCTACTGGTCAGAATCGAACTGACTACCTGCTGATTACAAATCAGCTGCTCTACCGAGTGAGCTACAGTAGCGTGTCTAAATGTTCTAAGTCAATGTTATTTGCATCTAAGAGTTCAATCTTAAATTCATCGGTCTCTCTTAAAAATTCTACTGAGTGTGGCAATTCAACACCTTGTGATGCCAATCTATCAACTGCCTCTGTAAACTCTCTGTAGGTATCTCTATCGACCTTAACTTGTTTCTTTGCTGTCACTGGTATCATATCTATAATGTTCATCTTCCTACTGCCCCTAAGTATTTGTGTTTACATTCATCCCATGACATAGATACAATATCATCATAGAATAATGTTTCTGTTAAGTTTTGTCTCTCTGCGTTCATGAGGTTATTTATTCGTTTAGCCGCATACTTATCTTTCCATAACTGAGTAAGTGTTTCGACTGAACCATCATTGTTGTTTCTTATCAATTGGTCTTGTTCTATCTCACCTCTAAGAAATTCTCTAGTGTTTTCATAGAAACAAGAATAGTAGATACCTCTTTGATGGTCTGACTTCTGCAACTCTTTTGGTATCTTAAGTTGCGAGTACATGAATTGTCTCATACGATTTCTATGGTCTCTCTTAAGAGTCTGACCACTTTCTCTCTTTGCAACATACAATAAGAAGTATCTCTCATTGAAATGGTGTTCTGCATAGTCTAGCATCTTTCTTTCAGTATCTTTGGTCATTTCAAATGATAATGAACCTTGACTGTATCCCATTTTCTTCCAATGTTTGAGTCTGTCGTATTGTGATAACCCACCTGTCTTAGATTTACCATAGAGAGATGTAGTAGTCATACCGACTAGTTTATCTCCGTAGTTTTCTTCCCATTGTTTCTGTATCACATCGGCAGTACATAACAATGCCATGAGTTTACCACCAGTGTAATTGAACCCTAGTGGTTGTGTTGGTAGAATACTTGAACCTATGGCGCTGTTGTTTAGTTTACCACTATTCGTTTTGTATATTCTTTCCCACCCAATGTAATCATCTCTAGGTGTTAAGTCAATAAAGTCACCTGTAATACAGATAACACCAAGATACTTCTCGGTCACTTTGTCTCTAACAATGTAATGTAGATTTCTACCTATGTTTGATGAGTTCTTTTGTGAGTGTGTCATTGTTCTAAGACAATTCCATTTCTCTGTAAGAGTACCAGCAGACTGTCTATCTTTGTTCGAGTCTGTATAAATCAGTTCTGGTTCTAGTTTCTCAAAGTCTTCGTATGAATTAGGAAACCATATGTTGTTCTTAGTCTCATTGATAAGTTTTAAGTGGTCTTCATTAACAAAGTTAGTCTCTTCGCCAAACAATGTAGAAACTGTTTGTGTCGGATACTTCATGTGTATCTCTTGGTACTTCTGATATAAGGTGTATTCTGCTACACCCATTTTAGATACGAATGATAAATCTTTTATCAGTAGTTCTCTGAGTTCTTCTTTTGATACGATGTCTTTCTCGACCCTATTGGCCTGATATTCATCAAATTGTTTTTGTACAAATGGTTCCATAATTACATATTAAAATCGTTGAACTTGGTTGAAGGTCTTGCCCTATCAGCGACAGGTATACTATCATCGATTAACATTTCGCCATCTACTAATTCTTCTTGTGCTTCTTGTTCTACATCATAGAGTTTCATTCTTGCCCTATCGACACCAATAACAAATCTCTTAAAGATTGTTGGGTCATTGTATCTGTTCTTCAACTGTTTCACTACGAGTTGGTCTAACTCTTCTAGTTCTTCAGATGTAATCAGTGCAAACATTAAGTCAGCGGTTGCAGGTAACCCAAATGATTCAGATGTATCTTCTAGACCAACATCTGTAGAACCAAAACCACTTCTTGTAGTTTGAGTTGCACTCATGATAGGCACATCGTATTCAACTGCAACACCCCTAAGTTCTTCTGCAATACTCTTAACTAATGTATAAGAGTTTGCACCAGCACCTGGTCTAATTCTCTGAGATGCACATATGTTTAGATAGTCAATGAATATGATATCTGGTTTAAAGTCTTTCTTGATTTCAAGTTCTTGTAATAGATGTCTGAAGTGACCTGCATGAGCAGATGCAGTAGGATATTCTTTTACGATAAGTCTACCTTGAGTCTTAGATTTGAGTCTGCCAATCTTCTTGCCATACTCTTTCTTAGACATCTCTGGTAAATCTTGCATAGGAACATTCATGATGTTTGCATCGATTCTCTCTGCAATTCTTTCTTCTGACATTTCAAGTGTAATATAAAGTACATTCTTGTTCATCATCAATGCACTTGCAGCCATGTGACACATGAATAAAGATTTACCAACACCAGTACCTGCGAGACAAATGTTTAATGTCTTATTGGGTAAACCACCTTTGGTAATCTTGTTGAAGTATTCTAAGTCAAACGGAAGTTTCTCTTCTTCTGTATTGTAGAACTCCCACCTCTCTTCTGCATCTTCTAATACATCATGACCAATGTGTTGGTCAAATGATACTGACAATGCATCTTTCAATAGTTCTGGTATCTCACCTGTAGACCTTTGCGACTTCTTATCAATGACTTCGATTGAATCCATGACTGCAATATAGATTGCTCTATCTTTGCACCACTTCTCTGTTTCATCTACTAACCAATCTATTGGTGTCTCTTCTTCTGGCATTGAGCCCAACAACTCTTTACAACCTGTAATGATATTCTCTGAATGAGATGTATCATTGTCTAGGTTTATGAGAAGTGCTTCGAGTGTTGGGCTCTTGGTGTATTTTTCGAAATAAGATTTTATCTCGTCATACACCAACTGCTCAGATGAATCGGCAAAGTACTCAGGTTTAAGAAAAGGAATTACTTTTCGTGTAAACTGTTCACTCTGAATCAGGTTCTTCAGGATTGTCTGTTCTATTCTCATTGCTTCCATACTTAAAATAATTGTTTGCGACTTTTTCTAATCTCTCCATTACATCTGGAGTGAAATACTTTTCGGGATTGTTGTTAATTGTTTTACCAAATTCTGTTTTGCCATTTGGTAATAACACCCTTGTACTTGACTTCTGGAATACACCACTTGCAAGTGCCATGTCTAGCAGACCATAGTATCTATCTAAGCCTGAGTCATATGTTAATCTTACATCGACCATTCTATTTTCTACAGTCAATCTTGATTTGGCGTTCTTACAGTGTATAATATTTCCAATGATTTCTGTACCCTCTTTTTCTTTTCTTTTTGAAAGATAAATGATTGAACTAGCGGCATACTTGAGACCACTACCCCCACCCATTTCTTTCTGAGGAAACATAGAACCAATCACATCATATGTATGATTAGTCACAATCATTGGAACACCTGCACGACCTAGTTTTAAAGTTAATACTCTAAATGCACCCTTAGTAATTTGGGCACGAGTCATGTCTTTGGTTTCTTTTCCGTCAGCAGTATCTTGTATCTCTTTGGTAGTTGATAACATACCAAGTGAGTCTAAACAAAACATCATCGGAGGTCTTTCATCCTTTGGTGTCTCTAAGTACTTGTCGAGAATATTGATTGCCTGATTTCTGAATTCTTGTACTGTTACCACAGGCACGATAACAATTCTATCTGAGTCTATGCCCCTTTCTTCAATCATTGCTTTACTGATTGCGGACTCTGACTCAAAGTAGATAACAGCAGATTCAGGATTATCTGCAAGGAATTGTTTTACCATTCCCAATGCAAAGAAAGTTTTACCTGTTGCTGATTCACCAGCGATTGCGGTGATTTTGTTTTTGGGTAGACCACCATATAGTGACCCACTCAGCAAAGCATTAAATATGTACGACCCACTATCTACGAATGAATCTACATCACCAGCATTGACGCCATCGGAAACTACTCCTGCGTATTCATTGCCTGATGCTTTGACTAAATCTTTTATAAATGACATTTCACTTCTCCATAATATGTAATATACTAATCTAGTATACTAGAAGATGTGTTATTTGTCTAGTAGGTTTTCTTCTAATTCTGGAAAGTCTTCACGACAACTTTGGTATTTAGATTGTTGTTCTAAAATTTCTAGTATCATTTTACATTGAGTTTCTAAATGAATTATAAAACCAAATATGATTGCAATCATAATCATGTAAAATATATCCATTTCATGGATTGTCATAGTTCTAACTCTGATTGTGTCTCTAAAACTACAACACCTTGTTCTAGTAATACTTCTCTGTTTGCCATGTGACCAGCTTCAGTTTCTTCTTTATTGCCACCTGTATATGCGACTGCATGGTGGTCATTTATCATCTGTTGATTTACAGATGTTTCATTTGAACCAATGAATAAATCTCCTAAGATTCTTCCAAACTTACCTTTATCATGTGATACTAGTTCAATTGACTCTGCTTCTTCTAAAATTGTTTTAAGATGTTTTTTAGATGCCTTACCAAATTTCTTTTCTACTAAGTCTCTTGTTCGGCTTTCAGGAGTATCAATGCCTAACAGTCTTACTCTCTGTTTTTTATACACCATGCCAAATCCTAAATCAATATCTACATCTACTGTATCACCATCGACTACCTTTACTATGTTTACTTTATATCTATACATTTTTTATTCCTGATTATGTTTTCTATGTGCAGTTTTTTCTGCCCAATCGTTTAGTGCTTTTCTTATAGAATCTTCTGCAAGAACAGAACAATGCAATTTGATTGGCGGTAGTTCTAATGCATCTGCAATTTCTTTATCTTTAATCAGTTGTGCCTCAGTCATGGTTTTACCCATTAAGAGTTCTACGAATAAAGATGAACTTGCAATAGCAGAACCACACCCATATGTTTTAAATTTAACATCTTCAATAACTTCAGTATCAGGATTTACTTTCAAATCTAATTTCATTACATCACCACATGCAGGTGCACCAGCTAAACCGGTAACTACATTTGGGTCATTTGGGTCGAATCTTCCGACTCCATGTTTTGATGGATTGTTTAAGACTTCTTCGAATCTATCGACTACTTTTTTTGAGTATGCCATAGAGTTATTTATCCAAAAAAGGAGTCTAAACTCGCAACTGGTTCTACATTCCAGTTGATATGTCCTATAATATTTCGTAATGGTTCGATAAATGATTTATCAAACTGCAAATCATAATCTACAAATCTATGTAAATCAAATTCTTTTGGCAATGAGTTTGTAAATGATATCACATTCTCATTGATAGGGTTAGGCATAGTGAGATATGTAAAGTGAATCTTCTCACCGTTTTGAATAGGTTCATATCTCTTCAGTAGATTCATTTCTTTAAGTCTATGATTGAATAGTAATGAACCTCTGACATGAATTGGTGTACCCTTGCCATAGATGTGAGTAGGGTCTGCATACTGAATCATACCTTTGCATCCTCTAGGGAATGCAACATCTTCTGGAGGTAATTCTCTGAATTCTTTTCTTGCAGTTTCTACAAAGTCCCATAGTTGCTGTTCATCACCTCGCATCACAATCTTAATTGCATCTTCTAATCTTCGTCTTACCCACAAAGGCGTTGATGACTTTGCAGTCTCAATACCCATGAGTTTGAGTTTTGGTGTTTCTAGTCTAACACCCTCATTGTCAAATACATTTAGAATATATCTTTTCTTTGCAGTCCAGATACCTTTGTCTGCAATTACTTCACGACCCATTTCCATTTTCTGTTGATATGCATTGGTGTAATCTGCAAGGTCTTCGAAACCTGCATCAAGTACATCTTCTATCTTAGACTCTGCCTTAGATAAGAAATCACATATCTTGTCTTTGTCTGTTTCGCCAGGCATAACTGTTTCTACAAATTTATCCATTGTGAGATAAATTGAATCAGTATCCATTGCAATGACATAATCTTCATTGTCTGTTTTAAGTATCTTGTTTAGATATTCGTTGACTATCTTCTCTGACCATTTGATAACTAACTGACCAGAATAAGTAATTGCCTCTGCAAGATTTGGGTCAAAGAAAGCAAACCACTGATTTGCCATAGAACCATATGCTGAGTTAAGTGCAATCTTTCTTACTTGTTGGTTGTTGTATGCCCTCTTAATAAGAGTATCTAGTTTCTTAATCTCTTTAGGGTCAGAAGTCTTCTCTTTAACTTTCTGATACTCAATCATCTTTTTCTTCCATGCCTTACGCTCATCGTACATGACTTCCATAATCTCAGGAAAGAAACCTTGTTTATCTCGTGTGAACATTACACCATTGGGTGCGACTGTAGCGTTCATCTTCTTAGCAATAGATAAGTCTACTTTCTTGTGCAACATCAATTCTACATTCGTATCTTGTCTATGACCCTTAATCATTTTCTCTGGTGAAATATTCCACTGCATAATCAAATGAGGATATAGAGAGTTCAAGTCAAATGACATAACCCAATTATGACCACCAGTGATTGGTTCTTTAACATAGGCACCTGCAATCTGATTCGTCTTGTTCTCATTTCGTTTTTGAGGTGGCGTTTGAACTCCTTGTTCTTTTAAGAAGTTGTAGATGATTGTTTCCCAATACTTGACCATGCCGAATGTGTCAATGTAATTACACTTGGCATCATATGCCATTGCCTGTGTCAAGTCTAAGAAACCTAGTTTGTCTTCTAGTTCTTCTACGAGAACAACATCTTTAACATTATACTCTAAGTACTTTGCATAATTGTTTTTGTATAAGGTATGTAATGAACCATACTCTGAATAATCTAGTTTCTTCTTACCCAATTCAAAGTGAGCGATGTAATCTAGTTTGTATGACTCTTGGTTATGAAAAGTAGACCTACGATATAGTTCTAAGTAGTCTACGATGTTGACGCCATAGAGGTCAAATATCTGAGTCTTCTGATAACCATTCTGTAAAAACTCTCTACTAGAAGACATATTCCATGGTGATAATTTTTTGTGTGCATCTTCACCGAACAATCTATCAATACGATTGCAAAGATAAGTCATGTCAAATGCATCTACATTCCAACCAGTAATGATGTCGAACCACTCTTGGCGCCAATACTTGATAAACTCTGTTAGTAGTTGTGCTTCGTTCTTACAGTTGACATAAATTACATCTGATTCTGTTTCCCATTCACCTAGACCAAATACAACACAAGACTTACCGAATGGTTTGATTGAGATTGCGTTGACCTTTTCTATTGCTTCGCCTGGTTCTGGAAAACCATTTTCTGATTCACACTCAATATCAAGTGTGGCAATTTTGATTGCACTTGCATCAAAGTCTATCTTGCCAGGAAACTTATCTGATATGTAAGTGTATACATATCTATCGTAACCATGAACTTCGAAACCGTCTATGCCTTGATACTTTTCTTTGAACTTTCTTGCACCACCCATTGAGTCTAAGTTGACTACATCTAGTGGTCTGCCGTCAAGTGCCTTGTAAGGCGTAGCGCTTTTCTTTGAGGGAATGAAATGATTTGGACGATAAGATACGGAAAGTTTTTGTTTCTTTCCGTTCTGATAACCAATCGCTAATATTTTGTCACGAGTGCGACATACATTTGTGTAAAAATCCATACTGTAAGTATACTACAGTAGGTCTATTCTGTCAATGTTCTTTTAGATTCGAAGTCGAAATTATTAACAACTGCTGACTTAATATCTGTCCAGTATGAAATCTTTTCTAGTTCTTTCTCTACTGTTTCCATTGTGTCAGGATGTTCTGCGACACCAACTGCGTTCTTTGTTAATACTTCAATATTTATTTTGTGTTTCTCAATCTGAGCATCGGCCTGTTTGACCTGTGCAACGAGAACTCTATTCATAAAGTCTACCATAATTATTTTCTTACTTTGCCTCTTTGGAGGTTGTTACCTGTCGCAACTTTAAAATTAGTTTCGAGTTGGGGCTTTGCTTCAAACACCGTCTGTATGAGACCGCTATTGATTGTGAAGGTGTAATCTTTGGCAAAGGGAATCCACGGCGCCAAATTGACTTCCATAGTTCCATCTTTTACCTCCATTACACATACTTGAGCTTCTGAGATTATATAATCTCCATTCCACTTCTTCTCTACAAATCCAATCAGAACTTCACCTGTATCTAGTCTGATACACTTGACACTATTCACAATTTCGAACCATATCTTGTAGTTCTACTGACCTTCTTCCAACTTGTCCAAACCACTTAGAGTCTTCCATTTCTACTGCAACCTTTTCCCAGTCACATGATACAACACCTTTCCACATGTTGTTGAACTTACCAAAACGACTTCCACCTAAGTTGAATGTCATGTTGACTAGTACATGTTGAATGTCTTCGGGAAGGTCATAGAAATTCTCTCCACCTTTTGATTCAAATAGGTGTATAGTTTCATCAACATGTTTGTCAAAGTCTGCCTCATAGTATCTATCGACAGTTTCTTGACTGACTGGAGTACCTGCTGGTTCTCCAAATTCTGCATCATCTTCTCTAATAAGATGACCAACCCCTAAGGTTAAGTACCCTAGAGAATCTTCATAGACTTCAAGGACTTCGCCTTCATGTCTCTTAATTTGTTCTTTTAAAACATCTTTATTCATTATTAATTCCTAATTAATTACTCTGAAATTGGTTCTGGAGTTTTATTCGAATCGAATGTATAACCCTCAGCAATTTTAGCAGCCTTGAATGTATCATAGTCGTCTTCATCACAATTGAAGTAGTATCCGACGGTTACGCCATCTTCTACTTTTGTAAACTTAAGATTGTCTCTTGCCATTTTCTGATTCCTCTTCTCTTTTGATTTGCTCTTGGATTAGTTCAACTAGAATGTCACCCATGAGATTGTTTAATTCACTATTATTTAGTAATTCCTGAATTGCCTCCTCTGTACCTTCGGCACCTTCTGGCATTCTTCTTATATTTCTTTTGAAGTTCATTTGAGGTTCGCCATCGACAAACTGTACATCACCATATTGATATACTAAACCTTTCCACTCACCACTTACAAGTTCGATACCTGCATCTTTTTCAAGTGGACTTTCTACAACTTGATATACTTCTTTAAAAAGCATTGTCCATTCTCCTTGCGAATTCTTTGTAATAACCTTCTTCTGTTAGATGCACTTCTGCATAGTTATTTCTATACTCTTCTAGTTTCGCTTCTCTAAATGAGTCATCTCTTAACTCTAAAGACTTCTCTAAGAACTCTTCAAAAGTATAACATCTCTGCCACTTATCAATTCTATATGTATTGTTGCAATCATAGTTTCTCCATACAAAGGGTACAATACCTATTGCAAGTGCCTCAACATATCTAGAGGTGGTTGCAGTTTCATCTAACCAATTGAAACACAATGTTTCTCTACAACCTTCTAACAAAGGATAGAGTTTCTTCCAGTCTTTTATCCATTTAGACTTTCTCTCTACACCAGATGGCATACCACCAATAAGTTGGCATGAAAGGTCACTACGATAAATTTGGCGAATGGTCTTCTCTCTATCGTGGCCGTGTTTCATACGACCCCAATATCCAAAGTCGTGAGTCTTAGATGACCCAACCATTTCGGCCAATGGGTTTTTTAAAGTATTTATAAAGTGATACTTCATGCCGTGAATGTTTCCACTGAAATCTATCTCATCGATTTTAGTGAATGATTTTAGATTGATACCTTTGAATACTTCATTGATATATAATTCTTCTGTATCTGCCCTATCACTACAGAACATGATAACATGTTTACCCTCAAAGAAAGGTCTAATTGCATCCATATGTTCATTTGACTTTGCAAGGTCTTTAGGGTTCATCTGCAACTCACCATGATATCTGAATTCTGAATCACTTGGTATTACAATACAGTCTGCCCATTCTATAGTCTCAGGCGTTCTTTTAGGTCTGACATTATCAAATGATACATTATAAGTATCGTAATTATGTTGTGGATTTGATTTCATCCACTTCACATAGTTTTCAAAGAAACTATCTAATACTGTTTCTAAAGGTCCATTGTATTTTACAAATGAACGAAGTCTTGCTATTGTTATATTCATGATTGTGTCACCCTTTGTCTTAGACCACTACTACTAAAAGAGTGTTGTCTGTTTGTATAATAAATTTCGTGTATACCTTTACCTGTGAAATCTCTTTCAGTATAATCTTCTCCCACGAATCTCAAATGTATATCTGTTGACTCTAGTAAGTCAATCAGACTTTGTTCAGTATCATATGGTATGATTTCATCAACATACTTTACTGCCTGCAATTGAACGAATCTCTCATAGACTGATTGAACAGGTTTGTTCTTTTCTTGTCTATCAATACTAGGGTCTGTTTGTAAACCCACGATTAAATATTCGCAATTTTCTTTTGCCTCTTTTAACATGACGATATGGCCTGCATGTAGCAAGTCAAAACATCCGCATGTAAATCCTTTTGTCTTCATCTTATAATATCTATGTTTTGATTCTTAGACCAAACTTCTAGTTCAGTTCTTAATCTACCATCTCTCTGTAGATTTTCATATCGTTTTGTTGCCATCTTTTTCCACCATGTGATTACATTCTCTAATTCGAATCTATCAAAGTTTACATTCTTCTCTAAGGTATCTGTTTCTGAGTTCATGTATTCTTTAACATTCTTATAACCATATGTACCCAAGTATTGTCTCTTTCTCTCTGTAAGATTCTTTGCATCTACAAAACATTGTTTGAATGGTCTTAGCATTTCACTATCATTTTTCTCAAGTGAGTTTCTTATAATAGATATCATCTTACCTTGTGTCTTCAACTTTCTACTTGATGCCTCTGCATCTACTAAAGGTACGCCATTGTTTTTATTCTCAAACCATTCTTTGAGATGATGATACTTATCATCATTGATACTTGGTACAAAGTCTGAATCAGTTAGACCAATGAATCTTAGATAAGGTTTCATGCCGTCATACATTGATGATGATTTACTTGAACCATATAATGATGTAGTCTCAAACATACAATACTTTGTATTATACTTTTTGTTCAATGTTCTTCTGGCGTAATGCGAAGTGCAAATGGCGGCAAGAAGTTTACCACCTAGATAATTGAAACCAAAAGGTTGAGTTGGTATGATATTGAAACCCATGATTGTAGAATCATTGAATCTCTTCATCGTATCTTTGTCTGTCGTATTTAGAGGTTTACCTAAGAACTCATTACGAGGTTTACTATTAATAGTAGGGCTGCCAAATCTAATAAATCCCACAATCTTATTCGTATTCTTTTCATAAACTACCCACTTTAAAGTTTTGCCTGGTATAGACTTTTGTATCATTTGAGATGCAACTATGTCAATGTAATCATCATAGATTGGCATCTCTCTGCAAACAAACTCCATATCATTTGGGTGCATAGTAAAGTCTTGAAACATATCATCTTCTGGTCCCATACCAAATAAAGATGCAGGTCTTTCTGCCATCTTTTCTAATTTGACTTTGCGAAGATAATCATCTATTCTATCGAAATTGGAATAGTAGTCAATAAAAATTTGACCTACATATTCAGCATCTTGTTTTGAAAGTATTAACATAATAAAAAACCCAAGTCCATTATACGATGAACTTGGGTTCCTGTCTAGTGAGTTTTTGTGTTATGCTACAAAATCATCTTCTGGTTGCCATGAACATCCAGTTAGACCACCCGCCTTAAGTGCCTGTAAGGTTCTTAAAACTTCGTTTGCATTTCTACCTGTATCTAGTGCATTTACTGATACATGTTGTACGACTCTTTGTTTATCAACAATGAAAGTTGCCCTATAACAGACTCCTTCTTCTTGGTTGATAATGCCCAAAGATTCTGAAAGATACAGACCACAGTCTGCAGCTAATGTATGTTGAATGTTTCCAATCAACTCATTACTTTGTTTCCATGCAAGTTTACAAAACTCATTATCGCCAGATATACCTATCACATTTGCCTCACTTGTCAAAATATCCATTGCAGAAATTTCGGTAGGACAAATAAATGTAAAGTCTTTAGGGTAGAAGTAAATTACTGACCAATCATGTTTATGTGGTGTATAACTCTCTTCTACTGAGACCGGTACAATCTCATTGTTAGAATTAACTCCTTGTAATTCAAAGGAAGGAAATTCATCTCCGACACAAAGCATGCCGTTGTTATAAGGGTAAGACATATCGTTCTCCATAATAAAGTTGGAGCGGAGTTCTAGAATTGCACTAGAATCTCTTAACTGGAAGTAAAGTGTTTTACTTTAAACTAACTCCGCATGTATACAGTATACTAAAAGACTGCATACTTTTCAAGGGGGTTTTTAAAATTATTTAATTTTAATTACTTGAGGTTTCTCTTCTTCTGGAATCTCTTTTAAGAGTGAGATGATGAGCATACCATCTTTAACTTCTGCACCCTTTACTTTTACATATTCACCAAGAGTCCAACTTCTTGCAAAGTTTCTCTCAGAAATACCTTTATGTGCAAAGTCAATCTCCCTAGTCTCTTTCTTACCATCGACTTTAAGAACTGAATCTTTAAACTCAATGAATAATTCATCTTTACTAAATCCTGCTACTGCAAGTTCAATGATGTAAGACTCTTCAGAAGACTTAATTACATTGTAAGGTGGGAAGTTATCGTTAATATTCGAGATTCTCTCCATGTCTGAAAAGAGTTTATCGAATCCTATTGTGAATGGTCTGAACTGACCAAAGTTATCTATTGCTGTCATATTTTCTCCTATTTAAAGCAAGTTATGTTACCTAACCTCTATTGAGCATTAGGGTAGTAGAGAACCGAGCTCTTTTGAAGACTTGGGGTCACTAGATGTCGGCGTTGGCCAATCCTAGTTCCAAATCCGAGCTCTTTTGAAGTTCTCGTACTACTATTATATATGTCTTTTTACAGATTTTTCAAGGGGGTTTTTAAAAAAAACCTAATAAATGTCTCTGATTACATTCTGTAATCTTCCGCATTTCATAAGGTTGTGTAGTTTGTCTGCTTGCGTCTTTAGATACTCGGCAGACAATGATGCATAATATCGCATTGTTATCTCCTGTTATGTTAGAAACTATCTGACAACTGGACTTCGCTTTCGCTACTTACTCTTTGTATCGTAATTGTTTCTGTTTTGTGACAATTGTGTGTCACAATAGTATTTAGTAATTATACTAGCTAAAGGTTATATTTGCAAGACCCTTTATGTTTCTTCTGACCATTTCATTTTTAACCTTTTGTCTGAGTTTAGGTATAACTGGTTTGTTATACGCATCTATCAACTCTGCATTAGATTTGCATTTCATATAGTCATGAACTATAGTTTTCTTTTTTGTATTTCTATCTATTTGTATAGAAGTTTTACCGAATTTCACTGGCATCATAATCTCCTTTTTTATTATTTAGTGACATTTAATAATTCAAATTCTTCGCATTTCATACATTTACCACAATTAGTAAAATGTATACAACTTTGAACTAATGGTTTTATATCATCTCTTATATAATCCCATTGCTGTTTTTTTGTCCAACCTATTAGTGGTGCTGATATTGTTTGTTTGATTGGCCAATCAAAAGAATGTTTATAACTTCCGTCATGATGTTTTGCATCTGCATCATGATATCCTTTTACTTTTTGGGGTATGTTCTGTAATGCCTCAAATACATTTTGAACCTGATACTTTGTAGGGTCGACTATAGAACAGTCTCCTAATCCATCATTGAACTCTAACATACCACTATTTGCTCCCCAATAGAAATTTTTAACTTTTGAAAATCTCAATGATGCATTACACATTGCTAATAACCAATGTCTTGTAGAATAAAAAGAAGTTTCGACATCACGATATTTGGTATAATGTTCATGAGTATGTGTTATAAAGTCAACATCAAGTAGTTTACATATTAGTTCTAAATGATTGGGAAGACGATTAGCTTGAATTGTTTTTTTTCTTGCAGGATAATGACTGTATATTGCAGCCACTTTTAATTTGTTATCACAAAGATATTGTAGAAGTGATGTAGATTCCACTCCGCCAGAAAATGCAACAACGGCATCTATTTCTGAAGTATTTTTAGAAAAGCGATTCATATTTTCCCTTTTGTTTAGGTGTAGAAAATGTACAAACTATAGAATATCTTTTTGTATTTGTCTGCATAGGTTTAACCATATGTGTTATATTATTGGGAAATACAACCAATAAAGATTCTACTACACTTATACTTAAAACATCAGTATGAGAATTTTTATATGCAAAGTTTGGAGAAAAGAGAATTAAATCTCCCTCGTCTTTACTATATCTACTTTTCATGAAATTATCTTTTTCTACTAGACCCTTTGGAAAATATACAGCAGTCATTTTGGTAGAAACCGAACCCCTTATTTCGTTTTTTTTACTGTTATGAGTATGTGGAAAAGAAAATCCACCAGCTCCATGTATAAGATTAGCCCAACAGGTTGATACTTGCATCTCTTCTTCTAGGAGTAAATCGTCTATCTGACGAGTTAAAGTTCTAAAACTATGATAAGTATGTTGCATCTTAGTGTTCGATTGCCAAGTGTTATTGGGTGTAGAAGCAAAACTTCGTGTGTCACCATCTGGCGCAAGGAGTTTTTCTTGTTCAATTTCATCAATCAAGTTTTTGTTTAACTCAGTGTTATCTGGAAATTTATGACTCAGAAAAGGAGTGTAAAATATTTTATCTAAATGCATTTTATATCTGTAATTTTATCTAGGTGTTCTATATTTATTTGATTATCAAATACTCTATTTTCTATATCAAAAACAAAAACAGACGCAACATCTCCTTCGTTATTGCCAACTAAAAGTTTTCCATTTCTTTTTGCTAAACCTCTACAGAAACCCTTATTAATGAAATATCTATCGTCATCAATGACTAGTTCATAGGCACCTGTATCAATAGTATAGAAATGTTCATCAACAATTATGTTATGACATTTTCTTCCTAATTCCTTTATCTTAGTATCTCCTCTATAAAACTCAGATGGTTTTAGATTTTTATTGTGAAATACATAGTATAACTCATCTTTAAAAAATAGACTGTTGCAATGAGATTTTTTAGGAAGAACTTTAAAGAATGAACTGCCGTCATCTAAATTATGTATACCAATTGAGTTTTCGTGTGTATTCGCAACATACATGATATTGTCTTTCTTTAATATTTGATGCGTGTTAAAAAAACTAGTAATAGGTAATAGACCTTTGAATGTGTAATCATTGATATCATAGATACCTATTTTAGTATGATTTGCAATGTAAATATTATCTTCATCATAAGTTATGCCAAAGGGTCTAAAGGTTGGTCTGGTTTTTTTGCCTGATTTCATTCCTTCAACTGACAAGTCATCTAATTCAGGAGTGTAGGGTTTGACCAATTGTAGTTCAAAATTATCATTGTATACAAGAAAAGATACTCTGTTATCTTTTTTTGTACCAGTTATTATTATCATCTTCTTCCACAGTTTTTTTCTGCTCTGTGCCATACATTGTAGTTATTTCCTACAACTAATGCCATTAGAAGATTTATATTATCCATAGTTTGTGGTTCGAGAGTTTGTCGTTTCATATCGGATTCGATTGCAGGCAAGAGAACAAGTGTTTTAACAAGAAACATTTGTGGTACTGATGGTTGTTCACCAACAATTGGATTCATCTCATAAACACAATTGTATTTAAGTCCACGATAAGTTGTATAGATATCTGCAAGTTGTAGTGTGGTAAATGTAATCCACTGCTTAGTTGAGATTGGTTCAACAAGTGTAAATTGTAACCTGTTCTGATTTTCCTTTAACTGTAATTCTATCAACTCTAGTGAATGCTCTGTCTGGACATAGTTGATAAGTTCTTTCCGATAACAACAAGTCAACCCCATTATAATTTCTTGTTTGTCCTTCGAGTCTAGCGCCCAAGTTGACGGCATCTCCGATGACGGAATAGTCGAATCTAAGTTCGGAACCCATGTTTCCGACAATACATTCGCCTGAACTGATACCGATGCCCACATTAATAGGAGGCAGGTTAAGAGGTTTAAGTTCTTCATTTAATTCCTTTGTAGCATCTAAAACTTCTAGTGCTGACTTTACGGCAAGGTCTGCGTGGTTTTCACAATCAAGTGGTGCATTCCAAAAACTCATTATGCAATCCCCCATATACTTATCTATGGTTCCACTATTATTTAGTATGATTTTAGTTTGCATATCTAAAAACTTATTAATGAGTTCTACTAAACCTTCTGGATCATCTTTCTGCATATAGTGTTCGCTTATGGGAGTGAATCCGATTATGTCCATAAACATGAAAGTCATCTCTCTTCTATCTCCGCCAAGTCTAAGTTTACTTGGGTCTTTTTGTAGTTCTTCAATCATGTCAGGAGATAAATACTTTTGGAACTGCTTCTTAATTTGTTCTTTGAGTTGGTAAGTAGTATAGTATTGGTTAAAAGAAGCGTGTCCGAAAACAACAACGGAGCTTAACGATGACCAGAAGATATCGAAAAGAACGAGATTGTAAAACCACAAATAGTGACTTAACCCCACCTGAAGTAAAACGAACCCTACAGAGACTATCGCCGAGAAGGCTGTGGGAAGTTTGTAGACCGATACCAGTATTCCTAGAAGGACTAACAGAAGAAGAAAAGTCTCGAGCATTTCAAGAGTCTCGGATACATGTATTTGAACTCCTGACGAGACGGTTTGGATTAGGTGTGCTTGAACTTCGTGAGGATACATTACACCCATTGGGGTTGAAACTGGAATAGATAACCCCTCAGCGGTTAGTCCATAGACTAGAATCTTTCCTTCTATATCAGAATCTTGCAAGTCTGCAAATGAGATAGATTCGAATTCGTTCCAATACGAAATCATCAAGTCTGCACTTGATGTGGTCTCTATTGGTTTGTCTCTTCCCATTTTAACCCATTCAATACCTGCATCAGCAGTTACCCTAGTTTGATAATTGGGTTGGTCATAGTATGCTCTGAGAACTTCGAATCCTAAACTTGGATATAATTGACCATTTGCCTGGATGACTAGCGGAACCGCTCTGTTTGTTCCGTCAAAATTTGGGGTATTCGCCACAGGTGGTGTGGCAACTGTCACGCCCATACCCCAAGCACTGTTTTGTAGTTCCGGGATTGGCGATACTAAACCTGGAAAATTCCACACATGGTCTTGTATATCACCATCGCCAAATACTGAGGTGTTTACGAATGGTGCGTTGCCTGATTCTTTTTGAATTGTTGGTGCTGATGATAATATCGTTAATCTGTTTTCTAGTGCCTCTGCAAAGACTTCATCACCACCGAATCTATCTTCTTCTGCGAATAGTATATTGAATACATGAGTGTTTGAGTGATGTGTTTCCCATAATGTATCTGCATACACATTTCTAGGAAAAGGATACTGACCGTACTTCTCTATTGCCTTTTCATCTATGTTGACCAGTAGTATGTTATCTACTATCACATTTTCTTTTTGTTGATGTAGAACATCGAAGTAAGACCATCTAACATTATCTATTAGATAGGGTGACCATATCTTTATACCCACAAGGGCGACTATGGTTATTAAAACTGTTTTCCAACTATACATAGATATCTACGAGATTACCTTTCTTCCACTCGATAAGTCGATACTTTCGATATCTGTTGAGTATCACTGTTCAATTGTAGGCCACGCAAAAAAGAATATGTATAGACAAACACCAATGAGTGCAATTGCAAGAACTGTTGACCAGAAACTTGACCACCACTGTTGTTTTTTCTTTTTACGATATTCGTTAACCATTGCGATGGTCCTTTCTCTTGATTTTTTTGAAAATGGATTCGCTTCGTTCATTATGAAAATTTCTTCTGTATTTTTTTATAGATATAGTATATAGACAGTCCGTAAGTAGCGAGAACAGTCATTGTAAAACCTATGTAAACTAGTTCTATTGGTGTGAGAAAAAGAACTTGCCAGACAAAATCAGATGCAGCTTCTACATCGCCTAGTGCCTCAGGCATTGCGATTTCATTCTCTTCAAAGATGTCTAAAATCTCATCGTATTCTTCTTCGGTGAGACATTCATGAAACTCTGGTGGACATTCAGTCACTTTGAGTCACCGATACTGTACACCCTCCAACAGTCATACAATTTTGAGTTAGATTGTAAGACTTATTGGTTGCGCCTTGTTGTAATAAATTAAGTGTTGTTGGTTGACTACCTGTAAGTGTTATTTGTGCGTTATGACTTCCTGTATCTTTCTGCATAATGCTAGCAACAGAACCGTCTTGAGTACCATAGTAATATGTATGTGCGTAATGACTTCCTGTTCCAGATTGATGTGCATTATGGTCAGCATCATCTATATGTATATCTAACCAATGAGTATGTGAACCATTCTGATAGACATCTACTTCATTATTATTTCCCCATATGTGACGGCCATATGTTGCACCATTCCATTGTTCTATGTTTTCAGTATTATCTGTTCCATCAATATCACCACCCCATGCTTTACCTGAACCCCAAAAGGATACCCAACCAATATAGTTTCCATTACCGTTTTGAATTAAGTTGAATACATTACCAGAATGAGATACAGTGAAGTTTACTTCGTTATCATAACCTATTTGTGTTATGTTTAAATCTAAGTTATCTCCACTAGATACTTGTTCAACATGGACATGATTGTCGTCAGCAAAAGTAAGGCCACTTATCAGAATAAATGCCCCTACAATAAATGTTCTTTTTAAAAAATCCACCATAATAATAATCCTAAAATTAATCCCTCGGTGTATGACACCCATAACATTTCATATTCATCTAAACCAAAATAGTCGGCAACTTCCCATGTTAGGTTTTCATGCCATTGTCTTAGTTTAGTAAAGTCAATATTTATGCTCATAAATCTCTCCTTAATCTTGTCGTATAACAATTGTAATTCCATCTCCATCTCCAAATGTCATGACACCTGAGTATCCTGGAACTTCGGCATCTACAATGCCCGAACCACCACTTGTTATAATTATATTTATGACTCCTTGGACATCACGAAAGAAAACTAGGTCTCCGTCTTGTTCGAAAACATTAAACTGAGAATCTTTGTTGAAACCTGGTGATGCACCTTTAAGTGCAAACCCAGCTAATTCAGTACTTGAACCACCTTTGGAATCTAACGATACCGTGGTTTTCTCTAATTCTTCTATAACATCTAATAAGTCTTGTAAAAAATCCACATCCAAATAATCTATGTCCAACTCTGAAAATGATAAATCTTCAGTCGTATCGGCCAGAGCATCTCCCTCAAGTTCATTGAACTCTAAGAAGTCTACATCTAATAAACCCTGGTCATCATAATTTTCATCTTGATAGGATTCTTCCATCGCTTGTCGTATTTCCGAAGGTGGATTTACGATAAACATATTGTCAATCAGATTCGGCGTAATACCTTGAACCGTGACTGCTGTAGTTGGTGGTGAATCATACGATGCAACAGTAGTTGCCTGATATGGTTGATTTAAAACGGTTTCACCACCGTCATTATAAACTAGTATTTCTCCAGATGATTCACCTGTCTCTTCATCCGGAAGTAAGATTACCATAGTCCTTCCCAACTCATCAATGGTGGTTGTAAAATCTGTCCCTCTCATTGTGATATTGGCTGTAGGAGTAGATACATCTACATTTTGTTTTTTAATTCTTGAACCACCACCCGAGGCGAATCGTGCTGTGCCTCGTGCCATTCGTATTGACATTTTGGATAAACTTGGGTCGGGGTCGTAATATGCCTCGTCTATGTAAACGAGTGAGTTTTCTGTTAAACTCAATTTTTCATTATCTAAAAATTGTATGAGCATACGACCATTGGCAGTCTCTGCTTCATCATACATGTTGATGTCTGTACCGACATCTGTTAGAATTCTGTCCTGCTCTCTTTTTACAGATGTGACACCTGTAGATTCAATTACACCGCCAATGGGTTCAGCAGAACTGACCCCACTAGCGAATAGTAAAAAGAAACTAACTGTCGCCAGCTGAATCTTTTTGTGTAATCTGAATAATCGCATTGTCACTGTTTACATTAAGATTGACATTTGCATTAGGTGTTGCACACCCATTACCAGAAGCTGCACATGTGCCTGATATCTGAGTGATATCAACATCAGCGCTGTCTCCTGTAAAATCAAAATTAAGTGTTTGTGAACCATCTTTCTGCAATGTGTTGAAATTAGAACTAGAACCAGTCACATCGAAATTCCATGTGACATCATCTGCTTCCCAATCAATATCAAAAACATTACTACTACCAACAAGAACTAAATCCGCATTTAATCTCTCTGCACTTGCAACAGCACCTTGTTCGATATCGAATGTATTCGAATCGCCGGTCATGTTGAAATTGATATCTGAATCGTCTGAACTACCTGTAGAACCTATGTTCCAGTCAATAGAGTTAGAATCACCAGTCATCAATAAAGTATAGTTAGATGTATCGGCAACGAGAGGTCCGAATAACAAGTTCTTGTTACCTATCATATCTATGTTGAAATCCAAAGTCACACCAGTAATGGTCATGTTTGAACCAGAACCACTTGAAAAGTCGTTTAGTCCTACTTTGTTACCAAAACCAACTTGGTCAACATATAATTTTAGAGTATCACCAACTTGTGTAATCATAATCTCATTATCATCAGTTGCAGCTGCGAAAACGAATGGTGTCGACATTAGTAATAAAATACTTAAAATTTTATTCATTTTCTTCTTCTCCTTTTAATGAGTGTAAATCATTTACACCATCACTATTGTGTGGGTGTCTATGATTTTCCTCGATTTTCCAAAAACCCCTATCATGTCCTTGGTAGATTAATTCCAGTACGGCAGCCTCGATAGCTGTTCGTACTGCATATGTCACTGACTCATTATTACCCACTCCGTCCTCGAACTCTAGCAATTGTGTTCCTTCTTCAATGAATCGGAATACATCGCCGCCTGAACCATAAGAAAGGATAGTCTTTCTTGTTTGGACATTCAATAATACTTCGCCTGTTAGAACTGAAACAGCTCTCATACTAACCGTGACAGCATCTTGACGATACTGTCTACTAACTCCAATTCCTAGGGTCCTTGCGCCTCGACCACCAGTTAATAAATTGGAATCATAACCTATTATACCACCCTCTATTATCATACCTGCGAATAGTAAGGGTTGTAAATTTTGAAACTTCTCTTCGCCTTGTTGTTTAGCAAAGTCTTGTCTAGCAGAACGAATAATTTGTCTCTCTCTTACCAAGTTGTCTATGCCATGTCTTTCAACAACTCTGAACCATGTTCCTTTACCTGCCGTTTTAAGTGCATCAATAACCATTTCGGTTGCACCTTGTGTCACAGCAGTAGAGAATGATGCAAGGTTATCTTCTGATTTTCTCTGTCCTGTTTTGTCCACAAAGTTATAAACTGCAACAGTAGGTCTATCTTTTGCCTTAGGCAAATTCAGTAGTTCTAAATGTGAAGGTAGATTAATTACAGTAGCATTCTCTACACATATGTAATTTCTAGACCAGGCCTTTGCTACACCTGTGACAACATCTCTACCGAAACCCTCATCAAATCTTCCTGTCTCATAGGCACAATCTGCTGGGTTGTCTGACCACTTTGGAACAGATGCACATCCAGATAGTAAAATTACGCCGGTGAGTAAATATTTAACCAGTTCCATCTGAGTCTTGCCCAAAGTTTCCTGTTCCGATTGGTATTTCTAAAATTGTTTCTGTTCCATCGGAATCAACAATTGTCATTCGTATAAATTCTGAACCATCTTCATTAGTTATCACTTCATATGTGACAACATTGCCTTCTAAACTGAATGAACCAAATCTAACTGAACCGTCATTCGAAAACATAGACTCAACTAATTGTTTAGCCATTTGTGCATAAATTCGTGATTCTAGATTCCGAATAAATTTAGCCATGGTTGTATTGTCTTCTGCCCTTTCAGCTGCCTTTCTAGCAGATTCAAGTGCATCTTCTATTTCCTTTTTTCTTGTGAACTCTTGGTTCTCAACGGTTAGGTAATGTGATGCTGTACCTATTCCACTGAAACTAGGGTTCTTAAATTTGTGTTTTATATCAGCATGAACACCCATACTGAAAATTATAACTAAAAATGATAATAATAATTTCATTTACTTCTTCACCTCTTTCTTTTTAATGTTTTCTTTCATTTCTAAAACTACATCTACTTTTTGTTGTAGTCGTATCAAATCTTGGTCTAACATTCTTGTTTGGTCTATTACTTTAATTAATTGAAAGTGCATTTTTTCAATTTCGGGTTCTAGTTTTTCACCTACAAACCACCAAATGTAATATATGAAGTAACCGAGTCCTACTGCCATCACAATGGGAAATCCGAAATCGGAAATTAATTGTGCAATGTCCATTAGTCTCTTCTGACATCGAGCTTATCATCTTCTATGAAGTTTTCAGCTCTTGCAATTCGCTCTATGTCTGGTCTTAGTTCTAAAGCACTTGATACAAGTAAATCTATCTTAATCATTTCATTAGACATTGTTCTTGCTCGATTTTCTAAAGATTTACAGAACATTGTAAGTGTGGAAATAGAATCAACTACACCCTCAAGTATCTGTTTAATAACTATGAATATGAAGAACCCCATGATTACTGAACCAGCAATTGGAGCACCCACTTCACCTATTAGATTAAAAATCTCTTCCATACAGTTATTTATACAAATAGACTTTCATGGGGGCTAAAAAAAAGGGACTCAATGAGTCCCTTTAAGTGTCCTGGTAGGACTAATAATTATTCTTCTTCGGTATCATCACCATCAGAATCATTATTATTTTTCAGTTGCGAGTGTATTTCGGTAATTACAGCTGCTTTCGAACCACTTCTTTTTACTTTCAGTGATTTTTTATCAGCAAGTTCTAATAGTTGAACTTTAGTTAATGTCTTAAGTTCAGCCTTAGATGTAACACCGTTATTGTTTTTATCGACAACAGGCGCCTTCTTTACTGCTTTTGGTTTTGAAACCGGTGCAGGAGTCGGCGTTGATGTTGTTGATGTTTCACTATCTCTATTGAGGTAAGCGTAAACAATAACAAATAACACTACAATTGCAATTGCGTATTCCATAATATACTCCTATCAAATTATGAGACTCCAGTATATCGAAGTTTCGTGTATTTGTCTAGGGGGTTTTTATAGAACTTTTTAGTCCTTTGCTTTACCAACATTTAATGCGACCCAATCAAGTACTTTGTAAGCTTTCTTGACTATGCCATCATCAACTGGTGTAGGTGTAAGAGCTGCAATTAATGATGCACTCATTACTAACCAAGGTAACACTTGTACCCAAGCAATTATCCATTGAAGAAATTCCAACATATAATACTCCTGTTATTAATTGATTTATAACAGAGGTATTTATGATATGTTAGTGCCTATTGAGTACTTTTGTGTGAGTTTCCACTGTTGTTTCTCTTTGTAAGGTATAACCTTAATCTGAGAAAGTGGTGCTCTAGGTTCTTCAATTCTCTTTGGGTCAAGTACCTTGACAAGACTCCATTGTCTCAATAAATCGATTATGGTGTTGCGCCTTGCAACATCTGATTCGTCAAAGTTTGATTGTTTACCATCGAGTTTGAATAACTCTTTGAAGTGGACAATGTAATACTTGCCCCTTTTGTGTAGTATGTGACATGACTGAAAAAGTTCTTTTTCTTTTCTTGACGCTACGCCAATTCTAGATAAGGTTTCTCTTATCTTTAAGAAGTCGTCCTTTTCAGGAAATGTTATTTCTACTAAATCTTTTACTGATTCTAAAATGTCATCCATTATTCTTTCCACCAATTTTCATACTATCTTTCAAGTCACGATACTGTTTATCATTTAAAAGTTCTAGATATTCTTTGGCTCTTTGTGAGGATACACCAAAGGCGTTCTTCACTGTATCTAATTTCTTACTTTCGTAAGGTTTATGCCATTTCGAAAATCTCTGCCTTTTTCTAAGAGTATTTATGAAAAACAAGTATTGAAGACGGCCCTCAGTCGAATGTCTGGTGTTCATCTCGTTTACTAGAAAGACTGCATCTTGGTGGTAAGATAATGCCTTATTGATTAGGAAAGGTTGATATGCTTTCTCTTCGATATCATCAACCATGATATCTTTTTTGTCGTAAGAGACCGACTTAACGAAGTCGAATGGATTTCGTTTTGCCACTTAAGTGTTTCTTATGTAAGAGTCAACTAGTGCTTGACCAGTGAGAGCTTCACCAAAGTAAATAATCTCACCACTTGACTTTATTGTTCTTTGCACGACACCGTTGTTATATTCAATGTCCATCACTGAACCATCATTGTTTCTGTTGTCGTACCACATTGAAGTAAAAGAATGTGCATGAATAGATTTAACACCATTTGACCATTTCTCTGCTTCTAATAACAGTCTTTGTCGTTCTACTGTTTCATTGTATTGTGTCATTGTCTCTACTCTCCCGCCATATTTTATCGGCTTGTCTTTGTAAACTTTTCTCTAAGTGGTAATCAAACCATCTTGCTAACCATTGTCTTAATTTACCCACTACCAACCACCGTCAATGGTTTCCATTACTTCATTCATATGACCTAACAGTTGTGTGATAGGTTCATCGTAGTCACTAATCTCATAGTCAACATCATCTTGTTCTTTGAACATTGCCTTTACTTGGTCACCGTATTGGATAACCATTTCAAGTTGTTCTCTCATTTCATCTGATATTGCCATTATTTGAATCTACACTCTGACATAATCTCGGTGAGACATGCAGTGAAGTTGATTTCTGAGTCCATTGCAAATGCAGCCTTGTATTGATAATCAGCAATGAACAAAACAGCTGCAGGTATAGAACTTGGTTCTAATCTTTGTTCAAGTGCATCGAAAACTTTACGATATAAACCATTGAAATCATTATCAGAATTCTGAGCAACCCATTTTCTCATGGCAGTCCAGTTTTTCTTTTCAATCATATCAATGAGAGGTGTAAGTTTTTCTTCTGATAATGTCGCTAGTAGACCACTATCGATTACACCACTTGCACCATATCGTTGTACTTCATTAATGCATCGTCTGAAATCTGGAAAGAACTTTAGTATAAGTTCTACTAATACCTTTTCATCATACTTGATACCCTCATTGTCACATATAGATTTTAATCTATCAAGACCACCCATTGCGAGTTTTTGTTTCTCACTCTTAGGTATAGAAAAATCGATTACAGTACATCTACTATGTAGAGGTGCAATGATTCTATTCTTGTAATTACATGTAAAGATAAATCTACAATTACTTGAGAACTCTTCTATGAAGTTTCTCAATGCCGGTTGAACTGAATCAGCAGATATATAATCTGCCTCATCAAGAATGACAACTTTAGGACCACCGGCAAGAGATACAGTAGATGCAAAGTTTTTGATTTTAGTTCGCAAAGTGTCGATAAGTCGGCCTTCGTCACTGCCATTGATAACAATGAAATCAGCGCCTAACTCATTACAGAGTGCCTTAGCGACGGTTGTTTTGCCTGTTCCCTGTGAACCACAGAGCATCAGATTTGGTATTTCGTTATTGGAAACAAACTCTTTGAATGTTTTCTTGACGCCTTTTGGTAGTATAGTATCGTCAATGATAGTAGGACGATACTTTTCTACATATAAAAATTCATTTGTATTCATAATTAAAGAGAACAAACCCCTCCGAGTGTTCGTGTATTAGACCATTGATGATGAGATTCTAATACTCCCATGAAAGTAGCGGAGACTGGCGCTGTTTCACACATAATATATATGTTAAGCGCTGTAAGAACTATCTGGTTCTAAAGCAATAAAGTACTCTAAATCTACATCTTTATTCTTAAAGTGTGAGATGCCTTTAGAAGATACTGCAACTGTATAGTTGCCATCTAAAACTTTCAAGTTCTCAATCTTGAAGTTCATTGTGAATGTTGCACCATTGCCTTCGCCTACAGTTCTACTGAATGTATTTGAAGTTGTGTTCTTTTTATCAGTCACTTGCATCTCGATTTTAGTACCATCGGATGTAAGAACTAAATCATTTACACCCAATACTGAAGCTGCCTTTTGCAATTCAGTTAGAAGTGTAGAAGTTAAGTCAATACTAATCTCTGCATCTGGCATGGTAATCATCTTCTCTGGTGAAGTGACCATACCCTCTGAGGCATAGAAATATGTTAGAGATGTATCAGCATCTGCAATCGCCAACGAAGCTTCGTTGAAGTTGAAGTCTGGATTCTCCATTAGACTTGTTGCACCTAGAAATTCTACTAGATTGTAGATACTAAATGACTTGTCGAATGTTTCTGGTATCGTTGCGACTGCCAGAATATTCTTCATGTTAGATATCGTCTTAAGTTGATTACCTGAATCAACTTTGATACCTGAATTAATAGTAGCGAAGTTTTTTAATATCGCCTTTGTTTCACTTGAAATTTTCATTTCTTGTCTCCTTTATAGCCTGATTCTTCAAGCATTAATTTATCGTGATTGTTCAATGCAAGGAATCCATAATGAATTACCTTTAAAAGGTCGGCACGATTTTTCCCACCTTTTTTGCCGTATCGTTGGGCATACTTTAAAATATTCCCAATACAGAAACCTTCACCGTGTCCTGCATCCATAATGAATTCAGTTGCCTGATATTTGTTCAGACTGTAGTGTTGGTCATATGTTGAGTCTACATAAGAAGAGAACTCCTTTAGAAGTTCTCCCTCATTGTATTTGTAGTCAATACCACTTTTGGTATTAGTTGACTTAGTAAATAAACCCATATTAATCATTATACTCTGAAGACTCTGAATCGTCAATAGAGTTTTCTAAATGAACACCATCGTCAACTTTGGTGTAGAGGTCTAGAACAGCATTTCTAGTTTCTTCATCGAATCTAGATATGCACATTGTAATCGCCTTGAGTTTGTCACCAAACATCTTGTAAGCACTGACAATGTGAACAAGTCTTCTTGTTGTAATCACATCATCAATGGCGCCTTCATAATAAGTTTTTCTGATTATGTCAGCCCAATCAACTAGTTTCTTAACGAAGTCTTCATCGACATCGCCAGTCAAAGCCATTTCTTGTTTCAGAATATTTCTCTCAGTAGTCACTGGTGGATATTCTTGTTGCATCGTGATAGCGAATCTTTCAAGCATCGCCTCATTCATGATTTGAGTACCAATGAACTTGCCATCTTCAGACCCTTGGCCCTTGGTGTTGGCAGTAGCGACAACAGTAAACCCTGGTGTCGGTGTGACCCACTCACCAGTTTTCTTGATAAGGTAACCTTTGCCCTCAAGAACTGATTGTAGACACATCATTTTGTTAGACCCTAAGTCTACTTCGTCAAGAAGTAATACAGCGCCTTTTCTCATTGCCTTGATAACTGGACCTTCTCTGAAGATGATGTTGCCATTCTGCAAAGTGTGACCACCCATTAGGTCGTCTTCGTCTGTCTCAATAGTGATATTGACTCTGAAGAGTTCTCTCTTCAATTGAGCACAAGTTTGTTCAATCATTAATGTTTTACCATTACCTGAAAGACCAGTCACAAAGAAAGGGAAGAACATTTTAGAGTTGATTATGTTCTTGACATCTTTAGCATGACCAAACGGTACATAGTTTGGCATTTTTTCTGGAATGATTTTTACATTATCATCAATCATGTTGACCGAAGCAGTAGCAGCGGCAACTGGCATTTGTTGAACTTGAGGTGCAACTTTTGGAACTGTTAAAGGTTCTGGTTTAGAAACTGCAACAGTCGTACCGTTATTATCAATCGCAAGGATTGGTGTTAGATTGAAAACAGCACCATCTTTAAAATTGTACCTGTTTGATTTCAACCAGTATGGAAAATGGCCCAATGAATTGAACTGCTCTTTCGAGAATTGCAATTGATTCGGATATTTCTCCTTTAATGCCTGAATGAATTCTTTCCTGTCAGGTGTCAGGTGGAAATTTTTATCTCCCAGATTTATCGACTCTGTTGGGTCGTATGTCCACTTACTCATAATTTGTCTCCGTTAAAGTAGTTTTATTTCTCATCAGTTATTATCCTATCAAAAAGTTAGGGTCATTGTCAACCCTATTCAATTTCTTTTAGTAATCTTTCCATGTCAATTGCAATAGAGGTCTTCTGACCTTTTCTCATTGTGGTGTATGAGTCGTTGTTAACCCAAAACCTAAATGCCTTACATTCAACCTCTTCTTCGCCACAAGCCTTTTGCCTAGGGCAATCAAACTTTACGCAAGGTCCTTTACCGACCTGTTGTATGGCGTCTTGAAATTTATCAATATTAATAGTACCTATCATTTCCATTATGCAATCTCCTTTATAAATTCGTTAGTTAGAAATCTTGATGTTGACTTGCCTTTCTGATTTCTTTTGAAAGCGGCAGTCACTCTGTTTTTGTTTGCACCAATGAACTCTTCGCCAAGTTCATCTTCGCCTGTCGTAGCAAGATTAGATGCAGTGGTCAAGAACAATTTGTTGTAACCCTTGGTGTCAACTACTACACCTGATTTTCTCATATCTCTCCACAACCCATCAACTTCTTCCCAAAAGTTTGGTATAATGTATTCACCCATTTGTTGAAAGTCTCTTTTCTTGGTGAAGACAAAGTAACCAGTCACGGTCACATTACAAGTTTCTGATAACCACTCTAAGATGTTTTGAGTTTTCTCGAAGTCGTTTCTACCATATCTTGAATTAGTCGTGTAAAGGAAGTTCTTGTTGATGTATGGGTCAATGAAACTTCTCTCTCTCTGAGCAGACCAGTAGTAATCATCGCCTGCCTGAGCCTTATAGTCAGCAGACTCAACTTCTGATTCTTCAAAGAAGTCACTTCTGAAACTGAACCCATCGGTGATGATTGTTAGAATTGATTTCTCAATACCATACTGTCTGTTGAACTCTGGTAAGAATTTTCTCATAGCAACTAGGCATTCGTCAAGTGGTGTACCACCCAATCTATAATTTTCAGGACAGCAGTATCTTGAGAATCTTGCATCACCCCAATATGAACTACCTGATTCCCATTCTTGAATAGAACTGAATACTGAATTGTATTCTTCAACAAGTTTTATTCCCTTTGGTGAACCACCCCAGCAATCATGAAGTTCATTGTGCATGTACCCAACAAGGATACAAGATAAGTAATCTAGCATCTCTGAATATTTTCTATTAGATATTTCGTTAGACATAATCTCAACAAGTTTTGCCTTGCCACTTGAGTAGTCAAGTCTGTCTTGTCTTACAATAGAATCTGAGAAGAGATATACTCTGTAAGGAATGTTTACTTTTCTACAGAACTCTGAAAGTATAATTGATTGTTCTAACATGTCAGCAGCTTCGTTGTGAATAGAACCAGACCAGTCAAGTAAAACATTGACACCATGGTTCTTGCCATCTGGAATGTAAGTGACTCTTTTGAAGATATCATCTACAATCTGATACTTAGCAAGTCTATTCATATCAAGGTCACCACTAGTGCCTGTATATGCCTTTGCACTTCTATGTGCATTTTGTCTTAACTCAAACTCTTTTGCCATATGGGCAACAATCTTTTTGTTTTTGTTTTGAAGATGTTTTCTGTAATGTTTACCAAGAACTAAAGTATTACTTCTCTCGTTGACAGTTTCTTGTTTTCTCTCTTCAGTGTAGTATCTTGGGTCTTCTTTTATCAACTTGTCATAGTCAACACCAGCAAACCAACTCTGCCAATCAGATGTAATTTGTTTGTTGTCATAAATCATTGCATCTATATCAGTACTTTTGAATCTAGTTCTCAAATCAATATTAGTTTTGATGTTTGCCTTTTCGTCAACAAAATCATCTTCATTATTATGTGCATAGTGTTCAGTGATTGATTCTCTAGCGCCATCTAATTCATCATATTTGCCATCGAACTTGCCACCCTTGGCGCCAGATTCTACAAGAGTCTCTTCAACTTTATCACCCTCTTCTTCTATGTCGCCCTCAGCGTTTGATTTATCTTCTTCTTCTTCACTCTCTGGTTCATCATCTGACTCTTCACCACTCATTGGAGATGATTCAGTCTCGTCTTCTTCATCATCATCTTCTGATTCAGGCATTTGCATCTTAGAAAGTTTTTCGTCTTCTTCATCTCTCTCTTCATTTTCTTTAGAGTATTCGTAGATTGAATTTGCACATTCGACAACTTCTTCCCAAGTCTTACATGATTCTGCCATGTCTAAGAATTCTTGTTCGGTCTCATTTAGTTTGATGTTGACTCTAGAACCACACTTAGTAATAAGATTGATTTTGTCAATCAATGCAAGTTCTTGTAAGTTTCTGCCCTCGATGCCGAAGAAGTTTTTTTCCATAAGTTCATTGTATGCCTTAAAGAAAGAAGTTCTCAACCCTTGATACTTTTGTTTGATTGCCTTCTCGATTCTTACATCTTCAACAACATTAAGATAACCCTTAAGAGTTCTATTCTCAGTTAGTGTAGAGTGAAGTCCCTCGTAAGGAGTATTCAGTGCGTGGCCAACTTCGTGTCCCATGAACAAGTCATATAGTTCAGGAGAAATATCATCTTTGAAAGTAGGACAAGCAAGTACCCTATTCTTAACATCAAAGTATGCAGTCGGTATTTTTTTATGTACAATCGTAAGATTTTCTGTTGCCATTAATCTTGCGAGAGAGTCTTTTTGGTTTTTAAGTTTTTCTGTCATGTTTATATCCTATCAAAAAGTGAGGGTCATTGTCAACCCTCGAGCGAATTGACCATCGATTCAATATTACTTACTTCAGATGATATAGAACCTATATCTGATTCTAATGAACTTATACTTGATGATAAACTATCTAAATTAGATTCTAGTTGACTTAGCTGGCTCGCCAGTTCATCTCCTATTTCTATGAGTTTATTCATGATTTGTGTTTCTGTTGGGTGTCCCATTTCTTCTCCTTTTTTGATTCAGGAGTAGGATAACAAAAAGTTAGGGTCGCTGTCAACCCCTAGGTATTTCGAATAGTGTCTTCGTTTAGATTTAGGTCATCGACTGGATATATAGGCATGGCTCTATCGATGTCTGTGGTGAACCACATTGAGATTGTATGTCGTGGGTGTCTTCTAACCTTTTGAACACCATGTGGTATGTAAATACCTTGAAACAAAAGACCAGAACCTGTTTCAGGTTCATAGATTTCGCCATCTGGAATATAGGTTCTACCACCTCTAAAATTATCATTGAGATAAAGAATACAAGTCCATTCTCTAGCAGGTTTGTCTTCGTGTGTTCCGGCGTTCATCTGTTGATTTGAGTATGTGTCTAAATGTGGTTCTTGAACACCACCTATTGGCCATTCATTAAGACCCACCATTTCAGGAAATACAACTTGGTCTGATATCTTTCTTATTTCGCCTACAAGATTGACCATAACTTCGGCCATACATTTTCTGATATAATTATTCTTAATATGCATAAGTCTGATACCTGTGTAATCAGACCCATCACCAATTGCTGTTAAGTGTTTATGACTCTTGTGAAACTCTATCATCTCTTGACACTGTTGTGGTGTCAATAGATTCTGAATCATCTTTGGTGGATTGCATTCCTTGGAAGTATCTTGCCAGTGCAATTCTTCTTTCATACTCTAACCTCTTCTTTCTTTCTTTTACTCTTGCCTTTTGGGCTCTTTCAAGTTTTAATCTAGATGCTCTCTGTAAAAACAGTATACCGTTCAGGTGGTCAATTTCGTGTTGCACACATCTTGCACCTATGCCTTCTAGTACAGCACTTTTCTCTTCACCTGTTTCATCTTGATATGTAAATTCGATTGTCTTAGACCTTTTAATCATTAAGAATAAATCTGGAAAGGATAGACAACCCTCTTTCATTAAATCTGTTTCTTGAGATACTCTAGTCAACTTAGGGTTGAAATAAGGAAGAACTTTAGACTCTTCGTCACCCTCGTGCATAGTTCTCATAACAAATAATCTATATGGTAAACCAACTTGATTTGCCGATAGACCTAAACCCCCAAATTTGTCCATTGCCTCTGCCAGGTTCTTGGCAATTTCAATTGGGTCTTCTGGTGGATTTTCAAAGTCAAACTCCGGAGGTGGAGTTCTTAATACTTGTGATGCTTCTTCTATTAATTGATACATAGTTTTATTTATGAAATTGCGATACGGCTGAAGTTCTTGTGTTTCTCAAATCGAACCACTTCTTCAAACTTATCATATAGTTGGTCTCCTTTATGGGAGATAATAAATGCATTTGTCTTCTCATTCAGTGAGTTCAGTAATTTTAAGAAATCATCTGTACCTTGTGAATCTAAAGAAGAATCAAACACCTCGTCTAGTATAAGTATGTTGGTGTTTACTGAGTTTTTGATTCTTGCGACTGCTCTCCATGTGAACAACAACGAAAGGTCAATTCTCATCTTCTCTCCTTGTGAGAAGTTATCATACTTAAATATATCTCTAAATCTGGACTTGATTGTTTCTTCGAATGATTCATTCAATTCAAATCCAACATAGAATTCTAAATTTGCAAGATACTTGTTAATCATCTTGTTCATGACTGGTACATACTGTTTGATGATTCTCTGTCTTACACCTTGGTCTCTTAATAGAGTTGTTGCAAGGTCAAAGTAATGTTGTCTATCTGTTAAACTTTCTTTCTTAGTGTGTAATTTATCTAAATCATCTTCAGCACTTGTAAGTCTATCACTTACACCAGAGTCAGCATTAATCTCACTTTGTAAGTCTTTTACTTCGCTATTGAGTTTTTCTACATATTTCTGATTAGATAAAACTTCTGTTTGGTGTAAACCAATCTTTCTCTGAATTTCTTCTATTTCTCCGATGACGGTTTGTATTTCCGCCATTCTATTTCTGGATGCTTCGATGGTTTCTCCAATTGAAAGAACTGCCGTCTTGAGCTCTGCAACCTTATCTGATTTTTCTTTAATGCATTTCGTCTTGTGGTCTTCATCTAATCCTTGTTTACATACTGGACAATCATCGTTGTTTTGATAGAACTCAATTTCTTTAAGTGCCTTCTTCTGAGAATCTTCAAGTCTCTTCTCTAAATCTAATGCTTTTTTGAGTCTATCGCCTTGTGGGTCTCTATCTGATATAGACCTTTGTTTATCTTTTACTTCGTCTTGTTTTACACCAATACTTTTCATAACAGAAGTTATGTTATTCTGAGTTTCTTGTATTGTATTTTCATACTTCGCAATCTTCTTGTCACGATTCTTTTGTAGTAGACTCATCTGTTCATTAAGACCACTAATTCTTTCTTCTAGTAATTCTGTTTCGTGTTTAGTTTCTCTGACATCTATATTGTGTTGGGTGACTTTCTTCTTAAGTATATCTTGCATGGTAGAAAAGATACTTATATCCAGTAAGTCTTCTACTAGTCTTCTTCTTTCTACTGACTTTAATTGCATAAAGGGAGTAAAGTTAGCAGAACCCAATACTGCAACTTGAGTAAATGAACGAAAGGACATTTTAAGAATGTTCTTCTCTAAGTGTTCTTGATAATCTCTAACTGTTGCATCTTGATTGAGCATTGTACCGTTGACATATAACTCAAACTTATTTGGTTTAGCACCTCTTATAACTTTGTATGATTTTCTACCAACTGTAAATTCTATCTCTACTACTAGGTCTTTTTGGTTGATAGAGTTTACCAATAAGTCTTTTTTAAGATTACGAAAACCTTTACCATACAATACAAAACACAATGCATCTAACAGTGTGGACTTGCCTGCACCATTATCTCCAACTATTAATGTTGTCTGCGACCTGTCTAGGTCGAAACTAGTAAATGTGTTTCCAGACGATAACAAGTTCTTGTATCGTATTTTGCTAAAATTAATCATAGGTAATTATGTTCTTCAAGTGCTTCATTATACAACGAAGTCATCAATTCGAGAAGTGGTTTTTTCTGACCTTGTATTTCCAGACCGTCTACATACTTCTCTAATATTGTAAGAGTGTCTTCTACACCCTCAATGTCATCATCGTCCATTAAGTCCATATGTTTGTGGTCATCTACAACTACAACATGCAAAGGATTAGCAGAATGTAATTTATCGACCATCGAATCGAACCAGTATGGATTGTCTTTGTTTACTACGATAACTTTACAGAATTTACCTGTGTACTTTGAATAATCTTTATTACTGATTGTCTCAAATGTTTCTTTACTATCATCGTAAAATACTTTCTCAAACATAGTCAAAGGATTATGAACTGGCATCATCTCTCTTGTCTCAGTGTCAAAGATATGAAAGTATTTGTTATCTCCATAATCTGACCATGTAAATTCCATTTGAGAACCTAGATACTTGATGTTCTTAACTTCAGACTTTTGATGAAAGTGACCACTATAAACTTTGTCAAATCGTTTTAGATATGTGTGGTCTAGACCATGTTGACATGTCATGCCTGGCATCATCAATGCACCTTCAATTTCAAAGTGACCCATACATGTATCTGCATTTGCACTGAGTAGAAAATCTATACTATCAGCATAGTTCTCATTATTAATCCAAGGAACAAGTGCGAGATTAACTCCGTCAAATTCTTTTACAATGGGATGATGTATAATATTAATCGAATCACTTTCGAATAGTAATAACTCTGGTGCATTTACTTCATTCGTATTCTTATAGTAGACATCATGATTACCCAATATCAAATCCATAGAGATGCCTCTTTCTAGCATTGGTTTGATGAAGTGGTCTCTATTTGCTTTTAGAGAGGCGAAGTTTACAAACTTTCTTCTGTCGAAGTAATCGCCCAAGTGTAATATGTGTTTGATGTCGTGTTCATCTAAGTATGGGAAGAATACTTCCTCATAAAATCTGCCTTGATATTTGGACATCTCCAACATATCGCCACGAACACCAGCATGTGTGTCGTTAAGAATCGCTATTTTCATTCAGTAAATTTATCCAGACCTTTTTCTTTCTTTGTTTTTTCTCTTTTGGTTTTTCGTGGTTGATACTCAACATGATTCATGTTGTCTTGCATCCACTCTACATTGGTATTGACCATTCCAGTTGTATCGCCGTCTATGGAATCCAGTGTTTCTTGTGTTATGTCTGATATGACTTGTTGCTTAATGTAAACTTGTTTCTTTTCTTTCTGAATTCTTCTTAAGAAAGCATAATAACAAATTTGCGTTATATAAGCAAAAGCATTGTTTGATTTTTCTACATTGAAGTTTTTGATATATTGTATGCAATTCTCTATACCATCACATATCATTTCATCTCTGTAAGTGTAGTTTATGAAGTTTGGTCTTGTAGATAGTCGAGTAGCAATCTTATAGATGCACTCTCCTATGTAGTTAGACATTTGCGGAGGTGTTTTACCTTCTGCCTGGGCGAGCTTTACTTTCTCGTTAAACTCGGCGACTGCGGCTGTGAACTCTTTGTTATTAACATAGTGTTCTTGTTGTTTTGCGTTTTTTGCCATGATGTACTTATTATACTAGGTTAGTTGTTGTAAGGATAGTGGTTTTTTAAGTTAATTAATTTTAAATTAATTTCAAAACCCCCTTGTGGGAATCAGGAATAGTATGTTAAGATAACTATGTCGCCAGGGTCAGGATCCATATAAGAAACAATCCAGGTATAACAGTAAAGATACTCCCTACCAATATTGCAATTATTAATACATTTAGATAGGTTACAACAAACTCATCTTCTTCTTTTCCCATCCCTAGTAAAAGTTTAAGAATTGTTCTAAAATACGATACTATTGACATAAAACATAACTAACATCATTCCAAATACGACTATCTGTATGACGGCGGGTATGACTACGAAAAGTTTCATAACATCAAAATCCCCTTTCATAAAGAAATCATCTTCATGCCACTTCTGAACTTCTTCAGGAGTTGCATCTCTATTTTTATTTAGTGCGAGTGGAAGTTGGTGTTGATAACTCATTGTGGTACTAGTGATACGATTGATATAATAAAGACCAACAGAAGTGTTGCCACCTCTGTTGCGTCCTTAAGTTTTTCTGTGGTTCTCTTTGACATTCTTACATGATGCCTTTCGACATGAATATGATTATCCAAGGTAATAAAATAGGAAGAGTCAATAGTGTCATAAACTCAATTCCTTCCATGATGCTGGGTAGCATTTCTTTCAGGTCTTCGAATCGTCCCACCATGCTCTTCGCAATTCTGATTGCAGTTGACATGGTTTCTCCAGTTTATATATTAATAATAATGATAAATGTATATAATAAATATGTATGATTACATCTTCATACGCACTTATTTAGTTAAATTGAAAACCTAATGAATTGTCTTTTCGATATCAAAGTCTTCATCGAAATCTTCTAGTTCTTCTTCAAAGGCAATGTCTTCTCTATATGAAGTCATCATCTCTTGCATCTTTCTCTGTAGGTTATCTCTTATTTTATTCTCTTCTGCTGATGCAAGTGGCACACTCTGATTTTCAATCATATCGAACCATCTTGCTGATGCATTATCATAATAGGGAATAAATTGTGGGTTCATAGTATTTCTATGAACAACCTCAGTCTTAGGTAATTGTACTCTCTCATCTGAACTCAAGGGTGAGTATGGATAGAAAACTGCATTTGTTTTTGCAATTCCTGGTATGAGAGATAATTGACATATCATGGGTAAAGTTATTTCTAAGTAATCACCACAATCCTTTGTCATACCAACAAGTTCTGTACTGTCTTTAAGTCTTATAACTTCGTATCTACTTGGTGTTAAATCTGTTGGTCTTGTCATTTAAGGTCAAATTGTTTTAGTTCGTAAGAAAAGTTCTCTTCATTGTATATATTTATCCTTTCCTTTAGGTGGTTTAGCGTATGATTTTCACATTGTAAATCATCTGCAATATCAAATAACCTCATCTCAGTCTTACCTTCTGCCTTACGAAGACCACGACCAATAGACTGTAAGTTTCTTATTCTTGATTTAGAGGGAGATGCAAAGACAACATTATCTATTCTTTTAATGTTTACTCCTGTTGAGAATGTTCCGTATGACGCCAGTATGACATTATCACTTGCCTTTTCTACGACTTCTCTTACATTCTCTCTATCTTCTACATCTGTACCACCATATACATAATGTAGTTTATCTCCTAATCTATCGAACATTTTTTTATGTAGCAAGACTCCATGTTTCTCTACATACTGAAACAACACTAAAGTATTACCTTTCAGCGAATATACTAGATTACATATAAATTCGTTTCTACTTTCATTTGATACTAAGTAGTCCATCTCATCCTGATACGACATTTTTTTCTGTTTAGTATGACGGAGTATGACACAATCAATATTCAAATTTGCGATTGTTCCTTCTTCCATAAGTTGTGCCGAAGATACTACTTTCTTAACAGGACCAAATAGTCCTTCTAGTTGTAATCTATGAACTTCTGTACCATCTAATGTTCCTGTAAGACCAACTCTAATTGCAGTGGTATTCATCTTCTCTAAGATACCTTTGAGTGTTTGTGCCTTGAATAGATGTGCCTCATCTCCTATGACTACATCAAACGATTGCATGACCTCTTTAGGTGCTTTAGCAAAACTCTGCCATGTAGTAACCGTAATGTCAGCAGGAAATACAGGTTGACCACTATAAATTTTACATACTTGTTTATCATATCCATACTCCTGAAAATCTTTTGTCATTTGTTCTACTAACGATGTAGTGGGAACAATTATAATTGTTTTCATGTTGTAGTATCTGGCTATCATATATATGATTAAGCTCTTGCCAGATGCCGTAGGAGACAAAAGAAGTTGTCTACCATACTTGACTGTCTCTTTGAATGCTTCGAGTTGGTAATCTCTAGGAGCAAAGGGTAAGTTTAAGTCTTCTACATTCCAATCTTTGAGTTTATGTTTGTGTCCGATAACATCTTCTATGCCCTCAAAATCAAATCCTCTTTCTCTACAAAACTCGTCAATGTAGGGTAGTAGACCTATGTATATCTTCTGAGTTTTTAGAGAGAAGAGTCTTACTTTACCATCCCACCATTTGTTTTTGTAAGATGGCATGAACTTGGCGCCAGGTACAGTAAATGAGAAAAAGTCGTATAAGTCTCTTGCTAGACCTTTATCACAATTTACTTTGAGAAAACATTCATCTACTTTAGAAACAGTGACTAGATTAGACATAAGGATTGCCATGAAACCAACTAACTAAAGATATTCTAGTGCCTCTGGTAACTGGTGTGACTTGATGATGTACGAAAGACGGAAATACAATTAGAGTTCCTCTTTCTTTACCACTAAAGGGTACTGTTTTAATATAATCGTCTACTGGTACATTCTGAAGAGTTTTGTTATTTCTTAACATGTCAAACATACCCTTTGGTTCTATCCATTGAAAGTTTCCACCTTCATAATCATCTGGACTAGACAATTGAATTGTTGAACTTAATTTTCTATAACGACCACCATGAGATTGTTCTGAATCTCCTGAATCTGTATGCCATGTATAGAAGTCTCCTTGTACTCGTGCTTCTGGTCTATGTCTGTATGTTGTGTATTGATGATGTTCTACATAATCCCATTGGTGCATCCAATTTGCATCTACTGATGCCATGTTAATGCCAGCTTCAATTTTTGTAGCAATATCTTCGGGAAACTCTTCGTGTATTAACCATCTGATATCTGATTGTCTAATACTATCATCAATTGTGCCTTGTTCTTGTACATCTGGCGCATCTAAATCGTCTGTTCTTTGACCTACACCGCCAATGACTTCTTCATATCTATTTGCAAATTGAACTATTCTATCGCACTCATGTTCAGTGAAATAACTAGGATATATCATTGCATAGTTTCTTAGATTCATTATTGACCTGCCATAAATTTACGCCACTCGATTGTATTCTTAATAGTTTGATGTCTCCAAGTGATATTATCCATGCATCTTTTTATAAAGTCTACAGTCACCTCTAAGTAATCAATCTTTGCCTTAAGTTTAACTAAATCTTCATCAGCGTTAAAAAAGTAATTGAAATCGTTCTTCATTATTTTAAGACCATCGAATGGGTCTGTTTGCCAACCAAGTTCTTGTATCTTATCATCGTCAAGTTTTCCATTGAACCACATCCACTTATACTTAAGTAGTTGATTGTAGTCTTGGTTGTATTTCTTTAACAGTAAGATTTTACTTGTTAATAAGTCGGAATACTTTGCGTGTAGTTTGGGAACATGTAAAGATGCTGTATCTAATTCGATATCATCTATCTCACAATCCTTCACCCATTGTTCTTTCAATTGTTCTAAATTCATAATATACCATTATACACCATATGGCGTAAAATTACGAGGTGGTTTTAATTTCGTAATACGAGAATCTAAACGATACAGAAACTATTGCCGGTTCGGCATCTGCACCAGATTCTAATTCAATTGACCCCAATGATACAGGAAATGCATCATGGAATCTTATGTACCTGTTGGGTACATTTTTGTTTGTGTTTATCACTAATGTGATATCTGAGTATTGATTTCTATCATTGTCGATAGATGCAAGTATGTTAGTTCTATTTACAGCAGTATCAGTGTATGTGCCATACAATGCTGGGTCATTCAAAGGAACTATAGAGTCTATCCAATTGTATATCTCTGAGAAGTTCTCTAAGTCTTCGTCAACAATGAATGATACTTCTAATGTATCAAATGATGCCTTATCTCCTGGAAAGAAAGCATCTAGACCAACACCTGCTGATTGAACAGTTTCGCCAAATTGAACACCTGGTATGTTTACTGTTCTAACATAATACTCTACAGTAGGAACTTTATCTATGAGTAGTCTAAAGTTATTTCTGTTTAGTATTGACTTGTTTATATCTGTTTTTATACCCATAATACTATTTATGCGAAAAGGGGACCGAAGTCCCCAAAAGTTTACTTCTCGTTTACAAACTCATTCAATTCACTTGCAACAGAAATTATCTCCTGTGCATCGATTGATTTTGTTGGTAAAGGTTTCTTATCATCTGGATGATTATCGTTGTGCGAGTAAACCGCATCAATCTTCCTTTGTAAGTTTTCGATTAGTATGGATTGCGCCATACTTAGTAAATCGGCTCTTATTTCATAACCGCTCTTTCCTTGATTTGCCATATTTTCCTCCGTGTGTGTGTGTTTATGACTGTATCTTTATGATACAATAGTATTTAGTGCGCTAAAAAAAAGGGTCTCGAAAGACCCTTTTTAACTCGATTAAAATCGAAACTACTAAGTTTACAGGATATTTGAAACTGCAATCTTTCTGTAGTATTGGTTTACACCAGCAGTACTTGCTAAAGTAGATGTAGGAGTAGCACCTACGAATGGATTTGCAACCATACCGTATCGTGTTTTGAAACCAATTTTCGGTTGGAATGTGTTCTCGCCAACTGCACGAACCATTTGTAATGGAACATACGGACAATAGAACATACCAGCGTCATAAGGGTTACTTCCTCTATAACCTACTGTCATGTAGTCTGACCCAGCATATGGGTCGATGTATACTTTAACTCTTCCGTTAAGAACACCAGCAAATGTATTGCCTGTGTCATCAACATTTAAAGAAGTTGAAAGTGCTGGAGCGTAATCTAATACGCCTGCCATTGAAAGAGCAGATGCAACATCACTAGAACATAGAATAAAGTTACCTTTACCTCTACGAGTTTCTTTAGCAATCTTGTTTGATTCTCTTTCGATTTGGAATAATAAACCTTTGAACTTTTCAACTGACCATCTTCCGTTAGCGTCAACATCTAAGTTAAAAGTACCAGCAGATGCAGTGCCTTCAGCACCAGTTTTTGCTTGTACATTTACACTTCTTACTACTTCTCTGTTAATTTCAGCAAGTATTTCTGAAGATAAGATGTTTGCTAACTCAGACTCAGCGTCAAGACCGTGGATAGCTTTTAAGTCTTGTGCAAGTTCGAGTGTATATTCTGCTTTTAATGCTCTGGATACAGCTGTCACTGTTGATTTCTCAATTGTGAAAGACATTTCAGCGAATTCGTTTGTTGCGGAATCGCCTAATGCTTCAGCTTTATCTGTGTCCATACCAGTTGGAGTTGCATTTTTATATGCATTTGAACCGGCAAATGGATCGCCCTCTCTAGCAGCGTATAATCCAGACTCACCATCAACTCTTCCATGGTCGTGTGAAGCATCTTGTACTTCGTTCACTCCCATAGCTTCTGTTTGATTAAGTCTAGTACTACCTGTAGGGTAATCTTGGTATCTTGCTTTCATAGCGAAGATAAGTCCTGTAGGACCAGTCATCGGTTGAACACCGCAAATGTCGTAAGCAACGAGATTTGGCATAGCTCTACGCACTAAACTAATTAGGATTGGATCCCAGTTAGATATGGCAGAACCAGTAGCATTTAAAGGTGCAGCTTCTGAAAGAACAGCTCTATCTTCGTTTAGGGCTTTTTCTTGGTTTTCAAGAATTACTGCTGTGACTGCTCTTTTGTAGTTGTCTTCGATTTTTGGCAAATCGGAGTGTTCTAGAATAGGGCTCCACTTTTCTTGTAAGTTTTCTGATAAAAACATTTTTATTTCCTTTAAATACCCTTAGGGTTTATCCCAAAGGGTTTAGTTTACTAATAGCAGAAGCGTACTGATTCATTGTAGGGTCAAGTCTTACTTCATTCTCTTCTGAGAAATCACCAGTTCCTTCTTCTACTACAGTTTCTTCTGCAATGTTTTCTTCTTTTGGAAAGTAAGCGTTCTTTAGTTCTTCAACTTTATCACTAAAGTCTTCAGCACTAACGAAATCTACACCTTCTGCAAGAGAAACCATTTTCTCTGTTTGTGATTCAGATAGGTCTTTACAGGCCTCTGAAATCACGGTGCCTCTTTTGAGTTGGTCGTTCTCTGCAACAACTTCCATATTTTTAGATACTTCGTTGTCTAGTTTCTCTTCCATCTCATCAAGACGATTTGCGAGTTCATCAATAACATCGTACTTATCTTCAGGAATTTCAACATAATGTTCTACGAACAATGCTTTCATACCTTCGATAAAGTTTTCTGTCATTTCTGACCTCAAACCCCTTTCTATAGCAAGTTCGTTTTCTTTCGTCCACTCTTCTGCACAATACGATAGATACTTATCAACTGCTTCTGTTAGGTCGCCTTTGACAGTTTCTACTGAGGTTTTTAAATTTTCTGAATAAGTTGTTTCTAACTCTTCTTTTATTTCTGCAACTTTTGAAGTGACAGCAGCCTTAAAGATAGTTCTTGCCTTTTCAGAATTTTCTTCTGATAAGTCTAGAGCTTCTGAAATTTTTGATAGGTCGTCCTCTATCTCCATTTCAACGAGGTCTGAATCAATTTCTGAGGATTCTTTTACTTCTTCCTCATCATCTTCATCTTCATCATCTTCTTCGTCTTCTTTCTCTTCTTTAGTCTTAGCTTCAATAATTGAATTGTAAGTTTCTTCGACTGTTTCTTCGTCTGAACTCTTTAAGAATTCTACGATGTTTCTCGCAATCTCTGCTTTAGTCAAGGATTCGTCAACCTTCTTTGAGTCTTCGTCTTCGTCTTCATCGTCAACTTTCTTCATTTCTGAATACATTGTTGATAAATCTGATTTACTCATATCCTTCATTGCGTTGACCATAGCCTTGATAGTTTGCATCTTAGAAGGTTTCTCTGATTCGGAAACTTCTTCTTCTTTAACATTCTTCAACTTAGGTTGCTTCTCGGCAGGCGATTCACCTTTCTGTTGAGCGTCACCGCTAACTTCTTTGGTTCCTTTCTCTGCGCTCTTAACTGATGCAACTGCTTTGTCAACAGGATTTTCTTCTGGTTTGACGACTTCAGCCTTACCACCGTCTATTTTGGCGGCATCGGATGAACCTTGCTTAACAGGTTTTGAGTCACCTTTTTCGGCTTTCGAATTTGGCTGCATAGCCTCTGCGATTGCCTGTTCTAGGTTTTTTTCTAAATCTGCCATTTTTTTCTCCTGTTTGAGTTTTAGCTTAACTCTTTTATTTATATATTATAGGTTCTCTACGAACTTTTTCCACATGTTTAATTTGGTTTCTTCAAGTTTATTCATCTTTGCAGTCCTTAATTTGTTCTGCATAACTTCAATGTCTTGTGCTTTCAGTACACCAGATTCATAGACCCATTCTACACCTTCCATGATTCCTTCAACGAAGGCTTCTGGTGCGGAGGGGTCTGCAACGATATCAGCTGCGGTTGCAAGTTGAAAATCGCCTTTAACATATTGGGCACCACCTCTTTGTTCGAGCGAACCCAAACCTCTTGATGATACGCCAAGTTTTGCACCATCATTAATCAAATTTCTTACGATTTGACCGTTTGGGGTGCTTAAAATTTTTGCTCTTCCCATGAAATTAGAACCATCTTCTTCTAATTTTGTTATCATGTGAGATACTTTGTCTAAATTGATTGTTGGTCCGTCAGGATGTCCTAACTCACCAAATGCTCGTCCTTTTTCAACGAACTCTTTACAGTAGCGGTCTACTTCTTTTTTCATTACTTCTTTTGGATAAACTCTGCCGTTTCTGTTTTTAATGTCGGCCTGCATGAATACACCTTCAATGAAGTAATCTTTCTCGCCCTTTTCGTTTTCTTCTACGATTACTGGTTCAATTGCGTAATCAACAAATTCAGATATTAGTTTCATTTATAACTCCTAAAATTTCTTCTAATGAGATGTCTTCTTCATTCATTTGCTTCATTACCATTTTAATATTCTTCATCTCTTTTTCAGCTTCTTTCATGTTTCTGTATGGGTCTCCCATTGAGACTGTATTAACATAAACATGAATCTTGCCTCGTTTATCTTCGCCGAATCTTATGTCCAGTGTTTTACTGCCTACTTTTTCAGTAGACTTCTTAACTTCTTTCTGTTCTGACGGAAGTTTAAACTTCGCCTCATTAAGAATCGTTGTTATCTGGTCCCAAGTTTTCGCCATTCATCCAATCAACTGACATTTCGACTCTTTTCATGTCGACCTGGTCAGCAGCCTTTTGTTTGATACCCTGGAAAATAGAATCCTGAGCATCTTGTAATTTACCGGACTCTATTTGGTCCACTATGTTTTTTGCTATTTCTGACATTAAAAGTCTTCTCCTTCTTCTTCACCATGTCCCTCTGAATCTATCTCGCCTTGTATTCTAGCGATATCGTCTTCTGAGAAACGAAGTATATGTTTTCTGACATAATCGTCTGAAAAATACTTACCAATAAATGATTCTGCCTGTGAAAGAATATCTAATCTTTCTCTGATAATCTCTCCCTCTTTTAACTCTTGGAAGTGATTGTCTGTTGCAAAATCATAATGTATAAAATCTTTCATTGAATCAAACTCAGCGCCTGATACAATATTTTTTAGAACCATTTGTGTTCTAAGTAAATCAGTAAAAAGTCTTGCAAACTTAGTTTGTAGTCTCTTAGTGAACTTGTTAAATTTAAGTTCATCTCTACTAATTTCTGATGCCCTACCCATGTTGAAACCATTATCTGCTTCAAGTCTAGATGTAGGTACATTGAGAGAACGATATAGTTTCTTTTTAAAGTATTCTATATCTTCTATCTCTGCAAGGTTCTGACCACCTGGTAGTGTAGTAATCTCTGTTCCTCTACCACCTTCTCTTCTTGGTAACCAAAAGTCTTCTAACATTGACATGTGGCGTCTATCATCTTTGATTTCGCCTGTGTCTGCATTGTAAACAAGTTTATTTCTATACTTGTTCATTGTATCTGCAAGGTATTGTTCTGCCTTTACTTTAGGTAAATTACCAACATCAATATAGAAGATTCTTCTTTCTGGTGCCCTTGATATTCTGTAAATAACAAGTGCATCTTCCATCATTGATAACTGATTTGCAGTCTTCAATGCCTTATGCAAATATCCGATTACAACATTCTTTGTGTAATCTAACATACCAGAAGTAGTATAACTTACTGCCTCTGGTGCAATCTTAACTGTGGCGCCTTCATTTGCGACACCTTTGTCGAATCCTTTGTCGTTAAACATATAGAATTCTTCAACTTTTTTGATTATATCTATTTTCGTTTTAGCGTCTTTTTCTTTTTCGACATTACGAACTTTCTTAATCTTTAATGGGTCAACATTTCTAATGTCAACCATGCCTTGTTGTGGTCTTTTAGAATCTACAATCTTATGAAAGTAAATACGACCATCAACATACCATTTACGGAATAGTTCATGTGAATTTTGATGGAATTTCATCAAGGTTAGAATCACCTTGAATTCTTCGTGCATCTTTTGTTTGATGCTGTCGGACAATTCTACATCTCTTAAATCTAATGAGACTACTCTATCTTGGGTATCTGAAACTATACATTCATTTACTATATCTTCGATAGCAATATCACATTCTGGCACAAGAGATGTCTCTCTGTATCTTCTAATGAGTGCGACCTCATTCTTGATACCTCCTTCCATATCAACATAGGAACCATATGCCCCACCTGATATGAAACCACCTGGCGACTGTTGAACAATGGGAGTTCCATCATCCTCGGCCGGTGCTACAAAAGAAGTCGCTGACTTCTTCTGTATATCTACATCTCGTAATTCGTCTTTCAACCCCTTACGATTTATTTCAAACCCAAAAATATCCATAATTATATTTATAACACCCTAAATGGTGCTATTTTCACTTTATTTTTAAAGGACTCTTTCCCAATGCGAATACTGGAATTCAACATCAAATGTCTCCAATGTGTCAACTGTCTCATAAGATAAGTCAATCGCACCAATACTAGTTGGAAACATGTTAAAGAATTCGTATCTCGCAAGGACGGAATCATCTTTGTTTAATTGTTCAACAAATGCTCTGTCTACTAAGTAGTCAAGGTTTGTTTGTCCTTCACCACTGTCTAGTTCTTGAATGTCTGTTTGCCATCCTTCTAGTGCAGTTCTTGCTGAGAATTCTACATCATTAATAATTGTCACGGTCCAAGGTTCGAATGTTCTATCTCCTGCGAGTTTTAAAACATGTCCTCTGAACTGTTGTTCAACAACACCTAATGTAGCAGCAGGAATCTGTGCTGATTGACATAAGAATTCAATCTTATTACCTGTTCTAGGTATAAAAACTCTAAAACGGTTAGCTCTTGGGCCACCACCTAGAAGTTGTGCTTTGAATTGGTCTATACTTGCCATCTAATTACTCCTTATACTGCGCCGTAAATTTCTTCAAACTGAACACCACTTCTAGCAGCAACAAAGTTTAAAGTTATGTAGTTAATTGATTTAGAAGGTTTCAAGAAGATAGAACATACAAATTCGTTTCTATCTTGCACTGAGTCGGTATTGTTTGTTTCGTCACAAACGACTGAGAAATCTACTAATCCTCTTCTGTTTTTAACATCTCTTAAGAAAGGTTCTACAGCAGCCCTAAACTGAGCCCTTGTGAATGAATCGTTAAATTCAAACAATTGAGCCTTAGCGGCAGTTGATATTGCCTTTTCTAAAGTGATGAATAGTCTTCGTACATTTATTCTATCAAATGCGGAAGGTGATGTTAATGCAGTCTTATCTCCAAATAGTACTGTTCCCTGTCCTGGGAAGGTAACTACTGGATTAATTCTTGCACGATATAGGTCATCTCTACTTGACTGTTTCGGATTGAAAGCAAGTTTAGTGATACCTAAGTATTGTCCTCTTGAGAACCCAGCAGGCGAGAACCATGGGTCTTGAAGTAAGTCACTTCTTGCCATAATTCCAGCAGTGTGTCCACATGCAGGTACCCAACAATATTTGTCATTGTACTTCTCGTATTGATAAGTCCAACCACTGTCGAATACTGCGTAAGAACTAGATGTGCATGATGCGTAATCTGCCTTAACATTTGTTGATTGTGTTGACTCACTTGATACGCCAACTACTGAAGTTCTTCTTGGAGATGCAACTACTAAACAGTCTTTTCTTGATTCTGCAATTTGTATTGCACTGTTTACTAGTGAATTGTGGTCTGCAAGAGTATCTTGAGCACCCTCTGAACCACCCCCAGCGTCACTGGATGTTGACCCAACGACTAAGAAAGCCATATCTATTGTTTCTGCATCTGAGAAATGTTTGTCCCATGCATCGGTCTTTTGACCAACTGTTGGGTTTGCACGACCATCTGCACCACCTGTTAGTGATGAGATTTCAGGAAGAGCAGGTCTTGTGAAGACATTACCGACTGAAGCCTGTAATGTTCTGTTTTCTGAGACTGTTAAGTCTGTTGCAGTTGAGTGACCTGACCACCAAACATACTTTGATTCTCTTTCGATTACATCTTTGTAGTAGTTTGAATTACCTGTAGAATTCTTTGCATCTGACCCTAGTGATACGAATGAGAATGACTCTAACACAGCGCCTTTAGTGCCTGTGAATAGACCATCTTCATCTTCAACAACAAGGTGAATCTCATCATTTACTGCGCCAACTGATGTGGCCCCTGCTGATGTTCCTGGTGCTTTGTCGAATAATGCGTAATGTTCCCAATATCTATCAACTGATTCATCATCAACAAGAGCACTTGTAAGACCAGTCCCAGCGGGTTGATTTAATGCCTTAAATGTCAATGTATTTGTTGAAATACCAACTACTTGATAATGAGTTGTGTGATTTGCGAACTTAATGATGTCGCCAATTATAACAGCGGCGCCTGAATCTACTACAACTGATGTTGAACCAATTGCGTAGCCTGACCCATTGTTGACTGCGGTAGCAGCGTCATTGAAATATGCGTTTGAAGAAGCACACATGTGAACTTTAATAGAATTACCTAAAGCCCCAGCGTGTCTTGCAACCCACTTACCGACTGTACCTGCTGCCCCACCTGATTTATAGGTGTTTACATAGTCGTCTGAATTTTTTAATAATGTTGCTGAGTTTCCTGTTTGGTTTGCGTTGAATAAACCAGTGTTAGAAATTCTAACTACTGATAATGAAGAACCATATCTCAAGAAAGACTCGGCAGTGTAGAAGTCTTCAACAGAGGCGTTTGTGTCTGCTGGTTTGTAGAATTCTTCAACTAGTTGTTGTCCATCTGAAACTGTTTTTACTTCATCAACAGGTCCCCATTGGAATACGCCAGCGAATCCACCTCTTGTTGAGGATACTGCTGGAACAACATTCGATAAGTCAATCTCTTTGACCTGAACGCCTGGTGAAACTTGAAATGCCATACTTTTCTCCTGTTAATGTATTTTTACATTGTAAAAGTTGTTTACACTTTTATTTATATATTTATAATATCTAAGAACCCTTAGAGTACCATCTGTCGCCACTAGCGTCAACAAATGATTCGTCTCCATCTTGGTCCCCAAATACTCCCGCTGGTAACATGTCATCTTCTATCATTTTCTGTTGTTCAGAATACAATAAATCTTTAACAGCGGTGTCTGTTAGGTGTGTGAAGAACTCTGTGGTTACAAACCACGCAAAGAGTACACAATTCATTACCATGTCGTCATGATAACCTCTGTCTGCCTCGAAAGAAGAACCTTTATTAACAAATGTCATAAGTTCTGTAATCGTTGCTCTATCTACTACAGATAGTCTGTTTTCTTCTAGTAGTTCCTTTAAAGTGGAACAACCAACTCTCTTAATCTTTCTCGACATTGTTATGCCGATATCTTTCGCATGTGTCATGCCTTGCACAAAGACATTTGGATATTCTATGTCATAGTGCAATTGTGTAGCGACCATTGAACCCTCTGCATTGTTTTCTATTATTACAAGTGCTTCATTATATCTACTACAGTACTTATTTATTAAATCCGGAAACAGCATGGGGCTAATCATGTTATCCCTATATGTACAAACCTGTTTGAATGGTCTTTGAGATACATCAAAGATACTAAAAGTAGAATAGTCAAACCCTCTGCCTTGTGATACATCAACGGTTACAACATAGTTATGGTCTTTTTTTGGCGTATCATATACTATTAAACCATCTTTTTTCCATTCGCCATCTAATGCTCTCATACCCAATAATGTATCTGCATTGATAAGAGTGTTACCAGTACCTAAGAAACTGTTGCCATATTCTTGTTCGAACTGTGCCTCTGAGGTGTTTGCAATAGTTTGTTTCTTCCACTCTTCATCACGACCTGGTACATCTTGCCAACCAATAGTGAATGATTTATACTCTGATTGTTCATGTATAGCACTTTCGTATATCTTATGAAACATATTACCCACACCATTTGCAGTAGATGTGATAATAACTTTTGAATCTTTACCAGATGTGACAACAGGATATGTAGCAGTATAAAATGTCTCCGCATCTTCTACGAAAGCAAACTCATCAAGGTACAACATGTTAATTGACATACCACGAATAGACGATGAAGATGTAGCAGCTGCGACCAGTTTACTATCATTGCCGAACTCGATGTTTCCTTTGTTTAGAATCTTTACGCCTGGTTGTAAGAAGAATGGCACGGTCTCCAACATGGTTACAATACGAGACACCATCTCTCTGGCAATCGCACCTTTGTTCGCCAGAATCGCTGTGGTGACTTCTGGAGTGAACAATAGATACCATAAAAGATATGCACAAGATGTTATAGACTTACCACTCTGTCTGGCGGCAAGAATGACACTAAATCTATTGTCATTAAAATGATTTATGAGTTTATCTTGATATCCACGAAGTTTAAACGGTACTAGACCTTCATCTAGTGATATAATCTGACAATAATTTTGTATAAAGTGACAAGGATCCTCAGAACATTTTTGATATTCTGCTATCTGTTCTGGTGTATACTTTGTTTCTACACCTGCTCTTTTGATTAAATTGTTACCTAAGTAACCTTCGTTCTTCGCTTGAACCATATTTTAGTCTTTGTTCTTCTTAAGGAACTTTTGTAATTCAGAAGTTGACCCAACATACAAATGATTGTGTTGTTGTCCTATCTTCTGTTGTTCTTCGCCCTCTAACTTCTTCAATTTACTCTGTAAATCTATAAGTTTCTCTGCTGTTTCACCTACTGTTTTAATTAACTGACCTGCAACTTCGTATGCACGAGGGTGTTCTGTTTCTTTTGATAATTGTAGTATGCCTTCGATTGCATCTTGTCCTCTTTCTACGAGTCCATACAGATTTTCTCTAGCGTATTTGTAATCTGTTTCCATGTTCTCATGTCGAGAAGGAAGTTTAACTATCTTTGTTTCTTCTTTGATGTCCGATTCTATATTTAAAAGGTCATCTAATTTTTCATCTATATCATTCATGTTATTGCCTCGAAATAGTCTATATTCAGTACATGTCTATATTTTTTACTACATGTATTGGTTGTACCTGTGTGTTGTGTATGTCCATCAAACATCAATATTCTATTTGCAACACTATTAACATTTTCTATTTCATTCGATTCTTTTAGCATAGTGTATCCATTATTTGTATTTAGATATAACAATGCAGTTTTAAAATTTTTTGGTGCAGTCGGAATATCCACATGAAATTCATTTTCTTTAATTGTATCAGTTCTTGGCATCATATTAAGTTTACATCGTATTAAAGAACAAACATTTAACTCATCTAATATGGGTTCAATCCATTCATATGCATTACTTTGAGGTTGATTATCAGCGTATAATGCATGTATAAATTGTATCTCATCACTATCTCTATTGACTTTATTTAAAAAATATGGAAAATTTGGATGGGTAAATTTATCTACTAGTTCATTAAAGTATTTTTGGTCTAATGCATTATCTATTATTTTCATCTATTTCATTCATAATTAACTATTGTCTTCTTCACTATAATCATCTTTGACACCATCGTCATAGAAAGATACATTCTCTGCAACAACGAAAGTATCGTCTGCATCGACTGAACCAACAAAGAGTAATTTATTACTAGCATCGGTCATGTTCACAGCAGCCGAAACTGTTATTTGTTCTCTGTTAGTTGCAATTGTGGTTATTGTGGGATTGGTATCTAAGTTGGTACCAAATACTTCATCTCCTACACTTATCTTACTATTTATTGCACTAGGGAAGGTGATTATGTTTAGGTTACTTACTGCATTTGATAACTCTTGGAATGCAGGTTCATAGTGTTTAACCTCTTTGACTAATCCTGAGGCACCTATTGTTGATGATGAGAATGTATTAGAGTTGTCGCCAATATAAGTTCTTTCAATAACATTCTTAATGATATTGCCTGTATAGATAGGACCAAAGAAGTATGTCTTCATTGTAAAGTCTAAAGTATATTCTATAACTCTTCTATCTTCCATTGAACCCTCATAGTCATCTTGAAATGATACTGAGTTTAATATTATGGGTACATCTCTATGGTCTGCCATATCATCAACCATCTTCATGGTGACTGTATATTCTGGTTGAAAGTAAGGTAGTATCTGTTCTACGATTTGCAATGCATCATTCATATTCTTAGTTAGAATAGATAATGTAAAGTTTAGATTATAAGGTGCAGGTGCATATTGAAACCCCTTTTTGCCATTTGTTTCCATTACAGGTTTGACTGCCCTTATAAGTTTGTTCTGTTGTCTTTGAACATCATATTCAAAACCTGTCAATTCAAATGCCATCCTTGGTAACGATATTGCACTCCTATTTCTATCTGATAGATTCGCCTCTTCAGCAATTCTATCTAAAAACTTTTGTTTAGGACCATATGATATTGGCACCATAGGAGAAGATAAGACTGTTCCGTCTGCCTTAACTTTCTTAAACTGAATGTTATTAAACATCGTGCCAAATACTGATACACATCGTTTAATAGTTTCATTGTAAAAATATGTACCGAACATTATGGTTCACCAAATGGGTTTGTTTCTGATAAGTCTAAGTATGATGAATCTTTATTCTCAAAGTCTAAGTTCTGAGCGGCTGCATCATTGTTGAATGTCATTCTATCGTCTATAGATGAGATAGTAAATGTTGCGCCATTGGCACCATTTAATACATCGCCAACTTGTAGTGTTGTTGTGATATCTTTTGCGAGAAGTTTACTTGTTGGTTGATTCCAAGATACAACTTCTGCAACAACTGTACCATTGAGTGCGAGAGTTTCATTCGCAATATAGTCTGTTGCATTACCATTGTTCATTGTCATATTCAATGAGTATGCTTGTTCATCTTCTATCAAGTCTATGTCACCAATTCCAGTATCGAAATCTTCTTGACTATATTCGAATAGTTCGCATCTTAGTTTGAATACAAACAGTTTACCCACTTGATAGAATGGGTCTTCATGTTCTACAAATTTAATTTCAAACATAGAACCACTAAGAGGGAAGTAGATTAAATCTCCTTCGTTTGGTCTAAATGATGTTGCGAGATTTGAGTCTAGTGAGATGAATCTTTCCCAACTTCTTAATGATACAACAAAGGTCGCCTGGTCTCTAATCTGTAAACCAAACTTAGACATGAGGTCGCCTTCGCCTTCGAAACCATCTGTATTTTCAATGTACATTTCAACTGAGTATGCATCACCAAATTTAGATTGCACATCTTCATTGAGTATACTATCCTCTTCGATAACTTGTCGAGGTAGATACATTGTCTCGTGACCATACATTCTTAAAGACTCAACAACTAAATCTTCATAGAGATGTTGTTCAGAATTTACTGCATGATTAAAAAATACATTTGTTGCCATAATTTATTAACCCATCATGTCCATGGGTAACATGTCATGATTTAGTCTTGCCTCTTCTTCGAGTCTTGTTATTTCTTCTTGTGCCTCTTGTTTCATCTGTTGTCCATCTAGTGTCACACCACCTGGTAATGCGATACCTGAGAATTTAGATAAGTTCTCTCCCCACTGATATTTACATAATGCTGTTGCATATTTTTTTAACCACATGTCGTTGTACACATCTGTAAAGTTATTTGGGTCTATCTTTCTATAACATTCAATAACAATATACTCACCTTCATGTACAAAGTTTGAATCCATGTGTAAGTATAATCTGTTTTGATGTTGATTGTAATTAATTGGTGTTCTACCAATAAGAATGTGATTCATTGTTTGAATCTGTTGTTGAACCATTTCATAGTGCAACATGTTAGTAGCGTTCATACTATATAAATCATTCAATCTTAACTGATATCTAATGTCCCACATGTTGAGTGCTGACTTATCATTGAATGGAAATATGTTCATAACTGCCATAACAAACTCTGGAAGAACAATATAATTTTGTTGTTGTTTGAATTGTTCGTCTGAATATGCGTGAGTACCAGCTGCGTTCTCAGTGAATGATTCATCACTCTTCATTTGAGTTTTTTTGTTAGCGGTCATTTGATGTTTTAGATAACATTTAATCGTTCCATCGTAATGATAATTGTAGAAGTATTGAAGTGCTTCGTCTATTCTATCATCAAACTGGTCTTCATCGATGTTGATTTCCAGAACAGGTGCACCAAGTTTTCTTTTGATGTACTCTTTAAATGTTGCTTTGCTGTTTGGAGTTGCCATAGTAGTATTTCCTGTTTATACTACTATTTATATGAATTCTAATCTTGGAAAAAAGTTTTTGTTTGTAGTCTATCTATCTTCTCATCTATACGCTCTATAGAGTCGATAATTCTCTGAAAAGACTTCTCCATCTGTTCTCTAGTGACATAATCCTTGGCGATTTCTTCTCTTGTTTTATTGATAAGAATATCCATTCTCTTTTGTTCAGCAAAGATTCCTCGAATCATCCATCCGACAGGAACTACTACAACAGTAAGAACAATATTCCAAAGTAAGTGTGGGTCTATGACTATATCCATAGTGTTATTTATGAAACTAACTACTGTATCAACTTACCAAATCTATCTGTTCTGAATACTAAACCCATGTTTTCTTTATGCCATTCTTCGCCATTCTCTTCAATAAGAATTTCTCCATTGGGTTGAGAAATCTCTATATTAAACGATATACTATATCTATCTTTATCTGTCGTGTTTGGTTCAACCAGATGCATGGTGCCACTAGGAAATAAAAGTATGTCTCCAGTTTTTGGTTGCCAACCCCAAGATTCTTCCATTCTAGGTGAAGATAGAGCCATTCCAACATAGTGTTTAGTTGTTTCTATAAACTTAATATCTCCCTCGTCTCCGTCTGCCCTAATATAACATGCACCAGAATAAGTACAACCATTATGTAAATGTGGTGCATTATATCCACCTGGATAGTTTATGTTTCCCCATGAGTTATGCATAACACATTGAGCAGTTCCTTTTTCGAATCCACAATAACCCATAATCTCTTCCGACACTGTTCTTTTAATTTGTCTCATCAACTTATTGAATATGGGATTGTTATCGATACCATCGTTTGATTGCCAACCAAGACCTTTATTAGACCTGCTTCTACCTTCACGGTCTCTAGTTCTCATAGCATCCATTTCATCCTTCAACATTTGAAAATACTCTGGCGTCAATCCTTCTACTTTGTCTTCTGGATTATATAACCATTCTCTAATACAAATTACTGCTGGACTAAATAATTTAATCGCCATCTATTTCTCCTTTATGAAATGGACACTCTGGTGGAGGTTCCATTTCTTTGAAATTCTTACCTTTTTGTTTCCAATGTCCTTCACTTCTATATGCACCCATATTGTTGGGTTTCTCTTTTAATAGTTTATCGTACTTCTCTCTGTTTACTTGGTCCATGCTAGGAAGTTCTTGTACTCTATCTTCGGTTCTATCTTTGTGCCATCCAGCAGTGTCTTTTAACTGATAAGTCGATACCCATTCTTCTCTTTTAAAAGGTATAACTTGAACTAGGGGAGTTCCTTTTGGTATAACAAACGAATGACTAACTTTAGGATAGAAAATAATTTGTGAATTGTCTTGATTGATATTAAAGTCATCTGTATCTATAACACCTTGCCATGTTGCAAAATGATTGTTTTGAAATAAAAAGGGGTCTAAATAGAAACAAGAATAACCCTTTGGCGTTATTATATTCCAAGCATTTCTCATTTTAAATGCATCTTTAATTGGACCTTCTTCTCCTAAATAACTGAATGAGTGTGCAAACTGAGCTGCAGGATGAGAAGGAGATGCTTGAGATTGTGCCACCTTTTTACCAAATTCTTGAGTATATGTTTTGCCGTTATCAAAAACAACTTCCATATCTCTATTTGCAAGAATGTACCAACCAGATTTTAACCAATCGTCCATTGCCGGACAAGCACGAATAGTCTGTATTCTTTGTCCTCTATCGTGTTGAAAGACTTTCATTTTTTTCCACCAATCAGGACTTAACGATTTAGCAAGAACTGGTTTCCAGTCTCTAAGACTCTCTTCGTTAAATGTAGTGAAATCTATCGTTGGCATTATATAATTCTTCCTTATCTACTAGTTCTATCTCGTCACCCCTAAGTACGATAGAACATCTATCTGCATATCGAGCTCGTTCTGTTGGTGCATCTGCACCATGTGGTATTCTTCCATCAAACATTAACAATCTGTTTGGTTTAAACTCTATACTTCCTATAGAATGTTTTTCTATGTGTTCTTCTCTTCCATCTAAACCGGCTTGATAAACACCTTTATCATAAAATCTTAAATCTCCACCCCATGCAGGATTCCAGAATTTATTATAGTAATATAGAAATGATAGGTTCCATTCATCTTGTTCATCACAATCACAATGAGTTGTACCATGTTGACCATGAGTTTGAGAATTGGTTCCCATATACTGAAATCTTTTCCATTTAAAACCAAAGTCTGTACATATTCTTCTGTTCAACCATTTAGCATGTTCTACAGTGTCGCTTGTTTCCCCATATTCCATTTTTGGATTACCATAATCATCTGTTTTAAAGAATGATGCACCCCAAAGTTGATGATGAGGTAAACCTGTGGGATGTTGTGCGTTTACTTGATTTTGTTTAGACCACCTAGGACCCTCAGAAGTTTTACGATGAATCCATCGATGTATAGAAGTTTCTAAGTAATTGTCTATTACATAGACTTTATTTCCTAAAGGAAAGTCTTTAATAGTAAAAGGTTTATCTACCTTGACTATTTCTAGGGACATAAACTACTCTATTAATGCTTTTTGTGGCGGTGGGAATCTATTAATATATTCTTCTACATCTGGAAGTAAATCTTCTCTAGTTGATTTTACATCATTCATAATATTTACATAGATGTTCCACATCACATCATAGTATTCTAATACTCTTCTTGCATCTGACCTTAAAGGATGATTTGAACCATCTCTACCTGCAGCCATAACATCTACCAGACTTTCAAATCCATAAGTTTGAATTTGTTGGTCTAAGTAATCTTTACCAACATCATTAATTTGTTGACTGTATTGATTGGATAATGTCACACCGGAAGGTGGAACAGAATTTTCAATGTAGTTTTCGATTGCATCTAACTCAACATCTGTTAATGAAATTTTTTCTTGTTCATCAAACTGAACATTTTCTTTCCATTCCATAATCTTGACTTCGATGTCATCATAGATAAGAACATCATACTCAAACCCTAAATTAGGTTTATCGACATTATCATGTCTCCATTCTAGGCCATTTGGTTTTCTAATAGTAAGATGACCATTCTCACAATAAATTAACATATTCATAATAACTCCATAATCTAGTTTTGATGTTTATTTTTAAATCTTTCATACATATTTAGGTGTTCTATTTCAGAAGTATCCATGCCTTCAATCCAAGGACCACCTCTAGTATAATGTATAGCACAAGCACGCCACTTTTCTTCTTGCGTATCATGCCCCTCAGTTATAACATACCATTCTGGTATTTCTGATATCTTATCTGTCCATTCAAATTGATGTAGATATTTACCACTTTCAGTATTGATAACTTCTGGCGTAAGTTTCTTACAGTCTTCGTGACCATTATTAAATATCATTAATGATGACCAAAGTTTTTTAGGATAAGATACATTCTTTTCACCGTTAAATTTTGTTTCAGCATAAGTATCAAAATCATACTGAACACATGCAACTGCATCATCTAAATCTAAATAGTAGAACATTGGTAAGATACTTTCATTGAATAGTATATCATCATCAATAAAAATACTAAATCCTTCATAGTTTTCTAAGTAAGGAATTAAGAATCTACTATATGTGAACTCTGTTGATTGAGCTGCATACTCTCTATTATACTCTGGAATCTTTGATATGTCAAGAAACTTTATCTCAGGAGTCCAATCTCCTAATATATCATGTACATCACCATGACCTGCTCCAAATAATATACTACTCTTAAGACATTTAGCACTTAGTTCTGCAATGTCTTTGTGTCTACTATCATATCCGACATAGATTGTCAAGGGTTTGCCAGCAGAAAGTTTATTTACTTTTTTATTGAAGTCTGTCACATCTCCTCTGAAGTTCATCTTCAATAAGTCACTATGTATTTCTAAATATCCACGAGTGAATGAAAACGACATTGAGTAGTGGTCTGCATTTCTTTCTACAAGTTGCGACTTCATTTCGTCAATCATTTCATCTATAGGTGTTTCTGGAAGAGGTATAGCATCGTGGTTATCCCATATCCATAAATCTAAGTCTGGGTCATTCATAGTTTCGAAAACACCTGAACGAACAGAACCTGGATGTATAGATAACTGATACATTCGTTCATCTCTGGAGTTCATACCTGCTGTAGATACAGTGCCTTGAATTGCATTCCATAGACCTTCTTTTCTGATACTATCGACTAACCAATGTGCCTTTGCACCATGATAATATACAGCATTAAGACTAGAATCTTGTTGTTCGCTTAACTTAGTATCTGTGAATTCTTCTATCTTTTGATATTCATCATTTGAATTTTTAAAATCCATACCTGCAATTCCTGGTTTTGGATTTTCGGGTGGTGCAGTGTATCCTTTAGAAAGAAAGTAATGATATGCCCATGAATGAGATTGTAGTTTGTTCCAACCAAGAAACTTTTGTTCCTTGATTAACTTAGTCATATCACCCCATTTGACCTGTTTTAATTTTCCTGTTTTGTTCGCTGTCACCCATTTTAAAGATTTATATGCTTCTGTTTCTTTATAATCTTTTGATACATCAAAAGAACCCAACTGAACATGTGTGTTCTTATCTGTTGGATCCCAATCTTTGAGAAGTTCCTTTGTGTGCTCGAGTGAGTCTGATTTTACGCTCATAATATAGTTCCTTAATTTCTACACTAATATTTAGTGATTAAGAATTAACAGGTGTTCCTGGCCATGTTTGTGACAATGAACCATCCCAACGGATAACAGGTGTTTGACCTTGTCTAGCATATGTACTAGGTGACCTATGTTGATAAGTCGTTGGTGTCTGACCTTGTCTAGCATATGTAGAAGGACTTCTATGTTGATAAGTCGTTGGTGTTTGACCTTGTCTAGCATATGTAGAAGGACTCTGATGTTGATATGTAAGAGGTGTCTGACTATTTGCAGGATTTCTGTAAGTAAACGGACTTCTATGGTCATATGTTAAAGGAGACCTGTGGTCATATGTCAACGGACTTCTATGGTCATATGTAAATGGAGTCTGATTATTTCTTATAAACGGATTCTGAGCATTTACAGGATTCTGATAGCTCGCTGTTGTTTGTCTGTTTCTAATATTAGGTTCTTGTTGAGCTCTAATATTAGGTTCTTGTTGTGACCTTATGTTTGGTTCTTGAGCATTTCTAATAAACGGATTTTGTGCATTAGCAATATAAGGTGTTTGTCTGTCTCTAATATTAGGTTCTTGCGTTACCGTTTGACCTGAACGAATATTAGGTTCTTGTTGACTTCTAATATTAGGTTGCTGAGCATTACTAGGTGACTGAGCATCTCTAATATTAGGTTCCTGTTGGTTCTTAATAGTAGGTTGTTGAGCACTCTGCTGTTTGTTTCTAATATTAGGTTCTTGTTGTGACCTTATGTTTGGTTCTTGTGCTGACGCTTGCGCTGAACGAATATTAGGTTCTTGTTGTGACCTTATGTTTGGTTCTTGTGCATTTGAAGTGGTTTGTCTGTTTGCAATATAAGGTGTTTGTCTGTTTCTAATATTAGGTTCTTGTGCATTTGCAGTGTTTTGTCTGTTTGCAATATAAGGTGTTTGTGCATTTCTGATATTAGGTTCTTGAGCTGCACTAGCCCCTTGTGCATTAGCAATGTAAGGAGTCTGAAAGTTTCTGATATTTGGTTCTTGTGCTGACTGTTGCGCTGAACGAATATTAGGTTCTTGTTTGTTCTTAATTGTAGGTTGCTGAGCATTACTAGGTGACTGAGCATCTCTAATATTAGGTTCTTGTTGGTTTCTAATATTAGGTTCTTGTATGCTTCTAATATTGGGTTCCTGATTGTTCCTTATATTAGGTTCTTGATTATTCGCAATGTATGGACTCTGGAAAGTATAAGGTTGTTGACCAGTATAAGGAGTCTGACCATTCGCAATATACGGACTTTGATAACTTCTAATATTGGGTTGTTGATTATTCGCAATATAAGGACTCTGGTAAGTATAAGGAGTCTGACCAGTATAAGGAGTCTGACCAGATGCAATATATGGCGACTGATATGTATATGGTTGTTGACCAGTATAAGGTTGCTGGCCATTAGCAATATACGGAGTTTGCACATTAGAAGTACTTGGCGATTGAGCAAGTCCAATTAGAGGTTGCTGTGGCATTAGATTTTACTCCCTACTCTTAATTTAATTATCATCTTCATTATTTTTGTCCTACAGGAATAGGTAGATTGTTAAAGTTATGTGCTAACATGCCATTAACAAAGAAGTTCGAGTTATCTTCAATACCAGTTAAGTTATAAACTTCCATTTCTGAGTGTTCTTCTATTGATACTATCTCTAGTCCCATTTCATCTTGTCTATCAAACATTATGCCATCTAACATACTGAATATACTATCTCCAACTTTAAGTTCATGTGTTTCTATATCTTCCATCCACCAATGTTCTTTTACTGATTTCTCAATATCAAATGCACCCCATTCACCATTTGGTAACATCAATGGGTGAGTATCAGTCATCTGTAGAATTCTACCATCTGAGAATGTTATATCCCATATAGAACTGATTGGCTGAGGATTAATTTGTTGTATTCTCTTAGGTTCAAGTAATTTAGTACTTTCGTTCCAAGACATGACCCATTGACCAACAACACATGACTCGATAGGTGCATGTGAACCATCGCCTAACCATATCATTGAACCTGGAGCGAAGCAACCTCCGCCTCCTCCTCCACCACCAAAGGTAAACGGCATTCTGAATGAATAAGTTGCAGGAGACCTATTGTTTGCAATCGAAGGCGACCTTGCCTGATAAGTGAAAGGATTTCTTCCACTAAATGGGTTTCTAGCAGAGTTTGGTTGTCTTGCCTGATAAGTGAACGGTTGTCTCGCACTAAATGGTTGTCTAGCACTATTCGGTTGTCTTGCTTGGTATGTACTAGGCGACCTATGATTATATGTATTAGGTTCTCTTGCCTGATAAGTGAACGGTTGTCTTGCACTAAATGGGTTTCTAGCAGCGTTAGGTTGTCTTGCCTGATATGTACTAGGTGACCTGTGATTGTATGTACTAGGCGACCTATGGTCATATGTATATGGTGACCTGTGATTATATGTAGTAGGCGACCTATGGTTATAAGTAAACGGATTACGATATGTAAACGGCGACCTATGGTCATATGTAAATGGTGACCTATGTTGATAAGTGAACGGACTTCTATAAGGTGACCTATGGTCATATGTACCAGGTTGTCTATTGTTGTAAGTACTCGGATTCTGGTAAATACTTGGCGACTGATGCTGATAACTACTAGGTTGTCTATTGTCGTAAGTACTAGGATTCTGGTAAATACTTGGCGACTGATGCTGATAAGTACTAGGTTGTCTGTTCTGATAGGTACTTGGATTCTGGTAAATACTCGGTGACTGATGTTGATAAGTCAACGGACTTCTATGTTGATAAGTGAACGGACTTCTATAAGGTGACCTATGTTGATATGTCAACGGACTTCTATGGTCGTAAGTAAATGGACTTTGATAAGGTGACCTATGGTCATATGTTAAAGGAGACCTGTGATTATAAGTAAACGGATTACGATATATTAAAGGAGACCTGTGGTCATATGTCAACGGACTTCTATGTTGATAGATAAACGGACTTCTATAAGGCGACCTATGTTGATATGTACTAGGTTGTCTATTACTATATGTAGAAGGTGACCTATGTTGATATATAAATGGTGACCTATGTTGATATGTCAACGGACTTCTATGTTGATATGTCAACGGACTTCTATGATTATATGTAGAAGGATTCTGATATGAACGAGGGTCTCTATATGTACTAGGTGACCTATGTTGATATGTACCAGGTTGTCTAGCATCTCTAATATTAGGTTCTTGTTGTGACCTAATATTAGGTTCTTGTTGATTTCTAATATTAGGTTCTTGTGCATTTACTGGATTTTGATAAATCGCAGGTTGTCTTCTATCTCTAATATTAGGTTCTTGTGCATTAGCAATATAAGGATAAGGATTCTGTTTGTTTCTTATATTAGGTTCTTGTGCGTTTGCAATATAAGGATAAGGATTCTGTTTGTTTCTTATATTGGGTTCTTGTGCGTTTGCGATATAAGGGTAAGGTTGTTGAACACTCTGTTGTCCAGAAGCATTGTTCCAACCTGTAGGTGTTTTTACATAAATCTGGTCAGCAGCTTTCCATGTGCCTGAGTCTGTTTTTACCCATGCACCTCGGGTACTATTCCAACCTGTTGGTGTTTTTACCTTTTGTGAGCCTGTCGCCATATTATATAGTCCTTAAAATACTATTCTATTTATTAAGAGTAAAGAACCCATAAATCGCCAACTGCGCCATCACTTCCGCCTGGAGCTGATGTTGACTGATGTATGTTTCTCGCTGTGCCACCACTGTTTGTTGCATTTGTAATTGTCAATGCGCCAGTGTTTACTGCACTTGGTGTAATCGTTAAATCACCTGTTGATGCACCTGTAAATGTTCCTGTTCCGAATGTGACTGCATCAGCACTTTCATCCCAACCAATAAATACATTGGCATCACTTCCTCTTTCGATAACAAAACCTGCATCGCCTGAAGCAGAACCACTATTACCTGTCCCTAACTCTATAAGTTGGTCTTCGATAGTTGTATTTGTTGAAGAGTTGGTTACTGTTGAACCATTAACTGTTAAGTCGCCTGTGAGAACTAAGTTTCCAAATTGAACATTACTTGATGTTCCAACTGCCTGTCCAATAGATACTGTTGATGTTGCACCTTCTCCAGAACCACTTACTGAGACACCAGTTCCTGCACTTACACCTGCGACATAGTTACCTGTTGTATCTGTTCCAAGTGCGACTGAGTTAGCAGCGACTGTAGTAGAGATACTAACATTACCTAAATTGGTCATTGTAGCAGAACCTGTCACATCGCCTGTCAAGGATATTGTTGGGTCATTAACATTCAAATCGATTGTACCATCTGCATCTTGATATGTTGCAGTAATACCACTTTCAGTATTACTTGAGAACATCGCCCCAGCGATATCTTGTACATTCTCTGTTGATAATTGAGTGTTAGTTGTTGTGACTGAACCACCCAATGCAACTGATTGTCCATCAATTGTTATCGTACTATTAGCAAGTTTTGCGTTTGCAATTGAACCTGCAAGTTTGGATTGATTAATTGACCCTGCCAACATATCGTTAGTAATGTCGTCAGCGCCAATAACAAAGTCAAGATTACCATTTGTATCATCGTATGATACAGAGATACCTGTTTCGGTACCATCTAACATACCACCAACAAAGTCTTCGACTTGTTCTTGTGTAAGTTGTGTATTTGTAGTAGTTATTGAACCACCCAATGAAACAGCACTTCCGTCTATTGTTATGGATGAGTTAGCAAGTTTTGCGTTTGAAATACCACCTGCAAGTTTGCCTTCAGCAATTGAACCTGCCAACATGGCATTTGTGACACCAAGTGCTTTCACTTGTAATGTATCTGAACTTGTTTCTATAGAACTATCGTCAACCCCTACTGCAAGAACACCACTTGAGAATGAAAGACCATCACCAGCGACTGAAGAAGACAATGCGATATCATTTGCGTTTGCAGTAATACCGTCTCCCCCAATAACATTGACTGTCACATCACCAGAAGTTCCCCCACCAGTCATACCAGTTCCAGCAACTACTGAAGAGATATCACCAGCATCGTTTGTGAAACTAATTACACCTGTTGAACTGTTGTATGATAAGTCACCACCAGCAGATATTAAACCCCTAACATGTGATGTTGATACTGCAAGGTCTACAGCGCCGTCACCTGCATCATCATATGTTGCAGTAAGACCTGTATGTGAACCATTGGTTGCAATCTGAGCGCCAACTGTATCTTGTATATTCTCATAAGGTACTCTAATCTCTAAACTTCCATTTGCATCGTCATATGTCATAGCGACATTGACACCAGAAGTTAGTAGAGCATCTACTCTATCGTCTACTCTTTCATTTGTGAAGTATAGGTTACTTGAACCTTCTGTAATCTCGTCTGTATTATCTTTACCTGCAACTGAAGAGTCTACATATGCCTTGATTGATTGTTGTGTTGCAAGATGAGTATTACTATTAGAAGACATGTTGTCTTGGTCTAAGACAGCAGTACCCGAAATTGTTCCATTTAGAATTGGAGTCGTTAATGTTTTGTTAGTTAAAGTTTGTGCAGTAGTTAAATCTGCTGTTATCGAAGTATCGATTGTCACATCGTCTGCGTTTGCGATAAGACCATTACCTGCAACAACATTTACAGTGACATCGCCACTTGTTCCGCCACCTGTTAGACCAGTTCCTGAGACTACACTTGTTATGTCTCCAGTCGGAACTGTTGCAACTTGAGCGTCAACATATGCTTTAATTGATTGTTGAGTAGCGGCATGAGTTGCTGAGTTTGAAGACATGTCATCTTCATCTTTGAAGTTGACTGCAATATCGTCTGCATTTACAGTAATACCTGTACCAGCACCAATGTTTAGTGTTGCATCACCTGAACTTGCAGTACCAGTTAAACCAGCACCAGCGTTCACACCTGTGATGTCACCTTGTTGTCCGTTAATTGTTAGTGTGCCAGCAGTGTCATCATATGTTAATGAGATACCTGTTCCAGCAGTTAATAGAGAATCAACTCTATCGTCAACTGCCTCGTTGACAGCTGCGCCAGTAATTAAACCAGCAGATGTTATGACCTCAGTAGTTCCTACTGTTAGACCATTTTTGATTATGAAATTTTTACTTGTCATTAGATAGTGCCTCCATCAATAGTGGCGTTAGATAGTCTCGTATCAAATGCAGAGTTGAATCTTGAAGTAGTCATATACAGATTAGTTGAGCCTTCTGTTATGTCGTCTGAATCCACATTGGATAACGCACCTGGTACGATTTTTCCACTTGAATTTATGACTTCAGATGACCCTACTGATAACCCATACTCGATTACAAATGTTTGTGTTGTTGCCATTTCTTATGTCCTTTTGTAAAAGTATTAGTAATTAATACTATTATTTATAGATTGGTGTCGTTCTAAAGACCTCATTTTCCCTAATAAAATTCAATTAGTTATAACTATTTTATACAGCGTGGTCTATTCGCTTAAAATTATAAACTGTGGAGTTTGTACTGGCAGAAGTGACTCTCAATCTGAGATTGCCTGAGTTGATATCTACTGAGAAACTTCCTAACTCACTAGATGTACCTTGTAGGACTGTACCAAACTGCGTTATACTTGCGTTAGTACCATCGTGTATTACATGAACCTCTGTTATCTCATAATCACCACCAGTAGCGTCTGAGACTGTTATAGTATACTTTGCACCTCTATAACTTGCAATCGCCATTGTATCTAAATTTGTGATAGTAGTCGATGTTGTAGTCACTGTACCAGAAGTAAGTCCTGAACCAGCATCTTGGAAAGATAAAGTACCAGAACCATTAGTCATTAAGACTTGGTTGTTAGAACCATCTGAAGTTGGATATAATAATCCACCTGCTGTTAGTGTTGAAGAAGTTAAATCTCCAAGTTTTAAATCAGCAAGTGCGTAACCCGAACCACCAGTATTAACTGTAGTTCCTGGTTCTACCTCTAAACCATCAAATAATGTCCATGTAGAATCCGATGCATCTCTGAATAGACCTGTGTACTCAGATGCACCACCATCTGATAAACCATCGTTGTAGTTTCCGTAGAAACCAATATCGATTAGGTCTGAACTAGTATTTTGATTTGCGAACTCAAACATTGAGTCGCCAACAGATGTCGTTGTAGAATTGACTGTTAAAGTTGTCCCTGTAACCGTTAAGTCACCTGCAACTGTTAAATCGCCATCTACTTGAGTGTTTAGTTTTGACTGTACACCTAAATCTGCGAAAAATTTTACTTTCGATGCCATGGTGTTATTTATGTAATTTATCTACCGACAAAAAAAAGGGGACTCTAAAGTCCCCCTTTTCATAATATATTACTGAATTTAAGCTTCGACTGTAGTTCTGTTAAACTTAATAACCGTTGAGTTTGTACCCGCCGGTGTACATAGTAGTCTAACATTGTCTCCATTAATGTCTGCATCAAATGTCGCTAAGTTAGTATCTTTAAGCGTTCCGTATTGTGTTAATGTCACGGTAGAACCGTCATGTACTAACATTATCTCTGTTGAGTGGAAATTACTTCCCTCTGACATCGCCACGATATATCTCGCAGCTCTATAGGTAGCATGAGCAAAGGTATCAAGTGAGAATTCAGTAGTAGCAGTTTTAGTGATACCACCTGTTGTTGTATTCTCGTCTTGAATCTCTTTACCTGTTTCTATTCTATCTGTACTAGAGTTATAAGACATGTGACGGATGAATTCAGCGAGTTTAAAACTTCTTGTTATAGCCATTTTCTATCCCCCTATGATTGTCTTATTTGGAAAGTATTAACCGTTGTGTTGGTGTTAGCAGGTGTACATAAGAGTCTCATGTTTCCTGAATTAACATCAGCTGTCAACGAAAATAATGAAGCAGTACTGAATATATCGCCATATTGAACGAAATATGCATTGGATCCATCATTGATTAATAATACTTCGGCTGAATGTGTTCCTGCACTCGCATGAGTGGCAGTAATAACATATTTAATACCTTTATTAGATACTGCATTGCTTGATAATACTTGATTAGCAGTAGTTGCACTAAAGACACTATTTGTATAGTATCCTTGTACTAAATTAGCAGCGGTAACTGCTACTACTTCTACTGTATCACCTGCAATTGCATTTTCTTCCAGTGTGATTGTCGTGGTGTTGGTTGCAGTATAATCTGCACCAGCATCAACTAACTTAACACCATTAAGGAATACTTGTTCTGAACCTACAGTGTAAGACAATGCATTACTGTCATCATCATTACCTGTAAATACAGTTTGGTTACCCGAAACGGTGTATTTGTAAATTGAAACACCTGAACCACCTAAAGTTGCAAATGAAACTATTCCTGAACCATTGGTCTGAAGAACTTGTCCATTTGAACCATCACTGGTTGGAAATGTTATAGCGTCATTAATTTGTAGAGTTTTTGGGTTAGACCCAATCTCTACAACAGCAGCGGAACCATCATTTTTCTCGGTATAAAATCTACCGTGATAAGTATTGACAGCCAGTTCCCCTAGTGATAAATCACCAGTACTAGGAACTGCGTTCTGAGTCGAACTTCTTTTAAACTGTATAACTGTTGCCATTTCTATCTCCTATTGAAAGTGTGTTAAAGAATATTAATTAAAATGTTCCACCGTCAATAGCAGTAATGGTAACTGCACCACTTGATACTGTAAAGTTAGCACTAGCAAAACTAGCGATACCTTTATTAGATGTCGTTGCATCTTCTCCAGTAATGGTTGCTGTACCACCTGAGTACGCTACATCCATACCTTCGCCAGCAGCGACAATTACAGAACCTAAGTTAGAAGCAGTTGATACTTCAGCAGCAATCGTAATTGCACCTGCACCATTAGTGATATCAATACCATCACCAGCAGTAAGAGTAGCAGCGTCCATTAAACCTGAAGATGTGTCACCAATTAAGACTTGACCATCTGTAGGAGCTGAACCTGCATAAGAAGAAATACTTCCACTCATTGCTAAACCAGCAGCTGTTAAGTCACCGAATTTACCTGCCATTGCAGTACCAGAGAATACTGAAGAACTATCTGTTGCACTTGTTAGAGCGACAAAAGAACCATCTGTATCATCCATACCAAAGAAACCAATTTTAGCACCACCGGAGTTGTACTTAAATTTAATACCTCTGTCTAGGTTATCGTCTGAACTATCTGAACCAATTTCGAATACAGGGTCAGCGATATTTACTGTTGTTGAGTTTACTGTTGTTGTAGTACCATTAACTGCCAAGTTTCCTGTGACTGTTAAGTTACCAGATGTTGTTAAAGTTGCAGTTGTAATATCGTCTGATATTAAGTTTCCTGAAACTGTTAAGTTATTTGCGACTGTCACATTGTTTGGAAGACCAACTGTTAAAGTTTGTCCTGACATTGATGTTTCAATCTCGTTTGCTGTACCAGCGATTGTTAGTGACTGAGAGTCTAAGTCTACTGCACCTGTTCCACTGTCACCAGCCATATCTAAGTCTGAAGCGGTTACACTACTGTCTACATATGCTTTTACTGATTGTTGAGAAGGAACTTTAACTGCTGAGTTAGAAGCCATGTTGTCTTCGTCTACAAAGAAGTTAATCTTATCTAATGTCACATTACTATCTAAGATAGCTGCAGTATCTACTGCATCATCTGCTAATTTAGCAGCGTTGATAGCGTTGTTTGCGATTGTCATAACACCTGTGTCGGCCATAGTGGCGTCACCAGACATTACATTGTCAATCCATTTTGATGTTCCTGTATCATATAATAACATCGCACCATCAGCAGCAGATGTGATGTTTACATCACTACCACCAGCAAGGGTTGAAGTTGTTGAAGCGAAAGAAAGATTTCCTGAACCATCTGTTGCTATAACTTGGTTAGCAGAACCGTCTGCGGTAGGCAGCGTGAAGGTTACTGAAGAACCAAGAGTATCTGCAGCTTTAAGACCAACGAAGTTTGTTCCGTTATCGGAATCTTCCATGATTTGTAAAGTTGCACCAGCAGTAGAACCATTACCAACTTTAAAGTTAGCAGGTGTTGCTGAAGAACCAGAAAGCATATCAGTATAATACTTACCACCAATCGCATGGATTAGGGCTGTAGAATTATCTGAATCTACTGATTCGATGAATAGTTTAGCAGATGCACCAGAATTACTTCTATCTTGTACATACGCCAATTCACCTTCCGATAAATCTGATATCGCCGGAGCAGATGCGCCTGTACTTCTTTTGATTTGAATTACTGTTGCCATTTTTATTTTCCTATAAAAATTAAATTAATTGTTGTGACTCAGCACTCCTGAGTCGTGAATACATAATATAAAACTGTCCTCTCACAATGAGGGTCGTTGTCTCACTGGTCGACAACCTTGATTTGTACTATTATTTAGTGTTTTAGAATGTTCCGCCGTCTATCGTAGTGGTGGTTGTCCACTTATCAGTTGACTGGTCATATGAGAGAAGACCATCATCTGTTTCCGATGCATTTACATCTGAAAGTTCGTTGATAGATTTTGCACTGATATCAGTACCGGATTGAGAACCAACAGTCACTTGTTTTGCTCTTAGATTTGTTGTGTTGGATAATACGCCACCTATAGTAGCGACTCTTGATACTACGCCTTTTATTGCCATTATCTGGTTACTCCTGGTGTGACTATTGCTTGACCTTCTACAACTCTTGTTGTTATACCACCAGCACTTGTTATGTTCATATCATACACATATCTTCCAGGTTCTAATGCTGATGTTTGAGTATCAGTCAAAGATAATGTCACTTTACCTGTAGCGTTCTCATTACTGGTAGCAAATGTGGCAGATATGGTTGAAGAACCGTATGTCTTTCTTATTTGTCCTGCTGATGAATAACCAGAGAGATTTAAAACGCTTCCTGTTGCATCGGAAACATCTACAGCAACTGTAAAGTCTGTTCCCTGGTCGATAAATAAATTTGCGATTATAGCCATATTACTATTTAGTCATCCTATTCGTCAAACGGCAAAGCAGGTACCTGATGAATTTTCTCAACTGTTGAACTATCTTTCTTAACAAAGACTTTAGTTGAAGCTTTTACAACACCATCACTATCTTTTATAAAGACTCCTTTCACTTTTGCAACTGGCGTTATTGGTCGATTAGAGTTCTCTGTTGCTTGAAATATAAACGGAGACCTGAATCCATATGGTTGTTGTCTGTTTTGTTGAAAACTATAAGAAGCCTGACCTTGTGCAATATATGGTTGTTGACCAATAGTAGGATGTCTGTAAGTAGAAGGACTTCTATATGAGAAAGGATATGTAAATGGTTGTCTTCTAATAACAGGGTCTTGTCTATTGTGAGTATTAAGATATTGTGCGTTATGTGCTGAAGGTGTTCTCTTATTTCTAATATTAGGTTCTTGTTGACTTCTAATATTAGGTTGTTGTTTATTTTTAAGCGCTTGTCTAATAGAAGGTGTTTGTGCGCTTCTAATATTAGGTTCTTGTTGACTCGCTGGTGTTCTTGTTATAGAAGGAGTTTGTTTACTCGCTTGATAAGCAGACTGTTTGTTTCTTATAACAGATTCCTGTTTGCTTCTAATATTAGGTTCTTGTTGATTTCTAATAAAAGGATTCTGCGTATTCGCTTGTGCATCTGCGATGTAAGGACTTTGAGCGCTTCTAATATTAGGTTCTTGAGCATTCTGTTGGGCGTTTCTTATACTAGGCACCTGTTGGTCTCTAATAACAGGATTTTGTTTATTTGCAGTATAAGGAGTTTGATGAGCTCTTTCAACCGGATTTTGTCTGTCTCTAATAAACGGATGTTGTTTGTTTCTAATAACAGGATTTTGATTACTTTCCTGTTTGCTTCTAATATTAGGTTCTTGTTTGTTTCTAATAACAGGATTTTGATTACTTTCCTGTTTGTTTCTAATAACAGGGTGTTGTTTGTTTCTAATATTAGGTTCTTGATTACTTTCCTGTTTGTTTCTAATAACAGGGTGTTGTTTGTTTCTAATATTAGGTTGTTGCGCTGGTTGTTGCGCCTGTGTAGCAATAGGATGTTGGTATATGGATGGTTGTTGTCCTACTGGCATATCACATTACTCCTGGTCATTTTCTTCTTCATCTTCTTCTGGTTGTTCGTTTTCGTAATACAGATTCACTTTTAGCGTTATTGTATGAGTTCCCATATTAGCATCTGGACTTGTAAATGTAAATGTATTAGTTGTCTCGTACTCCTTAACATCTCCAGAGTTAGCATTATCACATTTCCACTTGGTAAAAGTACCATTAGTTGTACCATAAGTCCAAGAAGTGCTAGTTATTGCAGTGCCTCCAGAAATGTTTCCGCTCAGAGTACCCTCATTGAAGGTACCATGAGTAGAGGTACTTCTAGCAACAGAATAATTAGTTCCAGCATCGTCTATTTTGTATAGAAGAACATCACTATTTTCTTCAATGTTTTGATCCTGACCATTTTGAGTACCGCCGGTATTTGTTTCTTTCAGATATGCATCAGGAAGTCCAAATGCATCAGCTGAAGCATAAACATATACATTAACATCATTACTTGATTCAACACAATATAATACAATCCAAGGTTCTCGACCGCTAGAATCTATAAGTGACATCTCACAATGAACTTCAGCATATGGAGCAGTCGTAGTACCAATGTTTTGCTGTTGTAATTCACTAAAGATAAACGGTGTTCGTGCATTTCTTGAGCTTTGTGTATTAACAATTACTGGAGTTGTAAATGGTGACCTATGGTCATATGTAAATGGTGACCTATGGTCGTATGTAAACGGACTTTGATAAGGCGACCTATGGTCATATGTAAATGGTGACCTATGGTCGTATGTAAACGGACTCTGAGACGGTGACCTATGGTCATATGTAAATGGTGACCTATGGTCGTATGTAAACGGACTCTGAGACGGTGACCTATGCTGATAAGTACTCGGCGATTGATGCTGATAAGTGTCTGGACTTCTATGTTGATAGATACTAGGTTCTCTATTATCGTATGTAGAAGGCGACCTATGGTCATATATCAACGGACTTCTATGTTGATAAGTAAACGGACTTTGATAAGGCGACCTATGGTCATATATTAAAGGTTGTCTATTTTGATATGTAGAAGGTGTTCGAGAAGGACTTCTGTGGTCATATGTTAAAGGACTTCTGTGGTCATATGTAAAAGGACTTCTATGTTCATATGTTAAAGGTTGTCTATTTGTATAGATGCTAGGCGTTCTAGTCTGAGTCGGTGTACGATATATCAAAGGACTTCTATGTTGATATGTAGAAGGTTCTCTATGTTGATAATTTAACTGATAAGTAAACGGTGACCTATGTTGATATATCAAAGGACTTCTATGTTGATATGTAGAAGGTGTTTGAATATTGTATATTGAAGGCGCCCTACTTGTGTATATAGCAGGCGACCTATGTTGATAAGTTGTTTGTGCGATACCTTGAGCAATTATTGGATTTTGTGCATTACTAGGCGTCTGAACATTTGTAGGTGTTCTACTTTGATATGTAAATGGTTGTGTTCCTTGAGTAGTAACCTGATAAATTCTTTGTGCGATATTCGGTTGTTGACCGGTTGCAGGTACTCTGGCTAAAAAGGGTTGCTGAAAAGTTCCACCATTCTTATCATGTTTTATAAAAATATCGTCTGACATATTTTGTTCACTATATTAAAAAGAAAAGATGACCAATCTCTTTTCCACTACCACTCGGAAGACCACTAGATAAATCTGAGTCTGTTATCACACTATAATCTAACTCTATGTCGTTACCATCTAGAGCGATACCATTACTAACTGAAGCTTCGAATGTTATCTCACCATCTGTAGTTGTATTAGTACCACCTTCTGGATTATCATTGTAGGTGATTTTTATACCTTTATTTAGTTCAACATTATCACTCACCTTAAAGACATCTGCAACTCTGTTGTCTGTAAAGAATACAGCAGAAGCGTCTTCAGTTAAATTACTAGTACTACCAGCTTGGTCAGCAGGGTTCCAAGCACTACCACTCCAAACTAATACTTGACCAGTATTTGCACCACTATTGACATTTGCTAAATCTTCTAAGTCGATTGATGGTAAGTCTGATAATGCGAGATTGACTGAGGTGGAAATAGATACATTACCCTTTGCAGTCTGAGTCTGGGTACCAGTGACTTTGCCTGTTAATGTGAAAGTTGAATTGTCTACTACAAGGTCAACAGTTCCATCTGAATCTTGATATGTTGCAGTAATACCTGTTTCAGTATTGCCTGTGAACATTCCACCAGAAATGTCTTGTACTTTCTCGGTGAGTGTGACATTCGACCATGTACCATTAGTGTCTTGTACTAAGATTTGGTCATCAGTATTGTTTCCATCTGAAACATCGTATAAATCATTTAGAGCAAGTTGAGTATCAGTAATATCTCCTTTTGTCAAATCTCTAAGAGTAGTTGCAATTGTCAAATTACCCTTTGCAGTCTGAGTAGCAGTACCTGTGACTCCACCTGTTAATGTGAAAGTTGAATTGTCTACTACTAGATTTGTTTTGCCTGTAGTATCGTTGTATGTGACTGATAGACCTGTTTCAGTATTACCAGCGAACATTGCACCAGCGATATCTTCAACTCTCTCTTGCATTGGCGTATTCACCCATGCACTACCATTATACAATAAAACATCATCATTTGCAAGCGCTGAATTGGTTACATTTGCAAGATAATCTATATTCTTTAATGCGATTCTAGCGTCTGCTCTTGCATCTGTATAATATAGATTAGAACTATGTTCTGTTAAGTTTTGTGTTGTGTGGTTTGCAATACTTGAAACTGTACCAGTCAAAGAACCTGCGTTTGCATTACTGTCGTGGTCAGATGTTGTATCTAGTATTGTGTGAGTACCAGCAAAGTTTTTAATGTTATTAACTACAGAACTACCTGATTTGAATACTGAGTTTGTGTCACCTGTTATATCATCGACACTTGTAATGTCGCCACCAGTGATACTCAATGTACCATCTGTTAGAGTTCCTACTGTTGCAGTTCCTGATACATTTGATAAGTTTGAATATACATTTGACCATCTCTTTGATGTTAAACCCAATGAATATGTATTAGTTGTTTCTGGTCTTAAATGAGAGTTTGCATAACCTGTAAATGTGATTGTATCAGAAGCGGCGTTACCTAATGTTGTGTTTCCGTCTACTGTAAGGTTTGCATTTAAGTCTGTATTGCCATCAACTGTTAGTGTTGATGCCATATTTACTGTACCATCAATGTCTACAACATCTAAATTAGATGTACCATTTACATCGATGTTACCTTCGATATCTAAGAATCCTGAGAATGTTCCGTTGACTGCGCCTGTTATAGAACCACTGTTGATACTCATTGTAGAATCAGTGATAGTAGGTGCAGTTAGTGTCTTGCCTGTTGTGAGTAAGATATCATCTTCTGCAAATGTCTTGCCTGCAAGTTGTATTGTATATCCAGATTCTAGTAGAGTTGTTGGTGATGAACTATCTCCATTTATAATAACACCGTTTGCATTGGTGTTATAGATTGTGTTCTCAACTGTTTTCTGGAAGAATGATGCAACTGAGTTTGCAATATTTGTTCCTACAAATGCACCAGTGTATGAGTATACATGAAGTCTATCGTTAGTAGACATTGCATTTGCTTGACCAGATGCATAAGTACCTGTTAGTGTGATACCCTCATGCGAACCTGTACCAGTAGGATTAGAAATAATGAAATCTACATCTTCTATCAAATGTCTTTCGTTTTTAAATACTTGAATCTTATCTTTTACAAAAATTAAGTTATTTACAAACTCATCGTTACCTGTAAATAGTGTTTGGTTTGTTGATGCAACGAATATGAACTCTTGGAAGAAAAACTGTTTGTCTTCTAAAACATTGACAGCATCAACTAGTGTTCCGTTGTTTCCAGATTTTAATCCTTCCCTTAGACCAGAAACTTCACCCACATCATATGCGAGTTCGTTATAGGTAGTTCTAAAGTCTTCAATTGTTGCGAAGTTGTCTACTGTTTTAGCCATGTAATTTCTCTACTATATCTTTTAATAAGTCTTTAATTTCTGTTACCTCTTTCTTAAGAGTATTTATTTCATTCTTTTGAGTTTTTAAAAAATCTCTTCTTTTCATTGTCAACCTATACTGTTCTTCGTTAGTATTGATAATGGCATGAGAGGATTCATCCCTAATTAGGTCTGAAAATCCTTCCACTTTATGTACTATCTTACGCAAGAGCAATACACCTCAATGCAGTCACTAGTGGTACAATCGAAGTATTACTTGATTGACCAACAATCTTAACTACAAAACCTGTGAACTCTGGTAAACCTTCAGCAGTATATTCGTACTCTTTAAAGTTTCTTGCATCTTTTTCGGTCACCACATCTGGATCCCCATTCGTATTGAAGTATTCAAACCCTAAGTCATCGATAGGTGTTGTCTCGTCATTCTTTAATATCTTAAACATGAATTTTAAATCAGATTCAGGTGGTCTATAGTTGTCTGCAATAACTTTCAATGTAGTTGCAGGATTCTTAAGATTCACTTTTCTAGTGATATAGACCATGGCGTTATTATCGCCATCTGGATCAGTTGAAGGCACATGAATCATAGAACCAGTTGAACCACCAGGTAGGTCATTAGCAGAATCAATATCATTGATTCTATTCATGATACCCAAACAACCAATCGTACCAATATCAATTACTGGAGATAAGTTCTGGTTAGCACTAGTAAACTGTAATCTACATTCAAATGATTTATTATTTGTGCCACCAGTCTGTTCTTCTGCTTCATTAATACTCGATGCGATAATACTAGGTCTTTCGAAATAGTTATTGTCATTTAATGTAATGAATTCATTCTTTGAGCGTAATGTAAATGTTGAATCTAAATTATTATCTTCAGGTGAATTAGTTCCTGTTCTTCTAACACTTGACAATAATGTTGTGTCTTTATATGTTAAAGAAGGTATCATTGTATGCAATACATCATAGTACATGTTAGTAGTTGCATATGCTTGGCCACCACCAGCAATAGTTGATTCAACTGCATTGGTATATGATAAGTGATACGATGTTAAGTCTGGTGTACATGCAAATGAGTCGATACCGTAATTATTGATACTACTGAATACTTTATTAATTGAATCTACAGGGAAACCACCCAATGTATCTCCAACACTTGATAATGTTATAGTTGCATTGTTTGAACCATCATAGTTATTAATAGTGATAGATTCGTTTGCAGTATAACCTACACCTGGGTCTTTGATTGTCACTGAACTAATTTGATTTCCACTATTAACTGTTATTGTATCAATCTTAAGTCCTGTACCAGTACCACTGTAGGTATATCCTGTGGAATCCCAATTGGCGCCACTATTGTTATATGTACCAGCAGTTGGAGTTCCTGTTGTTGAACCTGCTACAGTTAATACACCATTCTTCTTATCTCCTTCTACGCCATATATAACAACATTCGATTGATTGTCGTACATACCATGTGAGTAAGAGTATACTCTAAAGAATGATTGATTAGAAAAAGTTTCTATTGAATTATTCTGCAATTTCTTGGGTGGTAAATGTGCGTTGTTAAACACGATGTTTGCAGCTGTAGTTGTATTAAACTTAGCGACTCTCATATTAAACTTCAAGTCATCTGTTTGTTCTGCTGTCCATGTAGATGCGTTCTGAGACATGAACAACGAACCAGCGTATGGTTGTCCTGATATTGTCTGTCCAGTAATTAAATCTGTTTCGCCCATTCTGGAAATGAAACACTCGTAATCTGTTGAGTTAGTATACACAACAAAACAATATTCATGTTTGTCTTCTAGGTATACAGGTGACTCAAATGTAAATGTAGTTGCGGATGAACCATCATCTGAAGTATTGACTTCATCTGGATTCTTTGTCACAATTGAGAATGGTATAGTTGTCTGTCCTGGATATCCATTTATCATATTTCTGATTTCTACTGATACAGGTAAACTAGTTGCCTTACTCTTAAAGAATACATCTATAGATGTTAGGAACATACCGCCATCAGATTCTACCATGAATGATTCTGCTAATGGGTCTTGCCAACCTCTTGGTTCTGCTGGAATATCAAAGTCAAATATTCTTCTGCCTTCTTCTCTTGGAAGAACCATTAAATCAGCGGGTGGGAACCTTGGAGGTAATGGTACAGGAGGTGGTATAGGAACAGTAGTAGGCGGTGTAGGCACAGGCACAGGTACCGGAACTGGTACAGGGACTGGCACAGGTACCGGAACTGGTACAGGGACTGGCACATATACCGGAGTTGGTGGCATAGGTGGTGGTGTCGGTGGTACTGGAGGAGGCGGCACAATAGGTGGTGGTGGGGGTGGTAATGAACCATCTCCTGTCACATTTAATCTTTCACCTCTTCTTGTAATTGTTCTTTCGCCTGATAATCTTTCTGTCACCACTCTACCATTTCTAGTAGATACTATTTCTGTTTGTGAACTATTTAAGAGACCTTGTGCTTGATAAATCTCTGCGCCCATTGAATCTGGATTACTTTGATTCGATGACTGAGATGTTATCTTTAATTCTCTTTGTCCTGTTGGGAATCTTTGGAATTGGTCATTAGGTATTAAGAACTTACATTCTACTTTACCATTACCATTTGTTTTTATTCCAACACCCTTGTTTGTTGTTCCATCTTGTGAGAAGTCAGCACTACTAGGTGTGACATAACCATCTACTCTGATACCATCAAAGTATACAAAGTGTTTTGTGTTTGGTTTTAAGTTAGTTCCTACTGCGGTTATCTCTCTACTTCTAATGAAAGGTATAACACTGACACTAACAACTCTATCGTTTCTTGTTTCTACAAAGTCTTCAACTACTGAAGTATTAACACCTTGTCTTGATTGAATTTCTGGTGTTTCGGTAATCTCTGTTGTTATGATTGTACCTTGAACCCATTCACCACCTTGAGCAGGGTCACCAGACCAATTGCCAGGAACAGCTGCATCTACTGAAGAACTAACTACGGTTGGTTCACCAACCCATGTTGTCTGCCAGTTATTCCATATTGTTCCAAGTGAGTTTTGATTCTCTGCAAGAACAGCGTCAAAGTTTCCTTCTCTGTTGATTCTAACTTCTGGTAATTGTTCTGTATCATTCCATATATCAGAACCAGGAGTTAATTTGACATTACCTATAAATGCAAATACATGATATGGATTAACATTGACATGTCTAGATGCCTTATCTTGATTTACATATGATACTTGTGAGTAAGGTAATGTAATTAAATCACCAGTCTGCTGATAACCAGTTGAACCAGATGCATTTAATTCCATATCAAAGAAGTTTGATACTGATTCTGGTCTTAATTGTCCCAATTTAGTATCTATACCAACATGATAATCAGGATGAGATACATCACCAATTTTGTGACCTCTGAAGTTATCTACTAAGAAACCAGATTTGAATCTATCGAAACCTTGTGCATCTAATATCTGTTTTGTTTGTGTGTCTTTCTCTAATAAAGACAATGCAGTAATTCTTTCTAAGTTTGTGACTCTCTGATTGATTTTACCAATGTCGCCCATTGTAAATCTTCTGTAGTCTTTTGTTTTTACTTGTATTTGTTTTACATTTCTTGTAAATGCAGGTATAAACAATTCGAACATTTCTAAAGAATCATCAATTGAATTTGGTCTTTGTGGTGTTAAGGTCGGATTACCTTGTGCAACTTCGAATTTACCACTTCTATGTAAGAATACTTTATCGATTCTAGGCACATAGAACTCTATGTCTGACTTAATCATTGATGTGGGTAAAGGACATCTTGAATATGTTGAATGTGATGTCGTAATATCAGCAGAAGATACTCCTAATAGATTATCTCTAGAGGATTCAAAACTTCTTGCTTCATATGCAAATGGAGATATTAAGTGACCTGTACCATTACCACTACTGTAGTCTGATACATCTAATATACTTGCAATATTGAATACATAACTCTGACTAACTAAATCTGCATTACCAAATAGTTGACCAACTGATGGTCTAAAGTCTACTGCATCTGCAAGTTCAAATTGTCCATCTGGTTCAAAACCACCCAAGTCTACTTTGTTTGGTGAGAAGTTAGGAATGTCTTTATATGGAACACTTGAATATGAATTTACATCATAGAAATCACCAGAACCACCTGTAAACATATCAAACAATACTGTTATTTGATTATTCGGTGTTGTCTGTCCTTGTTTTAAAATAAGTTTTGCGTGGTCGTAATAACCATCTCTTTGACCATTATCTAAAGAGTATCTACTTGTGATTTCAGGAGATTGAACTCCTAATGATGTTATGGTTGCAATTCCACCTGTTGTTTCATCTACTACTGTTTCGCCTGCGGTAAACTTTTCAGTTCCTAAATAGTAAAAATAACATGTTTGCGTATCAGTAAACTTCATAAGTTTAGCACGAACACCTGTTGTAGCACCTTTAATTATATTTCCTGTAGTACTTGTACCAGATGTTAGAGTTATGACTGCATTTGGTGGTGTTGCAATACCACTTGTATCTGTTCCTGGAACTGCCTCAAATATGCCTCTGATTTTGTATACATCTGAGACACCAAGAGATAGTTCTTTGTGGTCGTATGCAGTACCATAGAATGGATTATCTGCATGTGCATCGTTCTTAGTGAATCTTAATGCACGAAACTCTCTTAAGTTCTTTGATTTCGATGTTGGGTTAGTGACACTAACTGTATATGTCGCCCTTACGACTGCACCTGCATCAGCAGTTGCACCCAATACAACTTCACCTGATGACACATTGACGGAACTGACATCATCGCCTCCTAGAACTACACCATCAGCTCTAGTTCTATTACTATCTGTTGATTGTTTTACAATTGCGAACTGATAGTTGTCGTTGTTTTTTGGTTCAAATGATTCGTTTGCTTCTTTTGTGAGGTTTATCTCACCAGAAGAACCAACTGTAAATTCTTTTTGATACTTAACTGTAATCTCTGTAGGTGTTGATTTACTTACATGGTCTCTAGGGAATGCAAATACTGTAGAAGATTGGTCTTGATTGTAAAGTTTTGCTCTTCGTCTAAGTAATCCAACTTGAACTGCACTTGTTGGCGCACTAATTGTAGTCGCATTTGAATTGTCTGTAACCGAATCGATTACTTGTTCGACACCATTACCATCTAAGATTATATCACCCTTTCTTAGTTCAGTCAAGAAGGCAGTACCGACACCAGTCAAAGACTTATTACTATTGATTGTTGTTAGACCCGATATGATTTTGTCGTGGTCTAGTGCAATATTGGCAGTAAAGTGTTGTGTTCCTGTTGTTTCAGAAGACCTAGTTTGACCAACACTTCTTGCATCTTCTACCTGAAAACTACGAACAGCAGCGATAGTAGAAGACGAACTGTATGTACCTTGTCCTTTTAATGCTAGGGCATCTGTTGTTTTAAATGTACCGACAACATCATGTACCATAACATGATTGTTTGTAGTATCTGCATATGCAACAATACCTGTTGCACCAGATGCTGAACCTGTGACTTTATCACCTGCCTTAAAGTTGTCTGCGTTGACTGTACAACTTAGCATTGTGAACATCTTGATATCAAATAGATATAGATTTTCAAAAGCAGTTGAGTGTTCGTCAATGTTTCTTACTCTTGCAAAACCGATATGACCAACATAGTCTGCATCTGAATATGCATTAAGTGTGCCTGGTGTTGCAGTTGCCTTATCAAATAGTTGAATTGCTTTATATGATTCTGTATTTGTAGAATCACCAAACTCTGGTTGACCATGTGAATCTTTAATTCTTAATTTGTTTCCTAGTCTTGCAGGTGTGTTTGCGTTTGTAAGCGCCTCTGTTGTTCTTGCCTTGTTTAATGTTAAATTCGTTGTGCCTGTTTTATCAATAGAGTAACCTTTAACATATGCTTTACCAGGAGAGACTTGCATAACAAATTGACTCTCATCTCCACCTTGATACGCTTCATAGAATCCTCTATTGAATCCGTCTAGTAAATGTTCTCTAAATGAATGTGTGAATTGTCGTATTACAAAATCACCATTCGCATCAAATGTTCTTTGTGCAAGTGTGTTTTCTATATGATTGTATACTGGTCTTTTTACTTCTAATTCTATAACACCATTACTAACTCTTCCCAACTCTACAAAGTTTGTATCTGTTGTAGCAGTTAGTGCGAACTTAGCAAGTGTTAATGTGAACTTAAGTCTATCTGCACCAGCAGCGTTTTCATTTGTTGTTCCTTGTGAATTGTCTAGTAGAGTTGTATCAGTGCCAGAACCAACAAGTTCTTCTACAATGTCTAGACCAATTCTATAAGAAGGTTTACCATTATACTTTTCTAATACAATTGTTTGTGCATCTACTTTGACGAAGTATCCTCTTAAGAATACAACACCCTCATTTATATTTGCAATAGATGAACGGCCGACTGGTGAAAGACCAAGTGCAGCTACTTTGAATTCATTGTTATTTGATGCAGTGGTTATTGCACCAGCGGCACTAACATTAACTTCACTTATCTCTTCAGAAGGACTAAATCTTTCTGAAGGATTTGTTGTTGCAGTTTCGTCTGTACCATGTTGTAAATATCTTACAATAATAGTTGCTAAATCTGTTCCTGTAGATGCAACTGTTTTTACTATCTCTGCAACGACTCCAGTTGTCTCTCCTTGAATTAGTTTACCTGTGAAACCACTTAGATATGTAGCGACATCAGCTGTTCCAGTAGAGTTAGGATTAGTTGCCTCGACTTTAACATATTCGACATCCATATCGATGTCTGTCTCTGCACCATTGACAATCGAACCCTCTTTGAACATGTGACTACCAAATTTTTGTATTTGGTTTTGTAAGATTGATTGTGACTGAGTTAGTTCTCTTGCCTGTAGGGGTCTACCTGCTCTGAAGAGTACTTTGTGATAATTATTATCCTCATTGTAGTCATCGTAGTATGGTGATATATTTAAGTCTGTTTTTTCTGACATAGTTTAATCTTCTTTAAATTTAAGAATGTAAAAAGGGGGAGTTAAACTCCCTATATTACATTTCAATAATTAGTTTAATATCTTCAATTTGGTCAGCGGCTCTTGAAACTGCGCCTCTATTTTCAACATAGAGAATTTGACCTGTAAATCTTTGCATTTCTGGATGGTCAGAAGAGACACCAGATGCGGTAACATCAGCAACTTTTGTGCCATCTTTATAGACTTCATCATCATTTGCAAATGCGATATATTCGCCACCTGAATTAGCAACAGGTAAGGTTTTTAGAGTATTACTTGTCTTAGATACAACTCTTACTTTAGCAGTGGTTGCTGATTCAGATGAAGCATCTGTAAGTAAGTCATCAACATTAATTGAAGAAGCATTATCAACTGTCAACATATTTGTTGCAGTCATTGTTGCATCTCCAGAAACAGCACCAGATGATGCTTTTACTGGATTCTTAATAAGACCAATTCTTCTGAAGTCATTGTCTGTTGGGAAATCACTAAACCCACCATCAAGACCTTCACCAAACTCTAATCTAGAGTTTACGATTGCATAGTTACCACCCATTTCTTCGATAGGGTTAGCACCATGACCATTAATTGGCGACATTATAATATGAACTGTAGCACCTGAACCACCTGCAATACCTGAAACATTGGAGTCTAATGTAGGTAATGATGCTCTTTTATAACCTGTTCCCCAATAACTAGTACCAGAACGATGATATGCTTGTTTTAAATTACCTGAAACGAAACTTAAAGTGACTTCTGCACCAGAACCATCTCCCTGTACAGGAACATTAACTGTAAATGTATTTGATGAACCACTTGTGTAACCAGAACCGGCAGCGGTTACGACATAATGATAAACTGCGCCGTCTACGGCAGCGTTTTCAACATCCCATTGAGCAGAACCATCATCATCAGCAGTTGAACCAAACCCACCATTTGTACCAGAACCTACTACAGCAGATTTAGCACCAAGTGATTTTACTGGTATAAAGTCGTTAGTGACAAACTTAATAACATCTGAAGCGGTAACTGAGTACATAAATTTCCACATATATCCTAAAGATGCATTTGTATCTGCGGTCACTTCAGGAACTGTTGTTGAAATAGTTGTTGGTTTAACTGTAGAATTTATAGTTGCATCATTTGAATCAACACCTGTTCTTAAACATTTGTATACTTTAAATTCGTCTGTAATTACATAACCTCTTCCATCGAAGAAGTTAGATACATTTGTGACATTGGTTGTATTGGAAGCAGAATAGTTATCTCTGTATTCATCATACTTAGTACCATCTGTCCAATTATATCTTACCAATCCATGTGAGATATCAGTTGAAGCGACTGCCTTTAGGGCAATCATGTCTTCATATACACCGATTTCTTCTGATTCTGAGTTCGCAGGAGGAGGTGGTGATGTGTCATCTGCCCATGCATGTGAACGACCAATAAAGACATAGTTCTTTTGACCACTCTCTGAGAAGTCTTCAATGAACTGCCTTGCATTGTGCGTTCTAAATTTTTCTGTGATTATTGCTGCCATTTTCTTTATAACTCCAAGTTATTTTTTATAATTCGTTCTATTATTTATAACAATGCCAAGGCACTATTTGTAATATTTGATGAATTAACATAGGAACTAAATGCAATATTAGTTCTTCTTCTCTGTTTTTTATCTATCTCTTCGACATATAAAAGACCTGTCAGGTCACTCATCTGTTTAATTGTTAGTCCGTCTTTTTCAGAATCTTCTGAAAGTAGACCACTTATGCCATCTTCTAATAAGATTTTGTCTTCTTCATTTGCACTAGAAGTCTCATCTAAGATATAATGAGATATCTTATAACAATTTTGGAATGCAATCTTATTTAGGGTTTTTAAAGTCGGACCAATTGGAATGAATGTATGTACCTCTTCGCCTGACTCTTCATCTACTATAGGAACACCATCTTCAAATACTATTCTAGAATTGTCTTCCATATACATGTAAGAATTGTCTAGTTCAATTGACCTTTCAGTCACAAAATACTCTCTAGTCTCAGGTACAGTTTCGTCTTCTAGTAAGAAACTACCTGAACCATCTTCCATTAAAATCTTTTCACCATATAAGTCTCTATCGAATGGATCGAATCTTACATAGTTTAAAGGTTCTTCGTTTAAAATCTTTGTGCCGTCTTCATGTATCAATACTTCTTCTGACGGATGCCAGAACTGAAATACTTTACCAGAGTCAGCAGGTCTTATCGCAACATTACCGTATTCACTTGTCAATGGAACATTTGAATTATTCACATAGTAATCGTGGTCGGCAGTGTCGAGATTTAATACAGTCACAGCGCCATCTCTTCTTGGAGATTTTTGTATGAATGTATTGAATTCTGTTATTGTTGGTCTTCTAATTGATGATACAGTACTTGGGTCATTATCTATTTTAGTATCTAATGCACTTGTTATAAACTCTTTTCTGTTTAGAATGTTTAAATGACCTGCACCCTTGTGTTTATCTGTTGATATGTTTGTACCTGATGCCTCACGATATTGAAGTATCATGTCTTGATTTTCTACTTCAGCAGAAGTTGTATGGAACAACATGAGAGTTTCTTTACTTAGATGTGCTACATTGTCTCTGGAGTCTTCATTTTCTAACAGATGACCGTCTTCAGTTAAAACTCTAACTGATTTATCTCTAGTAGATTCTTCGAACAACATATTGTCTGTTGGGTATGCCTGAATGACAATTGTGGGAACAAACTCTGTAGAAATAATTCCCATTTTGTTCTGTTCATTAACATCAAATGGTATTTCTTTAACACCATCTAATGATGAACCTAGAAGTTGAGACTTGAGTGCAACCTCACCAAAGAATAAGTGACCTGATGGATGAACTAAGTCTTTAACTATAGAACGATACTTATTGATTGACTCACCAACTTTAATAACATAAGAGTGAGACTGATAGAATTTACTATCTTGTATGTTTGCAACTTTAGAAGATAGATAACCTTTGTCACTTAAGAAACCATCGTTTATTAAACCTTCACCAGCAACTTTACCTCTTGCAGTATATGGGTCATTCTTAAGAATTAAGAAACTATCTGAACTCTCATAAGTTACCTTTTCATCATTGATGAACATACCCTTTAAGTTTTTATACTTGAGTATTTGTCTGATTGTATCGTAATTTTGAACTGTTGCAGTAGCACCAGAAATTACACCAGTAATTGTTATGCCTTTGTTTAGATTACCTGATGGTGTAGTTATCAACATATTATGGAAAGATGTTGCTTCGTCTAATACTGCATCTGAATCAAACTTACTACCTTGGTCTAGTAAAGTTACCTTCTCAATACCACCAATCCTAGATGACCATGCGAAGAACTTAGCACCTGTACCATCTGATACCTTGGCACTACTACAAACTTTAGTTGTAGAAGAATTTCCCCCTACTATGTTTTCGCCATCTTGGAAAACACCAGTATCAGTACTGAATCTTTTAATTACGATTCTGTTCTTTTTCGGTTCTAGTCTTAAAATTGTACCTGTAGCGTTTGAAGTAGAACCTGTAATAGTTTCACCCTTTTGGAATCCTGTCGTATCTTTAAAGTATAGATAACCACCTGGGAATGCTTGAGGCAGTGTTTCATATCCTGCACCACCACTTGTTATTTCGACTCGTCTTACTCTTTGGTCTGTTGATACAATTGAACCACCATCAGTATTTTGATATGCATTGATTAACATCTCTGTACCATCTTCGTACAGTAATCTACTCTTATCGGTAAATATCTCTACTCTTTCTCCGCCACTTAAATTTGGATTTGTTGTGAATGTTATCTTTTGTGGTTCTATACTATATGTTGATTGTGATTGAACTATGCCATCGATGTGAACTTCTAATGCACCGTGAAATCTGTTAATTGAAATTGGTTTGCCATGGTCATCTAATACATTATCGAATCTATTTCCATTTTGTATTACACCACCAAATACAGTTTGGTTTGCAACTGCGGTTATTTCATACTGTTCATCTGCATGAGCATCTTCTAAGATTATCTCATCACCGACTGCACCAATGATACCCTCTGCACCACCTCCGCCTGTACCTTCGTCATCGAATACTACAATATCTCCACCACTGTAAGTTTGACCAGTAGTTTCTATATAAATCTTTTCTACAGGACCTCTAGTTAGTCCTGTCACATTACCTAATGCCCTATTTGCATCTGTATCTGTTTTTGAACCAGTGAAGTTGATGAAGTCTTGAGGACTATACATAGAACCAATTGAAGTTTCTTCATGTAGTAATCCATTTCCATCTTCGTCTAATATAGAACCAGTTGAGTCTTCTAATGAGAAATAGATTGAACCGTTTGTTGGGTCTACTGTAGATACAATACCCTTAACTGTTCCGATATACTCGGTGACACCATCTCTATCTAATACTTTTGCCTCTTTGTTGAACTCAAATGTTCCTCTGTGGTCTTTCGATATAGAGAGTGAATACTCATTGTTTGCTAAATCTATTGGTGATACTTGTTCTACGACTGCCTCTGCTGTCACAATACTAGCATCGTTAATGTCATATTGTCTTATTCTATCAGTTGCTGACGGTACAGCTTGTGATAGATTCATTGAAATTGCAAGTCTTCTATCTTCACCATATCCTGATTCGGATGCGAATACAGTTTCGTCTATGGGGTAAGATATCTCGGCATCTTCACCATATAATAATCTCATCAAGAACTTAACAGAATCAGCAGTACCCTTTTGTTTGTACAGTGTTCCGATATTCTTAATAGTTAATCTTGCGTTTTGTGTCTCTTTTAAATCTAGAGATGGTACGAAATCTTTTTGGAAATACTGTAAAAATGTTTCCAATGTTTTGTCTATATCTGAATAATCTAATAGTCTGTTGTTTGCGACTACTTGGTTTTCTTTATATGTCTTAACTACACCAGTCTGATTACCATCTCTTCCTGTGATTGTTTCTGTCTCTGAGAAACCTGTACCTGATATAGTGTCTACTATTAATGTTAGACCATTAATAACTTTAATCTTTGCAACTGAACCACTTTTGTTTCCGTAGATGTATTCACCCACTGAGAATGGTTCTATTTCTCCCTCTTGTATTAACTTAGATGTTAATGTATCAGGAGCAGAGGTTTCGGTACCTTCTTCAATCAGCACTGAAGAGGCTGTCTCAGAGGTACCGTCCTCGTATCGTATTCCTGTTAATTCACCTTTCGATGTCAGGACTATGATTTCGGATTCTAGGTACTCAAAATATGATTGTAGAAACAACTCAAATACTGGTGCCTCATCTCTGATATACTCAGGAAGAAGACTTGGTAGTCGAGTAGATAATCTATCTACAATGTGTTTTTCATGTGCCATTTATGAATCCTATTTGGTATTATATACCAGCTACTGTTGAATTTGTTCCAACGATTGAGAGTGGATGCCAAACTAATGACCCCTCTGAACCCAATGCAATTAAGACACAAGCACCACCAGTTTCTAAAAGAACCTGAGGAGCACCTGAAGTTGCATCTTTATAACCTGTAACGGTAATATCTGCATTATGTGAAACACCATCATCATTTCTTACGATGATTTTGATTTGTCCAACTGAAACACCTCTAGCAAGTGTAAACTGAACATCACCGCCTTCGCTGGTCATGTCTAGTGTTGTCACTGCTTTAGTATTACTGATTGCACCTGCATCTGTTAATGCTTCAACATCATCAAATGCAATGTAAGTTGGAAGATTGTTAAACATTCTTGCCAAACTCATTTTTTTATTAACTGGAGTTCCGCCTGGGTTATCAACCACATGTAGTAAATCTACACTGTTGACATCACCTGCCGCAATCTCTGTTAATGCTGTTATTTTCTTATCTGCCATTCTATTTTCCTCCTATAATCCAATTGAATGGGAAACTACTCATGGCATAAACCATGACCACTTTTTTCATATTATTAATAATTTGTACTAGATGTAGATGTAAAACCTACCCCAGCACTACTCTCACCACTACTAATGGTGTCAACTTCGCCACTAACCCTAATGTCGTCAATGCTGATGTCAACTAGGGAACCCCTAATTGCAACAACATCGCCACTTGAAGGTATAACGGTGAAGTCTATCGATGTGTCACTATTTACTGTTGAAGTAAATTTGATGGCATCAATCGAAATCTTTCCACTGGCATAATCTATAGTACCAGCACTTTGGTCTGCGAACACTCTTGTACCACTATCTAATGAATATCGTCTGACATTACCAGAACCGTCATCATCAAAGAAGTAAGTATTGACTATATCGCCTTCGACCTTAAAACCTGTTGATGTTAAAATGCCCCCAGCAGCCTTGTTATGGCCGTCATGAGGATGATAAAAACCATTTCCAAAGATAACATTAAAACCTTCTGTAAGGCTTATCTTAAGATGTTTTCGTTTTTGCAATCTAACATTGGTCACATTGGATAGTATTGCAACATTCGTTTCATCAATCGCCTTGGCGAGATTTGAATGTCTGAATATACTATCGAAGTTGTTTAAATTTGTATTATCAAAAGAGACTATGCCATTTCTTACTATGGTCTCTAACTCTCCTTTTGATAATGTAGTATCTGCTTGGTTGTATTTGAATACAGTAGTCAATAGAATTTTAACTATCTCTGCATCTACAATTACAGGTCTAACAGTCAACATGTTAAGTTGATTTAGTTTATTCTGTACTTGATTTTTTTCTACAGTTGATAAGTAATCTGAATTTTGTGGTTTAAGTGTTATGAATACTTTACCATACTCAGGTGGATCGTTGTCTTCGCCACCCCATACTGCAACTGCATCAGCGTTGGGATAGTATTCTTGTACCTTTGCTTTATAGTCATTCAATGTGACTAATCTATTTTGTGATGTATAGAACTTTGTTGCTTTGAACTTAATTGATTCGATAGATTCTTTCTCTGCACCGCCACCAGCAATCGTCAAAGTCGTGATAGTAGCGTTTGAGAATCCATTGATTGTATCTGTAGATGTGAATATTTTTGCACCATCAGCATGAATATCATCAACTGCAATATAAGTGGCACTTATAACATCGCCATCATTCAAACCATTGCCCAATACACCATCACCAAAGTATATCTCAATAAAACCCTCTTCGTTTTCTTGTGCATAGAATACACGAGATGAACTTGTAATTGTTGACACTTCTGTTGAGAGTGAATACTTTGATACTGAACCGTTTGAGTTTACAGATATTTCTAATCTGGATTTATCAACTCTTCCATTAGACAATACAAACTTTGCATTTTTAATCTGATTATCAAATACAAATGAATCTGTCACATACTGACCTTGAATGATATCTACCAATGAATAGGTGAATACTTGATTATCTCTAATAGGTACTACTGAAGATGCATTAACAAAGTTATATGATATGCCATCAAATGTTGTAGAGAAGTTGTGACCTCTGTTTAGAGTCATGTCATTCGCTGTTGGTATAGTTCCGTTTGCGTTAGAGATATTTGTAAGTTTAACTTCAATCTGAGCAGCCGTAGCTCTTTCAGATGCAGGTGTGAACCCTAAGTCTTTTGCACGAGATACAACATTCTTTCTTAATTGTGCTGAGTCTAGAAACATTTCTGATGCAGCCAGGTTTGTGTTTAGACCACCAATGTGTCCTGCATATGCCAACATGTCAATAAGTACCGACATATTAGAACCTTCGAAGTCATAATCTTTAAATTTTTCTTGACCTTTAAGGTAGGTCTTGATATTATCGCCAATTTCTTCGAAATCTAGGTCTGTTGCGTTTATTTGTGAACTTTTTATTGTCATTATCGTACCCTACTTACTGTAAAATCTACACTTGATTGTTTTAATCCGTTTCTAATGACATAACTGACTCTTACATCTATGTTGTTTGCCTCTGAATCACTTATATCTACTCTTATATTGCCAATTCTAGGTTCTAATATTGATAATGATTCTATTATGTCTTTTGTTATTCTCTTTTTTGCACCAATACCATCTAATTCGAATAATTGAGACCTCAAATTTGCACCAAAATTTGGTTTAAATGGTCTTTCATAATGATTGGTTAACAAAATGTTTCTTACTGACCTCTTAACTGCATCTGAATCCTTCTTAGTTGTGATATCACCTGATATAGGATTCGCACTAAATAGTATATCCAAGTCTGTATACTCATTCTTCTGAGCATTTACTTTAGAATTCGGTTTTGAGTAGTCATTGAGATTTGCCATATATCTATTTATACATCTCCGTTATTATATTTTCAGTATTGATACACTTTCGGTTAATAAAGGTGCCGTATTAAAAATGACTTTAGGATTCAACCCACCTGATACTGTATAATCTGTTCCTATTTCTAATTCTACACCGTCTTTAAATACTTTTGTATTTCCTGATGCGACAGGAATATCAAATGTTGTTGTCTCACTATCTCCGTTCTTAAAATTAACACCACTATCGTCTCCTCTATCAGGAACATATGTGTTTACTTTTGGTTCTGTCTGAACTATACTTGTTAAACCTGCAATCGCACCAATACTCGGTATCGATGGAGGAAAACCAATAAGTTTAAGTAAGTCACATAAAGTAAAAAAGATTGGTTTGAATATTGAACCTAAACCTATCGCACTAAAAAACTTCTTAACTAACTTAACCCAATCAAACATCAACTTCTTCTGCCAGTTTTGTTTGAAATCCTCAAATGCAATTTTAATTTCTACAATCTTATCTTCAATAGAGGTTACAGTTTCATCTATTTTGCCACCTATAATCTTTGCGATATCAAAACCAAAAATACTAAATTCATTCAATGCATCTGTTATCTGTTTGTTGACACCATCAATCTTTTCTAATATTTTGTCTCTTGCCTTTTGTTCTAAATCTGGGTCTTTTAGGTCTTCTACTAACTTATCTCTCTTCTCTTTAAATGATTTTATTGCCTCATCAATTAGAGTAGGAATGTCCATAGTGAATAGAGATATGAGATTGGGCAAACCTAATGCATCCCATATCTTATCAAACTTATCAATCAACTTACCAAAGACTGCATGTAAACCATTAGTTAAGAATTCTTGTATCTTAGTTTTAATGTATTGCCAAGTCATCTTTGCTTTCCACTCATCACACTTGACACCAAACTCTGCATTAAACCCTCTAATCTTTTCTGGAATAAATGCAAAGAACTTATCTACAATCTTACTCTTCTTCTCGTTTAACTCTTTTAGTTTTTTCTCAAACTCTTCTTGGGTTATAACATCCTTTTTCAAGTCTTCTTTAATCTTTTCGAGTTCTGCAAGATGTTCTTTTGTTATTCCTGATATCTGGTCTTGTAATTCTTTTTGATATGCTGGGTCAAACAATCTAAGACAATCGATAGTCAATCCGAAGAGACTTAGTTTTAAAGAGACAGGTATAATTTTTGATATTAGTTCTGCAACTTTAGTTGGTACATAGATATGAAACTCTTGTATGAATTCTGTAATCGCATCTTTCGCTTCTTTCTGCCAATTACGAGTTTGACCTTTCTTCCAATAAGGACTCAATATTTCAGCAATCGTGTCCATAAACTTTTCTATGTCTTCAACAATCTTGTCTATTTCTTCTTGTGCTTCTACAGAAAGTTCATCACCTAGTTTTACTGCCTCTGCTTTTAACTCACTAGGGATTTTTGCGATATCGTTTATTGCATTGACTAAATCTTCTCTAGTTGGTAAAGAGAATATGTCATCATTCGGACAAGCAAACGAACTTGGAACTTGTAGTGTTATAGCCATTATGAATTCAGTTTCACTTCTGCACCATTGATTGATACTATTGGTGCGACAACTTCAACTTCATTACCTGAACTTAAGGTCATCTTCTTTTTAGAATGTACTTTTGTTTCGCCATCAACATTTACTGTTGCATCGCCTAAAACTTTTATGTTTACTTTACCACCAACATAGAGTTCGTTATCTTTACATATAACTGTATAGTTATCATTGACTACTCTATGAATCTCATTACCATCTGCATCTATTTCATAGAAAGTACCTGTTCTATGTTCTACTGAGATTCTCTCATTGCCTCTTGTATCATCTAGTTCTACTATGTGACCAGATTCAGTGTACAATGCTTTGTTGAAAGGATACATAGGGGTTGCATTTGACTTAGCATTTGTGATATACTCGGACATATCCCTTGAGTCATACTTCGCATCACCTGTTGTAAATACATTTACATCTGTTGCATCTTTGACTAAAGGATAATAAGGCAACTCTTTATCTGCCTCTGTAAATTCTACTCTCTTTGAACCTGCCCCACCATATGTTATGCCTGCATCTTTAAGTAATTGTGGAGATTTTTCTAGTGAAAGAGATAATGAGTTTGGTCTTTGTGGAGCACTAGGTGGATTTAAACCATCATTCGTTCCACTGTAATCTGCCTCAGTCTTTCTTCTAGGGTCATTGAAACCTTTATCTACACTACGAAGAATTAATTCATCGGTTATAGTTTCTTTATATCCTTGTTGTGAGATACCTTGTTGAACACCCATGACAACAAAGTCTTGCATGTCTTCATCTCTCCAGAAACCAAATACAGTAGTTCCCTCTACGAGAGAATGTTGAATACCAAAACCACCAAGACCAGCATTTGTTGTGGGCATGATAACATGTGACCAAGGTAAGTCTGGTGAGGATATTTTATTCTTATCATCCGTATGACAACCATGAACACGAACTCTAACACGACCAATCTTCAGTGGGTCGTTTCTATCTTCTACTATGCCGTAATACCAATCCATTATGATGCCTCTGGTTTAGATACTTTGTCTAATGGTTTATATGTTGTTATATCTACACCATAACTTTCTTTGATTGTTTGTAATGTCAACTTTCCTGTATTCGCTAATGGGTTTATACTTACAGTCATCTTACCTATTAAATATCTATTATCCATCATTTCATCTCCAGGTTGGTCATCATTCTTTTTCTCATGTGTTGGTAGAGTCAATTTGACTACAGTGCCAACTGAGATATCACTTCTAAATGGTATAACAACTTTAACTACATTTTGTTCAAACATAGATAATAATGCTCTTCTTTCAAGTGGTCCAGAATCTCTGTATTCTTGTCCCTTTTGTTGTGTTATAGATTTATTGCCACTAGCGTCTACTAATTTTGCTTCATCTGAAAATGCATTTGTCATATTTACTTTGTGCATGACATAAGAATCGTATGATACATCGGGTGCATAGTCTATAGTTTCTTCACTGAACTCTGGACTATCAGCAGAAGAAATCATATCATCTGCTTTGTAAATTGTTTCGGGTGAAGAAGTTCTTATCATAGGAAACTTAGATACATGTCCGTCATCGTTTCCTCTTTCAAAGACTTTTGTTATAGAGTATACATTTTCTTCTTCTAGTTTTCTAACTGGATCATAAGTTTTTAACATCGATGCATATGAACCATGAGATACACCTTTCATTGTATTGAATCTTTGAGGCATTTCGTAATTTATTATTTGAGTATTCAATCCAATAAATTCTTCATTTAAGTCATGGTCTTCAGTAGAAACATTGTTTCTTGGATAGTAGTCAAACCCTATAGGAAATTCTCTTGCGACCATACTCTGAAAACCATCAAATCTAAATTCACCACTAAGAGTTTGATAAAAGAACATACTATTCTTCCAAGATTTGTTTGATTTCAACTCTGCATTTTCACATATAAAACTTATGAACTTATTAATGTTCCAATTTGGTACAACTACTTGATTATGTCCTGGTTCTGTTTCGTCCCATTTATCATAACCAACTTTAGGAAGTGTTTTGAAACCTCCGTTCTCTTCTAAGACTTGTAGCAACATATTAGAATATGAACCACGAAGAGTTTGATTAATTTTAGTCTTATGACATATAAAGAATTTGGGGTCTACAAAATGTAGTACATATGATTTAGTAATTTGGTCAATTGTTTTAATGTTAGTGACACTGTAAATTCTGAATACTTTATCAATAGAAAATTCTGGTGATGACATCTCATCATTTGAACCTTCTCTTTGTCTCACTTTAATTGTGAGTGATTCTTGACCAACTAGTTTATAGTTTTTGATAATATCTAAACCATCAACAACAGTTATACGACCAGACAAGAATGGTTTATCTATTGATTCGTATATGGTTATGTTAGATGTTAATCCAAGTATATCTACTGATTCCTTTTCTGGATTTACTATAGATACTGAATCAACAACAAGTTCGCCTTGTTGATAATTATTACTCATGATGTCATTACTTTTTCAAATCTTCTCACTATGTTGTTTATGATATTGGGTGAGATGACTTTTATATGTCTCTTAGATTCGTTTAAATCGTATTCGCAATCATAGATTGTTTTTGAAGTGTAGCCTACAGCGGATTGATTCTTTCTAAGACCGTCTGCGTTCTCATAATACTTTACGCCATCTCTATGATTGATTATTGAACTTGGTGTAAATGTTCTTGTTGAAACTTTACCTGTTATTGTTTCGCCTGAGACAAAACTTCCTGATACAGTCTCAATTGCGATTCTGTATTTTTCAGGTTCAACAGTTATAATTCTTCCTTCTGCTGATACACTTGTGACCTTTTCGCCTAGTAAAAACTTATTAGCAACATCACCTGTAAATGATTTGGCAGATACAATCTCAGCAGTTGTAGTTCCTATAGCATACTGACCTGGATATTTTTTATCAATGTATCGTTCAAATGTACCAACATCTTTATGCCAATCATAATAGTTTTCTATGTCATTGACAAGAAAGAATGTCCAATGTAGATTACCATTACCATACATCTTCGTTGCAAGTGTGTCTGGTCTTTCACCATCGGTCAATGAGTATAGTTCATACTCTACTAATGAGTTTACTGATTCTTGTTCTATCTTAGACTTTCTAAAGAAGTCTTTGATGTATACAATCCTACCATCGGCAAGTTGATATTGAATTTCTGGAAAATTACTAAAAAATTTATCTGCCATATTATGTTCCTGGGTCTTCTGGATTAGGTCTATCTATCGAATCATTATATTCTTCGTTTGAACTTGACAATGCGTTAAATGTTGTATCGGTGGTCATTGGTCTACTACCATCATAAACAGCAGTAGGACTAATGGATTCATAATTACCAAGAGTCATAGTCTTAATCTCTAAGAAGTTAAGTGTCAACTGTATATGAACAGGATTACCATCAGCAAATGTTGAGAACTTCTGGCCACCAGTATAGTCTACCTGTGCGTTTGTACAAACAGCAGGTAAGAAACCATCTACTTTACTTCCCATTGGACCTTCAAATGATATTTCAAATACATTCGGATAATTAAAATAACTTGCGTTTAGGTCAGCATCTTTTACTACCTGTTTCATCTTAGGGTCAAAATCTTTACCAAACATACCTTCACCATCTTTTGTTATATCAAAACTTTCTGAGTATGCATCTGGTAACATAGAACTTCTGAATGTGTAGATAATTTCGTTTACCATTGCAGCTTCGTCTGCTGATTTGGCCCAAAAGTCAAATGTAAAATCCCATGACCTAAAAGGAACACCATCTAAGAATTGTTCTTGTAATGGATTACTTGCACGACCAGTTTTTAGATTTGTTAAACCACCTTGCAAGGTGTTGACTGCATTTTGTAAGAACTTTGTTCCCATTTTCTTAGCGCCTTCAGTAATACTACCATCGAATCCTTCGAAATTAGTTATCATATCATCTATAGTTCTCTGAAATGTATTAACACCCTCGTTTCTATATGTCACGGCAGCCTGTGATATAACTGCATCTGGAACATACAATGCAATTGTTCTGTTTTTATGCACAGGATGAGATACAAATTCTCCTCTTGCCTTTCTTGGTCTGATATCAAAGACTAAGTAATTCTCTAATCTGTCATGAAAGGGATAAACTATATTAGTTCCCCTAACAGAAGGTGGTTTAGCAGAATGACCTCTGGCCATACCAGAAGAACTTAATTGTTTTTCTAGTGAACTTCTTCTACTGTTGATTAAATCTTCTGCAGCTCCTTTCTCAAGACCCAAAGCATCGATAGCTGTTGTGTAGTTGATAGACTGAATTTTACTCTGAATACCTTTAATGCTGTTGACTGCATTTTTTACTTTGTTGAATTTGTTCAGGAGTTTGTCGATATATGCCATATAAATACTCTTAGATTAATCTTTAATATAGTTATTTATGTCATACAGTGGAAGGTTCAAACCAAAGAACTACAAAAAATATAAAGGAGACCCAACAAAAATCTTTTATCGTTCTCTTTGGGAGAGAAGATTTATGGTTTATTGCGATGGAAGTGCTTCTATATTAGAATGGGGTAGCGAAGAAGTAATCATACCTTACAGGTCACCTCTCGATAATAGAATCCATAGATACTTTCCAGACTTCTATATTAAGTATAAGAATAAGCAAGGTAAAATTATTCGTGAAATCATAGAGGTGAAACCTAAAAAATATCTTTCACCACCTAAAGAACCCAAAAGAAAAACCAAAAGATACTTAACAGAAGTATCTAACTATGCAGTAAATCAATCAAAGTTCAAAGCTGCCGAAGAGTTTTGTGCTGAAAGAAAACTTGCATTTAGAATATTAACAGAGGACCATTTAGTACCAAAAAAATGAAGAAACTTTATATGTTCGACCTCGATGGCGTTCTCATCGACTCGAAGAAAAACATGAACATGTCTTGGGACATTGTAAAACTAGAACACAAAGTAGAACCCACTTTTGAAGACTACTTCAAACATGTAGGCAAACCATTCAAAACTATATTAACAGAAATAGGTATAACCGAAAATCAATGTGCAATCAAAAAGACTTATGATGAAGCATCATTAATGTCTTGTGAGTTAGTGTCTATATATCCTGGTGTAGTAGAAACACTAAACAAGTTGAAAGAAGATGGCCATAAGATTGCCATTGCCACCTCAAAAGATATAGACCGAACAAAGGTAATGATAAAAGACTTACCTGAGTTTGATTGTGTTGTTAGTCCTAAATCTGGTCTAAGAGGCAAACCTGCGCCTGACCAATTACTATTTGCAACGGCGATGTGTAATGTAGACCCACTAGATACTTATTATGTCGGTGATATGCAAACTGATAAATGGGCTGCTGAAAGAGCAGGTATAAAATTCATTCATGTGAAATATGGATATGGACAAGTGAAATGCGAAATCTCTCTAGACCGAATAGAACAGATAATCACACTGTAGGGTTAATACCTGCAAGATGGACATCAAGTAGATTTGATGGTAAACCTCTAGCATTAATAGATGGTGTGCCTATGATTAAAAGAACCTATGACCAAGTTGCAAAGTGTAAACAACTTGATACCATAGTTGTTCTTACAGACGATGAACGAATCAATGATTACTGTTCTAAGAATGAGATGCGTTGTGTCATGATAGTAGAAGATGTGCGTTCTGGTACAGACAGATGTGCGAAAGCACTAGAACTGCTAGACGGAAATGTATTTGTCAATATTCAAGGAGACGAACCTCTTATCAATCCAGATGCAATTGATTCACTTATAGAGAATCATACTGGCGGTGTATCAAATGCATATGTCGATATAGACGATGACTACAAACTACATGATAAGAATGTGGTAAAGGTTGCAATAGGAACACCACAACTTCTTAAGACTTATGCATTGCACTATTCAAGATTACCAATATCAAATAAACAACAACTAGGTTTGTACGCATTTGATAGAGATATGTTAGAAATGTTTCCTAATTTACCTGTGGGTGAGAATGAGAAATCTGAATCAGTAGAAATGTTAAGATATGTAGAAAACGGATTAAAAGTTAGAATGACTAAAGTGAAAGATGAAGGTCTTTCAGTAGACACAATAGAAGACCTGAGAAGAGTCGAGGAGTATATAAAGAATGTTTGAAGAAGAATCTACAGAAGAGATAAAGTATAAAAAATCCACATGGTTTCACTTTCATGAAAAGACTGAGGAAGAGATATCAGAAGAAACTGCAAAAGCAAAAGAACACTTCGACTGGATTAGTAAAAACTCACACAAGCCTTATCTAGTTACCCTAAGAGACTGCGAGGAAAAAGAACTCATAGGTGAAAAAAGTGGAAGATATACCGATGCAGTCTTAAATCAATGGGCAACAAGACTACTTGACAACATAGACGGTACACCAGTAGAACAAAAAACTCTAACAAAGATTACAGGTGAAAGTGAAATTGACAATTACTCATATCATACATCTAAAATAATGTATCTTGTAGACCAATATAGAACTGTTGGACTAGATTCTACTATACAAGCACTAACAGAAAGCAAGTATATCTTTGTTCATCCAGGCATGTCTCGTATTCATGCATTATGGTATCTAAAAGCAAGAGAGGAGAAGATAGTTTTGTGGGATAATGTAGGGCATTTTGAAAACAAAGCGCCTCTCCGCTTCGAAGAATGGGCGAATATCTTCACTGTAGACGGCAAAACTAATTTTTACAGTAATATGGATGGTAAGATAATGGAATGTCACATGCAAGAAGATAGACCAAGTATTGCAGGTTCGGTAGAATTGATTCGTACAATGTTCGATAGAAAATTACCCGTACTCATTGGCAATCCGGATGATGATGTAAAACAGTATGTACGAACAGAAGGTTCGACAGGTGTAGCGATTGAAACCAAAAATGATTATACTCTAAAGCTAGCTGACCTCACGGAGATTTTAGGACTTTATCCTGAGTCTTGCGAAAGAATCGAAAAAGAAAACTTCAATATCTATAAAATTTAACATAAATAATAGGCATGGAAAGTCTATTAGATATTTTAAGAACTGAAAAACCTGTCGAACTAGAACAAAGGTCTTTACAAGCATTGACTTGGTTTAGACAAAGAGTTCAGACCATGAAGTTATCTAGTGAAGGTTTTTATAGACAATCAGAATTAAGAAAAGCGAAAAGATATTTAGAAGGTAGAATGTATCTTTTCTTTTATGATGCAAAGACTAAAGATAAACTTCCTTATTGGGATAGATTTCCTTTAATCTTTATATTAGAGATTACACAGGACGGATTTACAGGACTTAATTTGCATTATCTTCCGCCTAGACTTCGTGTTAGATTTTTGTATGAGTTGTACAAGTATGAGATACAAGAACCAGACGAAGAGATACTAGGTCAAGGAGACAAGTTGGATAGGTATCATGCTGAACTTATGCGTTCAAAAATTAGAATGACATATGAGATGATATCAGGTATCAGAAAACTAAGATACTTTAAGGCGTGTTATAGAAAATATCTAACAACACAAATTATAAACAGACCACTTGAGGTGACTCCTGATTATTGGGACTCAATTGCAATGTTACCACTTGCCCAATGGCAAAAGAAAGAACAAAAAGAAATATGGAAAGAAAGTCTGGAGAAAATAAATGGCTGATAGATTAAACATAGATAAACTAAGACACAACTTTGACCAAGGTGCCAGAGCAAATAGATTTCAAGTAAATTTCTTTTGCGATACTCTATTTGGTGCAAAGTCTTTTGAGGGACTAAGATGTATCACCGCATCATTACCAGGCAGACAATTAGAAACTGCTGATTGGTCTGAATATGGACCAACTAGAAAGTTGCCTTACAACTTAACACATGACGGAGGTGAAGTATCATTTACTTTCTTATGTGACTCAACATTTGCTGATAGATATGTAATAGAGGCATGGCAGGCCGCAGTGTTTAGAGGAAAAGATTCCGGAACTTCAATCAATCCACAATTCTCATACTATAACGATTACATTGGTGAGATTGAAATATCACAAATAACAAATTCAGATAAAGACTCATTGGTCTATAAACTTTACGAAGCATATCCAGTATCTTTTGCACAACAAGAATTGAATTCTGAGAGTGGAGATATAATGAGATTTGAATGTACCTTTGCATTTAGAACATTTACAACAGATTATAAAAAACCTAACTCTGTAAGTGGCATAAATAAAGGAAGAAGATTCTTAGATGTACTTAATGATTTAAGAAATTTAAGAAATGGCGGCAACTCTAGTAGTGATGCCGGACAAAGATTTCAAGATAGACTTGCTAGACTAGACGGTCTTTTTGGATAGTATATAATAAATTAGGAGAAACTACATTATGGGTTTACCGATACAGACTGCACCCTCGTATAATTGCGAATTACCAGTCAGCAAAACAAAGGTCAAGTACAGACCTTTCCTTGTTAAAGAACAAAGTTTTCTTTTACAGGCAAAAGAAAGTGCCGAAGCTTCTGATATTTTCAGTGGCATATTAGACTTAATTAAATCAGTGACGGACGGAAAGGTTGATGCGAACAAGATACCAATCGCTGATTTAGAATATTTGTTTTTACAGATAAGGTCTAAATCGATTGGAGAAAGTGTGACTCTTCCTTTAATCTGTCAAGCATCTCCAGATTGTGATGGCATATCTAATCAAGAAATAAACTTGGGTGATATCAAAGTCGACACAACTGGTATGCAAGATAATAAAGTAAAACTGAACGAGAACTTAATCGTTGAACTTCAACCACCTCTAACTAAACTAGTAATGAAGTTAGAAGGTTTAGATGAAGCAGAAACAATCTTACCAGTTTTAAGAGAGTGTATGGTTAGACTCTTCGATGATGAGAATGTATTTGAGTTATCTGAGTATAGAGATTCAGAAATTAATGAATTTATCGAAAGTTTAACAGTGACACAATTTGAAAAGATATCTGAGTATTTTGATGCAGTACCATCACTTAAACATAAAGTGGAATGGACTTGCCCAAAATGCAAAGAAGAAACTTCAGTAGAATTACAAGGGCTTAACAATTTTTTTTAATGTCCCTTTCGCATGAGAGTATAGTTAATTATTATACAACTAACTTTCAGATGATGCAACACCATAAGTATTCATTGTCGGAGTTAGAAACAATGATACCATGGGAAAGGGAAATATATATCAAGATGCTGTTAAATCACCTTGAAGAAGAAAAGGAACGCCAGAAGGCGCAACAAAATAGGAGATAATTATGGCTAAAGATAACGATAGTAATGAAGTCGAAATTGACCTGGATAAGTATATGGCCCTCATCGAAAAACTCGATGAACAAGAAGACCAAATCAAGGAGATGAAAGAGGATGCAATCGCAGCCAGAAATCAACTTGAACCAAGGAAGAGAACATTTGGAGACTTATTCTTAGATGACAATGATGTGAATGAAAAATCAATTATCGGTTTTATATCATTCTTCTTAATGGTCGTATTTGGCATTACAGATTTAGTGACTGCTCTAGTTTGGGATATGGACCTAAAAGTATCTGAAACAATCTACACATCATTTGTAGTTGTGACATTGGGTGCATTTGGAATATCAGAAGCTGGAAAAGCGTTCGGAAAGTAAAGAAAGGATAAATAGATTATATGCCATTACCAAATCCCAGCGCTAATCATCAAGAAATTCATTCTAGATTACTAGGAGATTCCCTTAGGCATCATGAAGAGACCAACAAGTGGTCTAAGAATACCGATGTCAATACATTCCGTGGTAACATCGAAACCAAACATGGATTTAGTGAATTAAAAGGTAAAATTGCAATCGGCAATAAACTAAAAAAAGAACACATACAACAAGATGGCGAAGAAGCAACTGGTTTAACAAGAGCGCTAAGCGCTCTTGCTGGTCCGTTTGAGAGAATGTTCCAATCTCTTAGGGGTGTAAACTTTAATAAGATGTTTAATGACCTGAAAGAACGAGTTGGTCAATCAGCTGCTCTTATACAAACAGGTGGTGAAAGATTTCATACAGGTGTAAAAGAATTAACAAATGGTATTGGTGCCCTTGGTCCTTTCTTCAATACACTAAAGACAGCAATATTTAAAACTGTTGCTGTGTTCAATATACTTCGTGGTACATTTACAATGCTCTTGGGTATTCTTAGTCCGTTCGGAATATTACTAGGAAAACTCTTAATGATGATACCTGGAGTTTCGAAAGGAGTAGAACTTCTTGGGACATTAAAAGACAAAATTGTAGGCGGCGCCAAATTTGTTGGCGAAAAGGCTACAGGTTTTGGTAGTAAAATAAATCCTCTTGCAAAGGACAGCGCTCAAAGAGATGTAGATAATGCTGAAAAAGATATAGCCGACTTCAACGACAAGGACAATCAAAAGGAAAGAGCATTTGGTAACCAAGTAGCAGACAATACTGTAAACATCTCTGGTCAATCTATACAAGATATAGGTAACTCTGTAGCTAATGAAGGTCAAAGTAATGACCGTTTTGAGATGAGAGAATATGAAGCGAAGATGAAGTTAGAAAAAACACTCGCTGATAAAAAGAACAAACAACAAGAATTATTTAGTAAAAAAAGAGAAAAGGACGAAACTAAGTTTCAGACCGGAAGAAAGCTTCAAGAAGGTCTCTTATTTTTATTGCGAATGGCTCCATACCTTGCCTTAGCAGCAGGTGTCACTTGGGTCATCTCCGAAATGAAAACAACTGGTGAGACTTTTGCTACAGGTATTGCCACAGCACTGCAATTAGTAAAAACTAAGATTACGGATATCTTTAAAGGATTAAGAGCAAGTCTCTCTAAGATGTTCCCTAAACTGGTGCCACCAGCCCCCACAACACCAAAAGGCACAAAGTTAAATAAAGCTGGAAAACTTATTGATGAGAAAACAGGTAAGTTTGTAAAAAATACAGTTGCTAGTTCAACTGATGATGTAGCTAAGAGTGGCGCCAAAGAAATTGCTAAGAAAGCAGGTTCTCAAGTTCTTAAGAAGATACCAATCGCTGGTGCAGTTGCAGAAACAGTTATGGATGCAAATTCTAATGCGAAGAAACTAGACCTCATAACAGCCGCATATGAAAACAAGACACCAGTTATAGATGACGGCAATGGCGGACTAAGACCATTGACTAAAGAAGAATTCGAAGGTGCGATTAAGGCGAACAAGGCGAATGCTGCTGGTTCAGTTGGTAGAGGTGCAGGCGCCCTTGGTGGTGCAGCTGCTGGTGCTGCTATTGGTTCTATTATTCCTGGAGTTGGTACTCTAGTAGGTGGAGTTGTTGGTGGTCTTATTGGTGGTATATGGGGAGGCAGAAAGGGAGACGAAGTAGCTACTAGTATTGCAGGAGATATGTTAGGTGTCGAAGACCCTCAAGGAATGATTGATGCATTGACCTCAAACATAGAAACAAATCTCTCTGGAGACCAACTGGCGAACTTAAAAGCAGACATAGATTCATCTAAAATGGCAGGTGGGGGTGATACTGTAGTTAATAATATTGCAAACAACACCAATGTGAGTAACCAAGAATCAATGCAAGTAAACATGGAATCTGTCAACGACAATCAAATGAGTTATTCTACAACTTAACCTATTCAGGTATAAATCTTTTTTTTCTACTGTATAATGTTTTGTCCGAATGGACTTGTGTAGCACCTTGACTAGGTGTTTCTTTTCTAACTTTTACCTCTGGTTTTTTCTTACCAAAGATTTTCTCCCAATTATCAGCATAGGCTTCTTCGTTTGAGTTCCTTCTCTTAGAACCCTTGCCCCCATGCCAATTACTCATCTTATTTTTCTATAATTACTTTGTGCCTTTCTCTTAGCGTCTAATTTCTTTCTACGCTTAAGGTCTTGATTCTTTTGATTCTTAGTGTCGTTAGGTTTCTCGTGGTACTGTCGTTGTCTAACTTCTTGTACTATCTCTGCCTTATCACATGCTCTTTTAAATCTTCTCAACATGCTATCGAATCCCTCCGACTGTCTGGTTTTAGGATTTAATTTTGGACTAACTTTTGGCATATAATATTCTCTTAAAAAGTGTGAAGTCGCCCCAACGCTTACAGCAACCCGCTCTTCACCGATTATCCCGCTTGTGTTTTGCTGATAACCTTTCCCCTACTTCGATACCCCCATATCCACGGCCGAAGTCTGTAGTTGCAATCACTTCATGCATTATATAATACAACTACACCCTATAAAGAAATTAGCTGTCAGCTAACTTCTTAAAGTAATCCATCGCATCATCTTCTTCTTCAACTTCTGAAGTAGATTCTACTGATGAGATTACAGGTTCTTCTGCTACTGTTTCTTTATTAACTCCAGACCATGGCACTTCTTCCATGTCGTCTGCAATTGATTCAGCAGTAGAATTTGCTACAGCACCTGCAAGACCAAGAACTCTATCGAGTTTCTCTTTAAGTTCTTCATAAGACTTAAACTTACTAGGTGATATAATCTCTGATAGACTCTTTGTAGACATAGCGATATTTTCTAATCTCGCCTCATCTTCAAATAGATTCGCAGGTGAATCAAACTCTGATTTGTCATAGTTCCAGTAGCCGTCTACTTTTCTAATTTTAATCTTAAAGTTCGCACCCTCGCCTCTTAAGTCAAAAGGATTAATAGCAGACTCATCTTCAAATGCTGGAGAGATAGCCTCTTTCAACATTTCAAAAATCTTCTTACCATATCGGTATTGAAATACCTTCCCTTCATTATCAGGATTCTTGGGGTCTGAAACAACAAAGATGTTAGAAACATAATGAAGTCTACGCTTCTGTTTTCTAGCTTGTTCTTTGTTAGCCTCAATTCCTGTGTTCCACAACGATGTGTTGTATTCACTTACAGGGTCTTTTTTACCAATGGTAGTTAAAGACTTTTCGATATACCAACCACCTAGACCTTGGAAACCATGGTCGAAGTAAGATACCCATGGCATCTCATCTCCTTCTGGTGTTGGCAAGAAACGAACTACTGCATAACCATTACCTGATTTATCAAGTTCTGGTTTCCAGAAAGTATCATCTCCGTAGGTTTTTTTATCACCTTGAGCTGGTGATGCAGACTCCATAGCCTGTCTGAGCTTATCTAACGATGTTGACATTGTATTCTCCTATTGTATTCATATCGCATTATATCAAAGACTCTAGGCCTTGACCTAGAATCCATTTATCTTCGACTTTAAATCGAGATAATAATTCATTATACACGATTTGGTCGAATCCTTCAATGGGGTTTTTAAAAAAAACCTTCACTTCAGGATGTTCTATATTTATGTGTTCCATAAGGCTCACAAATTGAGATTGTTGTATTATTCTTACACCATATTCATTATGTTCACTGTAAGTATAAATACCTTGTTTATTGTATACATTCTCTCCACTATCGAATTGTAATGCATCAAACCCTAATAAACATATGTTCTTGTAACCATGATGTACTGCATAACCTAATGCATACATTCCACAATACAAGTTCTTGAGCAATTGATTTTCATATATAACTATGTTATTCGCATAGGCCCGATTATATCCAATCATATATGACCTTGCATCATCTCCGTAATAATTCTCCCCTTGCATCACAAATGCATCATCATCTTCTTTTCTGACTTCGTGTGTCTCACCAGGTAATCCTAACTTTATCATATCCCACATTTCTATGGGTAGTTCGTTCCACTCGGCGACACAAACTTTTCCTTTCTTATAGTATTCTTCTTCAATCATTACTTTCTGAGGATGAACATCATGTACAAAACACATGTCTGGAGAATGTGTTCTATAGATGTAATTCATTCCCCACCACTCTGATAAGGTGTTAAGGTTTACTTTCTCTCTCGATGGTCCATTACCAACCAAGTATAACATGTCTAGGTTGTCTTGCATAGTTTTATAAGTTTTTGTTTATAGTTGTTGATGTTATAATTCATAAATGACTTATACTTATCAATCTTGTTTATTGTGTCTGGATATATCAGTGTTTCTGATATAAGAGTATTCCATTTCTTACTGTATTCAGTCACATCATCTAGTATACACATTGTCTCTAGTGATATGTTCTTACCAAGGAATTGTTTGAGTAGATAGGGGTGTTGTCCGTTTGTGACAGTCAATATCTCCTGTATAGATTTCTTCTTTAATAGATACATCATGTCTTGTTCAAACTGATAAGATAATCTCTGTTGTCTTTTCTTCCAATCTAAGTAGAGTTTCTTAGATTCATTTTCTAGTAAATCACCAACCCATGCATCTTTCAACGATAGGTTGGCAACATAGAAATCAAGTAGTTCACTCTTATATGTTCTCGCCAGTTTGGCAAAGTGATACTTGTCTTTTCGTTTCATGAAGGATGGTAAGTCTGCCTTGACCTTACCATTGTATTTGATGAAGTCATACGATGCTGAATTAAAATGTAATTTAATTCCTAAGTATAACTGATAACTATCAAATCCCTCACGACTCGACATTACTTATTCACTATAATCTTTTTCTTCTTAGGTACTTCTATACCCGAAAATGCAGTTCTATAAGCTTCTTGTACATCTTCATTTGTTTCACAAAGAAATACATAGTTTGCAATGACCATGAATTCAGGATCCACTTTACCTGTCACTGCAACTCCTTTTGCGAACCCCATGCCACCGTTAGGCGCCTGTACTATCATTCGTGGGTTCTCCAGTCTGAGACCATTATCATCGCCTGCAAACTTTCCAATGTATTCACCACTCATGGTTACTACACTTATTAAATCACCTTTTTTCATCCTCTTCTCCTTAATAACGGAACCCATATGGGTTCTCGTATGTTAATGCTTCAGTTGTATCCTTTGCATCTCTTACACACCAATATAATGGTATAAAGTTTAATCCTGGTACTACAAACATTAACTGCCACCAACCACTACGACCTCTGTCGTGTAATCTTCTTGCTGTTAGTGATATACTTTGAACAAGAGTTGCTAACATAAACAATGCTACTAATACTCCACATTCGTTCATTTCGCCAAATGGTTCCAGTATACTCCA